ATGGGATACAACAAATCATTGAGATACAGCCGTCACAACGGCACCACATGCGTCATCGACAATAAACACTTGAAAAGTTTAGGCTCCGTCCTGGGTGATGTTAAACGTAAAGAGGAACTGATCCGCGAAGCGCACTTTGATCCCATCAAGGACATCGCCAACCAGTACATGGTGACCGAGGATCCCTTTCGTGGTCCTGGCAAGAATGTTAAGATCACACTCTTCAAGGAGATTCGCCGAATTCAGCCCGATACCATGAAGCTGGTGTGCAACTGGAGCGGCAAAGAGTTTCTGCGCGAAACCTGGACCCGCTTCATTTCCGAAGAGTTTCCGATCACCACCGACCAGGAAATCATGGACCTGTGGTTCGAACTCCAGCTGAGGCCGATGCAGCCCAACAGGTGCTACAAGTTCACCATGCAATACGCGCTTGCCGCCAACCCCGACTACGTGGCTCACGACGTGATCCGCCAACAAGACCCCTACTACGTGGGTCCCGACAACCGCGAGCGCATCAACCTATCGAAGCGCGGCCTCGCCTTCCCGCTCACCTGTCTCCAGTCGATCTACAACGAGAACTTTGAGGAGTTCTTCGATCAAGTGCTCTGGCCCTACTTCCACCGTCCCCTCGTCTACGTGGGCACCACGTCCGCCGAGATCGAGGAGGTGATGATCGAAGTGGCGCTGCTGTTCAAGATTAAGGAGTTTGCTCCCGATGTGCCATTGTTCACAGGGCCCGCATACTAAGCGACTTTCATTTTTACTTGTATAGAGTGTATGTGTGTAAAATAAAACTAGCGATAAAAAGGTTGTTGTTTTTATTCGAATCACGTGCTCCAATCACTGTTAGGTTCGCTGAGGTCACTCGCCTCTGTGACCTCTCTGCGTTCGTTGAGCTTGTTGCGTAGAGCCACCGCCAACATGTCGGCGGAAGACTTTGGCGGTGGCGGCGGCGGCGGCATGTCACGCGACACCGGCTTGAGCGTCACGCCTTTTTTGATGTCGTCTAGATAATCCGGCTGCGGCGGCGGCGGCGGAGGAACTTGTTTCGGAGGGGCTGGCGGCGTCGGTAACGGTGCTGCTGCTGCTGCTGGTGGTGGTGGCGGCGGCGGCGGCGGTGGCACAAACTCTGTTTCGATAACGTTGCTGGTGTAATCATCCTCCGCGTCCATGACTTGTAGACTGCTTGCTGAATGGGGATCGACGGACATGAAACTGGTGCGTCGGCTGTTGGTTGCTGTCCTGGGTCTGGGGATCGGAGCGTAAACGGGTGTGATGGGTCGATCGAACGCGGCGTGCTTGTCGAACATCTGCAATAGCGTGTAGAGTAGCTCGTCGCATTCTTCGATGGTCAATTGTACGTGCTGTACGTCGGATGCGAGTTTCTTCTTTAAGCCGTAATTGCGGCGCATATGCATAATCGCCTGTCGACCGTCGGCCTGAAATCCCGTGTTTCTGATGAATTCCAACAAGTCCATATCGATGGCGCAGCGCTATCTGAACGATGTCGAAGTGGTGGGGAAACTAAACGAGAGCGAAGACAGTTCTTATGAAAACATTTACCTGATAAAGCACAAAAACGACGACAAGTTGTACGTGCAAAAGATTGTGAACGACGACAGTTTTTTGATATTCGAGCTGCACGTGCACGACATAATGCGCGACAACTCGCACTTTATCAAGTTGTACGACGTGATCCACGTGCCGGGCTGCACGTTTTGGACCATGCAATACGTTCCGGACGGCGATTTGTTCGACCTCATTCGAAACAGCACGTTCCGCATCGACGAGAACAAAACGCGCAAGCTGTTGTTCCAGCTGGTGAACGCCCTGAACGACTTGCACGCCCACCGCATCATTCACAACGACGTCAAGCTCGAGAATCTATTGTACAACCGAAAGAAACACAAAGTGTACATATGCGACTACGGCCTGAGCCACAACATCGACACTCCGTCTTCGTACGACGGCACCTGTGTGTATTTTTCCCCCGAGAAGATTAAGCGGGAGCTGAATCAGGTCTCGTTCGACTGGTGGGCCGTGGGTATAGTGGCGTACGAGATACTGTCGGGCAAATATCCGTACAAGATATTCACAAAGGACGGCGGCGCCGGCGGCAGCAGCAGCAGCATGCGTAAGAAGCTAAGCAGAAGCAGTAGCGCAAACGACGTGGACGAAGTCGAGCCGGAGGAGTTGTTAAAGTACCAGCGTAACAAGCTGCGTAAAATCCGTAGAGTGTCGGCGGTGGCAAACGATTTTGTACAACAAATGCTATGTTTCGATTATACCAAGCGTCTGCACAGTTACAACAGTATTATGAGACATCCTTTCCTAAAAATTTGATTGTATTTTGTGTTAATAAACAGCTATAGCAAAATAATTTGTATTTTATTGGTATCGTGTGTGTGTGTGTGTGTGTGTGTGTGGGAAAGGGTAAAAAGACGTTTTATAATATAAACAAACATGTTATGTTTAATAATTTATTAACAAAAATAAAAAATATAGGATAACATAGTTGAGTATTACAAAAATAAAAGGATAACAGTATAGATTATTATACAAAGCTACAAGGTTAACAGTATAGTAACAAGGTTAACAATATAGTAACAACCGCCTATCTCAACATCAATCGGTCCATGCCATAGAAATTTCTGCTGTAATCATACTCGCCATCGTCGGTGTCGGAGTTGTCTTCGGTATCGGAGTCTATTTTACACAAAAAACACTGATTCCTGATGGATGTGACAAAGAAAAGGCTTCGACACGTAGCGCACCGACTGTACGAATGGAAAGGGTCTTCTTCGTCGTTTACGTTGTCAATCCTGTTATGAATCCTAGACATGGCCTTCATAGTCTCTAAAGGTGTCATTGTAACGGATGAGTTTGGTTTTCCTACCGCCGCTCGGGGTAGCGAAATAACTACGTTGGTTCGGTTCATACCTCCGTGCGTCTCTCTGCCGATCAAACTCCGGAACACGTTGACGGGTTTGTTCAGGTAGCCGTGACACTCGAACGTACACGTTTGCGTAGCGATAGAAACCTTTCGCAGAGCTGGTGCTGGTAGAGGCGGTAGTTGGACGGCTGCGGCGCGTTTGTTGCTGTCGGGCAGTTGGTAGAAGTGCTCTTCGTACAACCTAATCTCCTCATCGTCGTACGACCGGCCTGCGTCTTGTCTCCTTACGTCGCACACGAAGATTGCGAAGTGACTGGTTTCCTCTTGGTCCATATAGCTACCGGAGATAGCTATGGTTAACGTTTTCTTGTATGTGTGATCCCGCAGACCTATTATTTGTTTGATAGAAATCGACGGGGTGCACCATTGGGTGTGAACGAAATAAAGCCTCCCGTGCTCGTCTCGGACGGGTAAGTTCATTTGTTTGACGTGGCAGACAAAAAACGACGCGTGCTTGGCTTTGTACATACACCAGATGTGCTCGTACATACCCAAATGTTTTATAACATTAACGAACGATATTAGATTCGCTTCCAAAGGCTCAACACTGGTACCGACACTGACACTCATTATAAAGGTTTCACCGGTAAAGGAAAGGCTAGGCAGATGATGAGTTCACCGGTAAATTAATGAAGTATTGAATTTTCAGCCAAGCTATTTATACAGGTCGATAAGATAAAAGATTAGGTACGATAAGATAATTTAATACTGGATTAAATATAACTTAATACTTTCGATAAGATAAAAATAGGATAAGATAGTGTCCTGAATACTGTGTTGATAAGACAAAGAAAATGAAAAGGTAATATAAGGTATTTTGTAAAATGAGTCAGAATATTCTCGTGCTGATCCGTAACGAAGTGCAGGCGGTGTCTGAGAAACTGGACAATTTGGCCAGTAATTTGCCCAACGTGGACGAGTTGAACGAGAAGCTGGACGCGCAGGCTGCTGCGGTGCAAGCGGTTCAGTCTGACGTCACAGCCTCAAACAATAAATTGGACAATATAATTACTATCCTAAACCCAAGCGTCGATAAGCCTGTAAATGGTAATACTAACAAAGCGAAAAAGTAATTGTCTCACAAAGCGCCTAGGACTAGACGAATAGCTTTGTCGTATAGAACGTAAGAGGTGATGAGACTTTCGTGATCGGTCAAATGTTGCAGTTGCGACGCTTCGCGTATGAGCCTGTCGACTGTTTCGCCGATGCGTTCGGCGCCGGGTCTGCCGCAAATGTAGTACTGTCTGCACACCTTCATGTAGACGTCCAACGAGTCTTGTACGCGTTGCTGTAAGTAACGTGTAATTTTTTTTGCCCCGGATGCTCGGCTTCGACCAGAGTGTGAGCGGCCCTCGCCAGCACCCTTTCCATAGCGCTCTGATTGCCGAAAGTGCTTGTGTTTAATATTTGTATGACGCCGTCCAGATTGACGTAGCATTCGTCGTGTTTGAGCAGCCTCGTCGTCGTATTTAGCCCGTCCGTGACAAAGACGTGTTCATTTCGCATCTTAACACAGAGGCGAGTGGGGCAGAGCGATTTCTTGTCGACCGCTTCGAAGTCGGCCAGCACCATCAGCTGTAGCAGATCGTCGAAATTGTAGTACACGTTGTCGGCGTCGTAGCACAGCGAGAGCATGGCCACGATCGCAAATCTTAATGTCGATTTGGATTTTGGCGAGCAAGAGATGTGGACGAAAATTTGCGAAATGTTCACGTATCTGTCACGCGTGGACGACATGGACGAGGAGCAATGGCGCACCGTCAGGGTGCTGAGCGACGGTTTCGTGGCGCTGATGAACGAGTCGAACAAGCGCAAGGTTTTAGGGTGTATAAACGATTTGTTGAGCGCGTACGTCGAGCGCAACCAACGGTACAGTGAGATAGTGTGAATAAAAGTGTATAAATATTATTCTGTTATTTTTATTTCTATCAATACGACACTTTAGTAAACTTGAGTTTGTGATGCGGTTCTACGTCCTTGGCGAGCTTGTTGAAATCTCTCTGGTGTAGAATGTATCGCATGACGAGTTTGACGGTTTCGATGTGCATCTTCTTGAGTTTCTGGTTGTGCATGTAATGAAAGGTGACGACGAAATGCTCGCCCCACGCCGCGTTTTGTATAATGTTTAATAGGTCGAATTTTTTCGTCTCCGCCTTGTCGAACACCATACTGTTCACCCAGACGTGTGTGTGTTTCATTTTGAAACAGTTCAATCGGTAGTGTTCCTTGCCTGTGAATGGCGCGCGTGTATGCAACAGCACGTTTGCGTTAGGGCTCAGTTTCGAGGTGCGCATAAACTCTTCGATTTCGATCTCGGTGCTGTCGAATGTCTTGAGGTGTAACAGCGACGGGGTGGGATTGGTAAAGGCGGTCCTCACAATAGAGCTGAACAGCCATTTTACTTGCGACACGACATCGTTGTATACGTTGCTGCTCGTGGTGAAATACATGCTGTCGTGGAACTCTTTGATGTAGCGCGAATGCACGTAGCTCTTGTCGTGCCTGTAGCTGAGACCGTCGCTCGCCCTAAACAGGTGCTGTATACTCGTCGTCTTGACGCTTTTCGTTCGCACCACCTTGTCGGGAGTGCTGTTCTTCTTCCAATTGTAATTCTTCTTCATGTGCGCCAACAGCCGATGCGTGACAAACAACGGCAACGACAGATGCAACGCGTCAATCTGTTCGGTGGACAGAGTCAACAGATTGATAGAATGAAAGATCATTATCAGTTGACTGTGAATGGTTTGGTTGTTGTCGGTTTTTAGCTTCAGAAGGTAGCCGATCGAGTTAAAGTCCTTGTTTTTTTGCACGTCTTCCTGCGGGTGTAGGCGGGGTGGTACTTTGTTGTGTTCCAAGCAAGCGACGGTGATGTAGAGTTTGACCGAATTGATGTGTATCTCGTAGGTGGCTCCGTATTTTTTGTGGTACTTGTCCTTGTAGACCGACGAGCCGAACCGAATGTTTTTCACGTACTCCACACTCCTGTGGCATATGACCATATGATTGCTGGTGGTGGTGTACAAGGAGAGCCAACGGGTGATGCTGGAGTCTGCCACTGGCCACGAAGTCGTCGTGCAGTGGGCGATTGGTATCGGTGCTGGTGGCGGAGACGACATACGCGTCGGTAAGATAAATTTGCGTTTATTAAACGGGAGCGCCTTGTCGGGAAGCATAAACTTTTTCTTCTTGTGAGGCGACACCACGTAATCCGAATCGTTGTCGTCCGACTGCTCTCCGTCCTGCTGCTGCTGATCTTCTTCAAAATCATCGTCATCGTTTTCGCTGTGTCCATCGAGCAGTGTGATCGGTTTTGTGTCGTCCTCGATCGTTTCGACTATAAGTTGGCTGCAGATACCGGATTTGGTGCTGAATTCGATCTCCATACCAACTGTGAACAGACAAAAAAAAGATGCTGAGTCTAGGCAAAGCCAACGCGAGCGACGTAGATTCGCTAACGTTTCAAATAGCGTTCGGCTACGATGCTTGCTTACAATTTAAATATGCGATAACGGCGCCTCCCAAACAACCGAAATGGTCGAAGGCCGTCAGCGGAATAGACTCGACCCAGCCGTTGGCGTTTAATTTATGTCCGGCGGCCATGTGTAAGATAAAAAACAGTTATGTTATCAGCGTGTTTCGACTACCGTACTTGTACCCGCAACTGGTGAAAGAGGCGCCGATGACGGTGGCAAAAGTGTTCACAAGACACGACGCTCCCGAGATTTGGTACGTGTTGGGGGTTCGCAAGAATTTCGAGTCGCCAAAGACCGCCCAAACCAAAGGAGTGCTGACCGCGCAAGGAACGTACGAGAAGGAGCTGTTTAGTCTGAGCGGTAACCTACCTCGAGAGTTTGTCGCGGCCCTCAAGTCGACTCGTGTCCGAAACGTTCACAGCTTACACAGCCTCACCACAAACACGCCTCTGGTGCTCGTGAATAATACACCCGTACAGTTATTACAGCGCGTCCACACTGAACGACGCCTAAATTAATAATGATACCGTTATTATCATCAAAGCAGTAGACGGCGCGCCAACCGGGCGTAGCACCCTTGAACTTCGTCCACGATAGGCACGCACGAGCTTTTATCGGGATCGAACTCGTGGCCGTGGTCACAATACAATTTGACACCCTGAGGGCACGAATAATATGCGTCACACTCGAACGGGTCCGACGTCAGGCCGTAGTAGCCGTTGACGCAGACTCGATCGACGAGCCACTGTTGCCGCTGCAGGTTTCTGAGGCCGTGGAAAATCATGATTTTGACGACGACCAACACCACGAACACAACCGTCGGGAACGTGAATATGTCCATAGCTTAGTTTTACAACGCTCGTGTGGTGGTGGCTGTGGTGACGACTGGGTTGTTGCGCATGGTGGTGTTGAGCGGATTGAACATGTTGTTTCGAGGCGCGTTTCTCGCGTCCATACTCGTCGAGCTGTCCGCGCTGCTCATGTTGATGAGTAGCAATAATAAAATGATGATAACGAGCACAACCAGAATGGTCATTAGCAGGTTGGGATTGAGCACGCCCAGTCTCGAGCCCACGCTACCCTCGGGTCCTCGGAAAGTGTCCATTGTTTATGGTCGGATCGGGTGTACGAATAAATTTAGGATAGTATTCTTCACCCAGTTGTTGTTCAAATCCTCCAATGTGTGAGAACTTAAATTATCTCTTACTAATAAATTTTTATCGAGACGCACCACGATAAACACTGGCACGCCGTTTTCGTTGATCTGCGATTCTTCTAAATAATAATCTCCGCCGATCCTGTAGTAGTTTCCAGCGTCGACGGCACGCTTGGTCTTTACGAACATGGTCAGATCTTTGGCAGGGTCGAAGTTGAGCACTTTGGTGGCGCCGAAAAACACCTGGTTGGCTAGTAGCAACAGCCCCAGTTTGGGCGCGTAGGCCGCGTTGAGGGTGTGTCGTATTTGGTAATAATCGTCCGGTATGAAGAGGTAGTGAGCGCTGGGCATCGAAGGGTAGACGTTGGCCTCGTTGACGTAAACGAGCGCCTTGCGGTATTTGTGGGGCGCGTACCTGTCGAGGACGACCTCGTGGGCGACGCTGGCCACGTCTGTTTTGTGGAAGCGATGCACGATTTTGTACAGGGACGTGGTGGACACGTAGTGTGCGACCAGCTCTTCGAGTAGTTCCGTATCGAAGTTGTCCGCGTCGAAAATGTAGTCGCGCTGAATGAATCTGACGTAGGCGCTCTTGGTGTTCAGCTCCTGCTGGACGGCGTCAAAGACTCGGTTCATGTTGTTGGTGACGAGCGTTTTGGTGGTGATGGTGTAGTTGTGGTTCGTGATCAAAGGCGTGCCCTTGTAGAAGTTCTTCAGGACACCGCCGCTCGGCGCTGAGATGTTTTGGTCTGTGAAGACCTTGGACATTTCGTCGCCGATGAGGTACAGCCGCAGCATGGTTCTGTCGACTCCGTCCGCGCCGGACGAGCACACGCGTAGCCCGCACCAGTCGAGATAGGGTCCGGCGAACACGTAGCCCACGCAGCCGTCGTGTACAACGTGGTTCTTGTCGACGACAACACCCCGCAACCGCTCGCCCATCACGTCTCGCACGATCTTCATGAGCCACTTCTGTTGCACGGGATCGTGCACGAACAGATTGGTGGCGTAGACGGCGGTGTTCTTCCTAAGATACACGTCGTTGCTGTGTCTGACGATGTCGAGTTCCTGATCGCGCAAGCACTGGAAGCGAAACTGCGGTTTGACGTATTTAAAGACGTCCGCCGTGGCGTCGCCGACCAGGCCTTGCAGCCGCATGCCGCTCAGATAGTCCACGTAGCGCACCATATCCTCGTCGGTGGGCGAGCTCAAGTACTGCTTGACGTCGTCCGGTAAACCTTCAAGCACATCGTTGCTGGCATCGAAATACGTGGCTATAAACACAAACTTGAAGCTGTCTTCGTTGAGAACCATTATTGTTTCTTACTCTTTTGTTTATTTTTTACGCCACGTCAGCTCTTGGTCTCTGTAGTGCGACCGCACCGTGTCCAGAAGGTCTGCGGGCGCGTTGTCTCTTTTGTAGCGAAACTTTGTGGCGTTTCTGCATACGGGACACTCGACCTTAACATCGCTCGCCTTCACGAAGCACTCGTAGCAGAAATGGTGTCCGCACTCGGTGGTCATGGTGTGCCTGGACCCGCAGACCGCGCAATCGTGCGGGTTCGAGGCGCACGCCTGGTACAGCCTGGCGGCGTACTCTTTGCTGTGTCGGATCGCCTCGGACAGCTTGATAATGTTGGCGACAGTTTCGTCGATCACGTCCGTGCACAACAAAAGGTCTGTGCAGCAGGCGACGTCGTAATTGAACGAGTCGGACATGCGATGGACGGGTTGTGCGATGAGTTTGCCGAGACAGAAACTGGCGCCCATCTCCTCGATCACCACGCACGCCTGGTAGCACTTGACTCGAACGTCGGCGACGCATCGTTCGTAGATCACAAACCCGTTGGCGTCCTGTTCCGCCAGCTCGAGGAGAGTCTTTGCGGTGAGGTTCAGCAGAAGGATGGTCTCGACGGTGACGGGTAGCACGGCGAGGTCGTCGGGCAAGGCGCAATAATATTTGAGGAAAAAAAATTCTTGAACCACACTCCACGGAGATTTGACGTCCATTTGTGTGGTGGGACGCGGCGCCTACGTTTTTGGTTTGTTCAGCGATTTGATAACCACGTACATGATAAAAAGCAACAGCACCACTCCGCCGACCACTATGAGTATAGTAAAAAAATTATCGGATAAACTGTTGAGGCCTTTCGAGGAGTTGGTGAGGAGACCGTTGTCGCCGAGCAGGCCGTCGAGGCCGAGATCGCCGATCAGGTCGGCCAAGTCGTAGGGTTCGACGCACTGTATGATCTCGTTGGTGTTGAGTAAGCTGACGTCGTAGTATGCACGAGAATCGATCGGCGCGTAGGGGTCGCTGGCGCGGCACACCGTTTGCTCCGCTATCGTGTTATGCCCCTCGCAGACTGTTAGTAGCTCTTGGTCGGTGAGGATAGGATCTCGCCAGCCGGGATTGTGCGGATCGACGCACACAAATTCTGCTATTTGCTGAAAATTCATGCCGCACGACCTGCCCCTCAGGATACACCCTTCGATGGTGTCGAAGCTGTTGGCGCCGTTGTTGCCGCGGTACCACCACGACCCGCCCGTTCGATTCATGGCGTCGACAATGGAGCCCACCATGTCGGCGACGTTGACCACTAAATAGATGGTGGCACCGGTGATGCCTACAACGCCGGCGGTCTTGAGGTACTGCGTGAGGCGGGGGTTCTTGTCGAGCGCCTGCTGGACGCCTTCGCGCGACCTGGTCGCCGTTTCTGGGTTGTTGTTGCGCACCGCATCCTGCCTCGTCGACAGGCTGTTCAACGTGGCATCGGGCACGTTATCGATCTGGCGCAGGTTGCCGAGCGTGTTGATCTGGCTGTCCGTAGCGCCAGGGAACATCTGCTTCATGGCGGGCACATCGTTGTTACGCATGACTCTGTTGACAGTCGAGTTGCTGGTAAAGTTGGTGGGGTCACCGTATCCGGGTAGATACATGTTGTTGCTAGTCGGCACATTGGTAGGGTTTTGTAGGAGATTGAACCCGCTGGGAATGTCGTTTCGGATGAGACTCGCGTGGTCCGCTATAAAACCGCTGGGGCTGTTGTATACACGGTTAGTACGTCTTAAACCGCGGTAAAAATTCGACATTTCTTAGATAATGGACGCCAATTTTAATAAATTTAACTCGAGTTATCACCAAATGCCCGTGACCGCGCAACTGGATCGGATAAACAATATTAAGCGTCAAATCGTTAGGGTCACAACGCATCACGAAAGATTGGCGCGCATCGAGAAGCATCCGCAGGCCACGGAGAATAAACTGCGCGTCCTGCGCGAAACGTTTCTGTTGACGATAACTGATATGTTGTGATGATAAGAATATAGATAGTAGCTGCCTACTACCTATATAAACATCGAGTGTCGAGAGATTGTGATCATTCAAACTATGTACGCCAGCAAGATATCACGCTCCTCCAGAACCTGTTTCCAGTGTTCGGAGCCCTACAACCGCCACCACGAGTGTAATGTGCCGAAGAAATGTTCCCGGTGCGGGGAGCACGATCCGAAACACGAGTGTATCGGGTATGACGCGTACTGCGACGTGTGCGACCGCCGGGGTCACGTCACCAGTATGTGTTTTCATTCGCGCCGCGTCCAGACCGAGCTACGACACTACCACAACGGCAAACTGTTCAAGATCAACGAGGGTAAGCTGACGGCGCATCGCAACGGCAAGGTGGTGTTCAACGTGGACCTGGATCTGGTGGCGGAATTGGCTCTCGAGTTAAACATTGATAAGATTGAAAAGAAACTAAAAGACTTGTGTTGATTAACTTGTGTGTGCGTACGATATAATCTTGTAATAATAATAAATTGATGTGTTAAACGACTATTGGATTATTTTGCCCCACGACCAGATCGTAAATTTTGTTTATTTTTTGGTCGATCACCTCTATTTCCGCGTAACCTCTAATGTCGTAGACGGCCTCGTTTACGAAAATGTTGCCAAAGTTGTGCATGGTATGCGACAGCTCGAACTTGGGTTGATTGTGGTGATGATGGCGCCTCGAGCTGCGCCTGCTGCACGAAGGGGAGGAGGACCTGCGACGACGGCGGCACGAAGACGAGGACCGTCGTCGGCGTCCCGACCCGCACTGACTCTTGCGCCTGCCGCACAGCTGGTCTTCGACCGGGGTGTTATAGTAGTATGTGCACGGTGTAGGGGGTGGTAGGCATGGAGGCGGCGGCGGTATGCACGGCGGTGGGACGACTTCGCACTCTTTGGTCTTGGCGATGAGCAAGCGCACGCCCAGCGACGCGATGAAATGTTTGTCGCTGTTCACTTCCGGTTCCAAGTCTTTCCAAACCGCCTTCAGGCATCTGGGTAATTGCTTGAGAGCTTGGCAAGCGCTGAGACAGAGCACGGAGCAAACACCGTCGATGTCGAACCATTCCACGCAGTCGAGCAGAAGGCAAATAATGTCTGTACCTTCGAACGGTTTAATGTACGCCCTGGACTCGGCGGGTATTGTAGCCATTTTGTATTAAATTAATATCTTATCAAACAACACACTAAACGAACAGCGTGTCGTTGTTTGTGGGCGGGCGGGTCGTGTCGAGTAGGTTGATGATTTCCGTTTCCTTGCGGCTGATGCAGCACAGCAACCCGTCGCGTCGTAGTTCGCACAGCACGTCGGTGAGGAAGATGTTCGCAAACGCGTCCACGCACTGCGGAATGGTATAATCGTAGGACGCGGAATTGTCTACGACGCAACCGCGTGTTATCAGTCGGCACGCCAACAGCGCCACGCCCAGCGCCGTCACGTACAGCTTGTTGCTGTCGGTGCATTCGCACAGATGCTTAAGGTGGCGCTTTTCGCTCTCGGGCAGTGCGACGAGCGCTTGCGGCGAGAGGTGCAGGATTTTCAGCGTTTCGTCGGCGCCCACCCACAGCATCATGTCGTTAAATAGCAAAGGGACTGGGATGTCGTCGAAATATTTTACGAATCCCCGGGAATATTGTTGTTGTCTTGTCATTTTGTGATTATCTTAAAAGTTAAACCCTCACTTGGACGTTTGATTTTTGCAAGACCTTGGTGAAGCCATCGTTAAAATTGTTAAGACGTTTCACTTCGCTGTCGAGAGAGCCCAAACGTTTGTAAATATCGCTCACCAGCGACTTGTCTTGTGCGGGTTCTTCGTTATTAGCCTTGTTAGCGTTGTCGTCTCCGTTGAGCGGCTGCAGGATGCTGAGTATGAGCTGAACGTCGGCGCTAATTGTGTTGAGGGCGGCTGTATTGGCCGCCACGGCCGTCTCCAAAGCGGCAAGACCGTTGGCTATGTTGGCCACTTCGCTGACGAGACCGGCGATACTGTCGACAAGACCGGCGACGCTGGCCAGCAGACTGCCGACGTTCGTCTCTAGCGAGTCGAGGCGGGTGTTTATCAACCCAATGTTGTTGTTGATCGCTTCAACGCTGACGCTCAGGCTGACGAGGGTGGTGTTGATGTTGTCGATCTGCGTGGTCAGATTGGCGACGGCTGTCAAGAGGCCGGCCACGTCGGTGGACAGTGTGGTGATCTCGGCGAGGATCGTGTTCACCGTGGTGGTGAGTGCCGCCACTTGAGCGAGCAGCGCCTGCAGCTCGGCAAGCACCTCGGTCAGGTCGCACGTGCCGCCCCCGCCGCCGTTGGCCAGAATTTGTTGCACGTCGGCCAGAATGGCCTGTAGGACGGCGCCCTGATTCTGTAGCGTCTGCAGAATTTGCGAGAGCACGTCGCAGTTGTTGCCGGGGCCGGGCGGCGGGCATGGGCCGCAACCCGTCTGTCTGCCGGGCGGGATCATGCACAACGGGTTGGTGGCGTTGCACGGCGTCGGGTCGGCGATGTATTGCGCGATCAGGTCGAACATGCGTTTGAAGCGCGCCCAGTTGCACAGCTTTGTCTTTCCAAAGTAGACGGCGAAGCCGACCTCTGTGGTGAAGAGTTTGTTGGGTGGGAACGTGACGTCACCAGGGGCCAAATCCTGCCATAGCTTGGTTTCGCTGCGCGGAAACTCGTCGGCGTGCGTCATACTGTGACCGAGTATGTTCAAAAGTTCTTTAACACCCACATAAGGTTTGTCGGTGACGACTCCGCTCCAAAAGACTGGCACGTCCGTGCCATCTACGCGCGTGGAAAATATCAGTCGAGACGTCATGATGTTGATGTGAAATTATCTTAATAAATGTGAGATATTTATCAGTGGTAGGATAGAAGAGGAGGACTGAATGAAAAATTGTGTCAAAAAAATGTGTCTATTTCGTATTGTCACAGGGTTGTTTATTTTCGATGGGCGACGTAACTAAAGGGGTCGGCATGAAATTAAAGATGTAACTGTTGAAACTGTTCCGTATGCAGCCCACCACCTGCTCCGGCGTGTACACTTTGTCCGCGTTTTCGAACGAGATGTGAGGTTTTTTCGGCGTGAGCTCGGCTTGCGTCTCGTCGATCAAATTTTGAATGATTTTGCCCAGCTTATCTTTGGCCTCCACCGAAGACGACAGACACCTGTTCACCGCGTCCCGTTCGCTTTCGAACCGATACGATTCGAAGCGAGCGATATCCTCTGCGTCCTTTTTCAAGTTATGCTCGCACATGATCACATCCTCCCTGTATTTTTCTCGCAACTCCTCCTCGTTCAGCACCTCCACTTCCGTTTTACTGCTGTTGACGAAACGAAACCCGTAGCACAGGCACGGGTACAGGTTGCGGATTTTGACCCACAGCGTCACCGGATTGGGACACTTGATCTGCAAATACTTTTCCGAATCCTTCAGCCACCCGTATCGCTTCGAATTGGTCGACTTGTCGGGATTCTGCCTGAACTTTTTCGCCATCTTGTCGCACTGCTGCACGTCGCCGAACTGGCTACGTTTCACGCGGATGCGTTTGCGCCCGTTGACGGTGCGGTCGTAACACGTCACATAGTGCTCCTTCTCCGGCTGGTTGGCGATCGAAGGCACCAAGCGGTCGCTCGCCAAACTCATACAGTCGCGCATCTCTTCGTTCTGCTTGATGTTGTCGCGAGCCAGCAGAGTGCTGATTCCATACTGCATCATCGTCATATTCGCCTTGACCGTCAAGTCTTTCATCTCCATCTGGAGTCGGAATTCGCGCTCTTTGAACTCTAAAATTTGACGCTCGTAGTTTTGCTTTATCTGGGCTATCGTCGTGTCGGCTTGGGTCAGCTTCATGTCGGCTTGGTTCAGCTTCAATTCTAATTGCAAGCACTTTATTTGCGCCTCAGCCAGCTTCTTGTCGTAGTTTGCAACAGAGGTAGGCTTATGTTCGATGCAGTACTTGCCAGTCTTCCTCAGCTCAGGCAGCACCTCTTCAAACAGCCAACGCTGAAACTCCTCGGCGGCAGGAAGTTTGGACCTCATTATCAAGGCACACACTCCAGCCTCACTGATAAACACTGTATGTGGGTGCCAGTTTGCTGGTAATTGAACTGGTGCAACATAAGAGCCCTGATTCAGGGCGCTCATTATCGCTTCCCAATTCTTACGCCAAGCCGGTTTGACGTGTTGTAAAATAGCATTTCTAGGTTTCGTATAACCCAAAAATTGAGCAATTCCGTGTGCTCCGTACATAAACTTGTCAGATTCAACCTCAACTATCCAGACGTCACAAGTCACTCCGCCAATATTACACTTTTTATTCACGAGAGCCATTGCGTAAAGTGTGATTTGGTAAGACGTTCAACACAAACTGAGATGAAAGCATCGCAGCATCCCCTTTTTAGAATCTATTATCAAGACGTACACTCCGGTTTTTTGTAGTGCGTATGCTGAGTGTAAGAAAGTATACTTATTAAACCCCAAGCGGTCTCATTGGCCCGCGCTGCTATTGTTTTACAATTGTGTCTCGTTTTGCGGGCGGTTAATGGTCGTGACGTCATAAAGTCGATAATCTCTTTTGATAACACTTAATCTTTGATAACACTTATCTTTGATAACACTTATCTTTGATAACACTTATCTTTGATAACACTTATCTTTGATAACAATGTTATAAAAACAAAGGTTTATTAAGACAATGGACACTTGTATAAGCAAGCGCCTAGTAGGTAAACGGTATAATTATGTATCAGCCCGCGTATTTAGTGGCTATCGATGGAGCTTCAAGTGTGTTGAGGTATAAATTTATGGAGGCGTTACAAGAAAAAGGTGATAATGTAGTGGTGCACATTGTTAAACAGTTTCAAAGCGATCTGGACGAAGTGTTGCTGAACATCGACGAGAACGCCGCGCTGCTGTACGCTCGCCGGATCAAACACGACGAACAGTTCCTGAACTCTATCGGTACGGTCAATGTGTTTAACAGAATGCCAGCATCTGTTTTTGTGTATCAACTGCTGGGATGCGCGAGTGGTTTAGAAAAGAAACTAGGTGGGGTGATTTACTCTTTAAAAAAAAATAATATCTGTGAAAATTATAAGTGTTTCATTCTTTTGGACAAACATAGGCACTCGTACCAGGGACTGAATAAGGCGCAGAACGACATCTACGAGCGGTTGGTGCGTGAATTTAGGGAGGAGTGCGTTGTTTTTGAAATCGACGACGATGCGAATCACGAAGAACAGGTTGGTAGATTTGTGCGACTGTTCAACATGGAGCGTTACAATTGGAAATCGGTGAGAACGTGTCATATCTACAGACATAACTTCCCTCGAACCACACGCCTGGTGGCCGGTTTCGACTTGTACAATACGCTGATAATGACGCGCAGCCGCCGCTTGTTTCCTGAGAACCGTTCCGATTGGGAGTTCAAATACAACAAAGTGGTGATTCAGCACAAGCTTAGGCGGTTGCTGTACGCCGGTTTCATGTTGGTTGTGTTCACTAATCAAAACGGCATTCGGTGTGGACACGTCAGCCTTCAGGATATGTATACAATGATCCACGAAATAATGCACGAACTAAATCTACCTATTACAGTGTTGATGGCTACTTCTCGTGATTATTTCCGGAAACCTCATACCGGCATGATGGACCTGATTGTGGAAAAGATGCCAGTCGATGTATCGCGTAGCAGATGGATTTTTGTAGGCGACAATTCCCACGGGACTTCTTTTAATGATTCCGATTTTGCTGAAGCCACTGGAATGCTCTATGTACATGACTCTAATTTTTTCAATCTTAATGTAATGTTTGAATAGTATCAATGTATGAAAATATGTATAAGTAATAGTATGTACTAAATCTTATAATGGCGACTAAAAATAAACAATTTTTTATTAAATCTAGTTTGATTTCTCTGTCACACACACACACACACGCACACGTTGACGTCACACGTAGTTAACAACAAGAGTTCTAAAGCCAATTACTTAACACAAATTATATGACGTCATAGACTCTCTAGTACTCAATTAAACGCAATAAGGTTCAAATTCAATTTTAACTATAAACTGTTTGTGTTAAAACAAGCAAGTGACAAAACTTATATGACGTCATGAGTATAAGTACCTATCTAAACCCGCAAAACGAGACACAATTGTAAGACGCGGTCTCCACAATATCCTACAAGTAGAGTTTTAACTATAACGTCATAAAAGCAGTACTCTTATAATTATGGATATATGCAGAGTTCGGACTCTATTACATAATATAATAAATTACGTCATAAAAGCAGTACTTTTATAATCCTGGATATTGCAGAGTCCGGACTCTATTACATAATATAATATGACAGACTTTATTAAATTGTTACTGTTACAATTATAAGCATACATGCATGATGAAATTGCAATGCCCACCAGGGCCGCTTAATCTAAGAACTGATATCCTCTGTTAGAGTTTTATTTATGTACACATAGTCAGCAATAAAGAATTTGAATAGCAAGTAGGTACCTTGATGAATGAGTGTGTTGTGTATGAGTGTATTGTGTATGAGTGTGTTGTGTTGTGTATGATGGGGAAACAGGGTTGTTAACATAAAACATAAACTATATACAAGTGTTTATTATGTCATAGCGATTTATTATACTAAAATTACACATTACATCTTTTTAACATTGCTTTACACTTAGCCAATAGAATGGCACTAACTTTAGAGTACTTTTGGTTCTTATCGGGATGATATTTAAATAACAAACGACGCAATTGAGACCTGTTATAAACGTCACGTTTAAAAATGTAGTGTTTAATAAACGCCAAGTCCTCATCATCAAAGATATTAACATTCTTTTGTAGTGTTAAGTAATGTGATTTTACTTGGAAACCTAACCATGGTGCATAGTCGGGTAACAGGTTTTTGATTTTAGAATACGAATACTGACCCCCAGTGCGCTTTGGAAACAACTGAGGTTCGAAAAACTGTTCAAACGTATTTTCAGAGTCGGTAACAAATTTAAAGAACTCTGAATCTTCAGACGTATTAGTCGCGTATTTAATTTTATAGTAAAATCCACATTTATCGTTAAAGTAAGGTTTATCGTCATAAGTAAATATGGATGGGTCAGGACGTTTGCTTTTAGAAGACGTCTTGTCATGTAGATAATAATACATTTGTAAAAAGCTTTGTAAATCGTCAATGTACTTTTTAAATTGACCAGTCACAGTCAGACGGGTCATAACGGACTTATGCAGCGCTAATAAACTTTGAATTATAGCTTGTATACATACAGTGTCACGATACAACAAGGCAAGTAAATAGTGCGAGTTTTGCAAACTGTTAACACCTTTGTTGCGAAAAATCCGAGCGTCTTCAAATAGGAAGAGTTGATACACGTTGCGCAGCATTTTGTACTCTTGCATAGGCGGGTCTGACGTAAGCTGGATACGGGTCAACACCAAGATTGAGGCGTAGGACTTGTAGTAAATCTGTGAAAAAAAAACCCACAATTTAATATGACGTCACGCAATAATTATTTCTGGTAGGATAAATAGTAATACTAACGTATGCTTGCAGTGTGAAGTCTTTTCGCACATGTAGCGAATTTCGCCTAAAACGAATGGGTCAAAGATGTGATAGGGCCCGGACTTGGATGTGTTCAGGTTGACACAGTGGCCTGCGATGGCTTCGGTGAAGTAGCGAGTGTACTGAGACTTGTGGTTAACATAACACTCGTACATAACCGAAAAGGCTTGCTTATGCAGTAGTAAGTTTTTCTTTCTGGCAATATACTTGGTACTGCCTTGGTATATTGCTACACGCGATCCCCGGAACACAATAATGACTATGGATTTTCTAACTCTGTTCATTGGCAGCACTTCGTTGAGCATCGCCTTTACAGAGCATGCAGACAGACTAACGGGAGAATAACCCAAGTCGGGACTGTTGAGTACCGTATGAAATTCCTACAACAAAACAGGGTACAAATAGCAAAAAAAATAGTGTATGACAAGATAATTAATTAATTAAAGAATCACTCACCACTTTGTCGGTAGCGTTCATCTTGAAGCGGCTGCTGGCTGGTTCTGGGTGGATGCTGGATGCTTGCGGTGCGGCTGTAGCAGAAGCAATGAGCTCTTCATTTAGAAGCTTCGTATTTATACCCGTCTGTTATCTCTTATCTACATGTGTGTGTGTGTAGTAACGCGACCTTATCTACGACGTTATCTACAAAGTTATCTATGTATGTGTGCGCATGTGTGTTATCTTATCAGCCACTTATTTTCTAGAAGAAAAAAGTTCAAAGTGGTGAACGATGGCGCACGCTTGTATACAGTGCAGACTATGATGGGTAAATTGTGTGCAGTATGCACAAAACACGTCACAATACGGGTCCACGTAAACAGTGGAATTTTTTCGAGTCGAAAAAATTTAAATTAAAAATCGACCCGTGTGAACTGCGCGATAAGCGGCAAGCAAAAACAAACGCGGTGGTCCTGTTATATATTTAGTTAAACTATACCCTTTCTAACCTTTACGTAACCTCTGAGATAAGACTAGTCGCCTCGCGCGTCGGGCGGTCCTGTTTAATATTTACCACAACTCTAACCCCTAGGACCTCAAGCGACCTATCAGATATACTATCGCTAACAAACAAAGCGGGTGGTCTTGTTTAATATTTTTAACTAAGACACGACCCACTGATATAATCACCTGACCCTGTTTAATATTTACCCGGTAACTGCCTACGTGACTGATAAGAATCGTTAAGTCGGTGCCTACGTGTGTATAAGAATTGTTAAGCTACGTGACTGATAAGGGTATGCGACTGATAAGAATCATAAAGTCGGTGCCTACGTGACTGATAAGGGTCATGTGACTGATAAAGAATAATCTTTAAGTCCGGGTGCCTACGTGACTGATAAGGGTTAGTGGTAAACAAAATTAATCCTTGATAAAAATCATAAAGTCGGGCGCCTGATAAGGACAGCCAATTAAGTCCGACATGATAAGAGTTGTAAATTAATTAAGTAGACTGATAAGAGATAAGGGTCTTAGTAATTGATTATTACAATAGAGATAAGGGTCTTAGTAATTGATAATAACGAAGCCGATAAGGGGCTTAAACGCTACGTAGAGTCGAGATAAGCGCTTAAATAAATACTAATGTCGAGCTCGATTCTACATAGTATAATTACTTGAGCGCTCCGCGTAGCATCTCGTAATTGTTGCCATTTGTTACCCAATCGCCGCTATGTCAACACACCCTTCCGTTTCCGCCATGACACCCGCGGAGTTTTTCGACTCATGTTTCCGCTACCTCAACACAGTGCCCGTGTTCGGTAAGCCCGATTCCAGGCAGTACCCGCAGGAGTATTTCCTGTATCAGTTGCTGCAGTGTTATGTGTCGTACGAGAGGCAGTCGTTCCGTGCCACGCGTGACATCCTCACCTACCTCCTCAACTGGATTCCTGCTGCGGTGAAGACGCACGAGAATCTGCTGACCGAGTCGGAGCTGATCGTCGAGAACGACGAAGACAGGCAGAAGCTGCAGATGGACTACAAGGAGAAGACCCTCAAACGGCAGTTGGCGTACGAGCAGAGGCTGAGCGACCCCAAGGCGTTCCAGGAGTTCAACCAGCAGCGTGTCAAGAAGATTCAAACCCGTCGCAACACCGAGCCGCCGCAGAAGAGATCGCGCCTTTCGACCCCTCCTCCGCCGCCCGCACAGACTCCGCCGCCGCCGCCGTTTGTCCCTAGACCACGCTCCACCGCATCGCCTGGTTACTCTGTGACGTCGTCACAGGAATCGCAACCCATGCAGCCTTCGCCGCCTTACTCGCAGTCGTACGAACCGTCGGTGCCGTTGAGCGAGTACTACGCGGACGGCTACAGACCCAGGACCATCGACACCCCTGTGCACATCCCGCCGCCCGTAACCGTGACCGCTGATGGCAAACTGGAGTATGGCGCGTACACGCCTCGCAACAGCACCCAAGAACTGGAGCAACAGGTAAACAACGTTGCCTACGATCTCGACGAGGACCACCGCGCAAAGAACGCGCCGCGCAGCTCCAGACCTCGCAGTCGCGAGGCACGCAAGAAGAGGACTTATTCATCTTCGTCCTCTTCTTCTTCTTCTTCTTCTTCTTCAAGCCGATCTCGCTCCCGCTCTGTACAAAAACCCAAGAAGAAGCATCAGCAGCATCAGCAGCATCAGCAGCAGCACCGCAGGAGGACTCGCAGCCCTTCTCCTGACGTCCCCACCCCTTCGGTGAAACGGTCTCGCAAGCCGCGCAGCAGTCGTCCCAAGGGTATTGTATTCGTCATCAAAGAAAAAGGCGTCTTTTCGTGCATGTCAGGTTACACCACATACCTGAACGGCAAACTGAAGCACATAAGCCAGGAAAATATACTGGTGAACCCCATGCTAATTATCGACGACGACTGTGACTTGGCCGACGTGTGGACCAGCCTTGCCGACACCCTCCTTAAAAACTTTAAATTTCTCTCCAAAAATAACAAGACTCTAAACGCCAAATCTATCAGCGAAGAACGTCAACACGATCTTAGTCAGTTTATTGTTCGCGAACTGCAGCGCAAAGGGTTTAGCCCCAAAGAAACATAATTGTTTATGTATAACTTTAGCTGTAAGAGTGTTAAGTAATGTAAGTAGACTGTTGTTGTACTTAACACATGTATCAACTCATAATATATAATACTTAAATTGTAAGCACTTGTCTTGTAATACTTATTGTTGATGTAATGTAAGTAGACTGTTGTTGTACTTAACACATGTATATAATACTTAGATTTTAAGCACTAATTGTCTTGTAATACTTATTGTTGATGTAAATAAAGTGTACAGATCGACGACGTGCTTATTGCGCGTGTACCGCATAGTGTGTTGGTGTCTTAGGGTTCGCGTCTTTGCGAAAAATGTGCGGTAATAGACCGTATAGAAATAGGTGTCGCACTTCTTGTTAGGTAGGGCTTCGTACACGACACCGGCGTTTGGCATTATGCGCAACACGAGTAATAAACATAAGTCTCTGCTGTACATTTCTTTTACACCCTATAACATAACATAATTGATAAATAAATAGATGTAAAGAAACATGTACATATCAATAAATATAGGTGTTGTAGACTTGTAAGCAATCAGTTGTAAGCAATCTATTATTAAAATAAAAAGGTATCTCTTTTTTTTTGGTTTTCTTATCACACCCACCCTCGTTTTTGATAACACACTGGTATAAAAGTTAGGACATTTCTGTTACACGTATAGTATTACAAATAACAGTCACACAGTCACAATGAACACAGAACTTGACATGTTAGAGTTGTACGACAACGCACAACTTTACCCAGAAATTATGCTGGAAGAGGGAGACGTTGCAATACCACCACAACAAGAGATAGAGATGCTAAAACCACAAGAGGCGGCTGCTGTAGAGGTGCTGACACCACAAGAGGCTGGGGTTCAAACTGAGGCGCTGAAACCACGGGAAGACATTAAGGCTCAGCTAATGGAGATGCTGAAACCACAAGACGCTCAACTAATGTGGTGCGAGCAAGACGAAGAAGCCGTTAACTGCGAGGAAGAGGAGGAGGAGGAGGAGGAGGAGGATGAGGAGGAGGATTGCGGCGGCGGCGCGGCCCACTCGAAGCAGACCAAGTCTTTCACTATGGACGATTTGATGCAGCGTTTGCGTAAAGCACAGACCCACATCTTCGCTGCGAGTTACAAGAATGCAGAAGAAGAAATAAATTATCTAGTGAGAAAATGCGAACACCGTATGAGCATCAGGAAGCGTAGCGTGACTAAGCGGCCGAAGAAAGTGTTGTCAAGCTACGTCCACGTCTACTGCGGCAAACGGAGCATGGGTTTCTACAACAACTCGTTCGAGAAGGCCCGACACATCACCGGTATGGTGCCCTACGTAACGATTCGATGCGGACTCAAAAGCGAGAAGGAGGGAACGGAGGTGGTGCGACATATCAAGAAGGCTGCGGGAAAATATCTGTACAAGTGCGACGCGACCCACAAGAAACACATGAACGTGTACAAAAACAAAATCTACAAGTGCGTCGATCTCATCTGGGAGTGTGTGCAACAGAAGAAATACGACGTGGTGTACAAGAATACAGAGTGGCAAGCTCGCGTGGAGGAGCTGCCGCACGTCGAGTCGGAGACAAGCGATTAATGTGTAACGTTTAAATCTTGTATAATTATTTAGTAAAATTGTGTGTCGTTTCTGAAATAAAACATGTAGCACCGATATGAACAACTGGTCGTATCTTTTATTAATTCCCTGCCTTGTCGTCGCCGACGCCGCCGCCCAAGAAGCGGTCCGTATCGAGCAGTACAGCGGGGCGGGCGGCTTGTATTTTCAGTTGGAGAACGATTTACGCTACGTGGTTAACACGTGGAACTTTTTGCTCGAGATAAATTATTCAGACTTAAAGGTTACTCTGTACCGTGCCAACGTGACTGCGCATAATTTACTCGGTAACATGACAGCTGTAGGAAAACTGAACATGTGCACTGTGTACCGTGACGAGGTGTTGTATCTTGTGGAGAACGTAATTCCGGACCTGAGCGATAGACACGACAACATTGAATTTGCGCTAGCTCATAGGAAAATCGCAAAACCTGCTGCTGCTGCTGCTGCAGGTCACCGCAAACGAAACGTGTTTGGGGGTGCGTTCAACTTTGTAGGGCGGGTGGACAAGTATTTGTTCGGTGTGATGGACGACACTGACGCCGAACTACTCTACAAACTAGCCGCACAGAGCAACAACACTCATTACAGAATTAAACAATTGACTGTGGATTCGTTAAAAACTGCCGAAATTTTAGAGTCTTTGAAGCCGGAACTGGACAGTCTGACTTGTATCGCTGTCGAACAGAAAATTAAACATTTGCGAAACGTGTTGCAGGGCGTGGAGCGGACGTACGACAAAATAACAAACGCGGTGAGCATGTCAGTTTCAAACCAGCGGCTGTCCACGGAAATCATGAAACCCAAGCAGTTTATCGAGACCCTGAAAGGTATCAAAGACAACTCGTCGAGCGTTTGGCTCGAGCCGCCCACCATCTCGAACGTGCACACACTCTTGGCCATCACCAACTGTCACGCCTTCCTCACGCACGACGAGCGGTTGCTGTTTGTGATATCGGTGCCACGAGTAGATACCGCTTCGTTTGAGCTGCACAAACTCATGACTATTCCCGTGTGCGACACAAAGCACGTTTGCAAATTCGTCATGCCGCACAGCCGTTACGTGGCCGTGCACAACAACAACAATAGGTACGTGCGACTAAACAATCTCAACTCGTGCAAGACGTTAAACCAGTACACGCTGTGTCACAGTTCGTTCGAAAGCAATACACTGAATCGAGACAGCGAGTGTGACGTGAAACTGCTTCTCAAGAAGCGCCTAACGAACAGGGACTACAAGAATTGCGATGTACGCGCGGCACGCTTCAAACCCTACTTCTTTCACAACATCAACGGGCTCAACAAATGGCTGTACATGGCTCACAGACCAATAACTTTGCAAGTGCAGTGCAACAGCGAAACAATCAGCAGGCACGTGATACAAGGCACAGGCACGATAACGTTTAGCCAAAACTGCAGAGCCAGCACGGAACACACGGAACTGGTGGCCAGGTACGTAAACAACGGAGACGACAATGACGCAAAAATCATACACTTTGACCTGCAGCGCTACCGCCTCTCCGCAAACGATACGACGTTTTTAAACAACACCACAACGCTACTACAATCGCTAAACGAGCTAACGCCCATTAGACAAGACCTGGCACGCCTACAGACCCAAATCGATGCAGACAGCAACACTCTCGTGATACCCGAGCACGACTACCACAACTCCGACTGGTATGAGCACCTATCGGACTGGTGGGTGGATCTGAAAATTGTACTCTACTTTCTGCTCGTCTGCGCAGTTGCTACACTCCTAATCTATGTCAAGCGTTGCCTTTGCTCCACCACGCACACCATGCTGCCAGTCTTCAAATCGACAGCCTATTAACATGCTGCCAGTCTTCGAATCGACAGCCTATTGTTAATTAGTTTTTCTTATCTCTATCTTATCTTACGTTTTTTTATCTTTTTCCTTGTTTTTTTCTTATCTTCGTTGTTATCAATATTTCTTATTTGTAGATAACACTTTATCTTCTTCTTATCATCATAACACTTGTAGATAACACTCTTATCTTGACTATAAAACAACTGGTAGCGGTGAATTTTCTTCATTATTCGATTACCACTCGAGTTACAAACATGTCTTTAATTGACGACAATCCCATTTTGCACGAAGGCGCTGACGTTGCAGAACCGGTAGCGGACCCACCTGCCGAGCCTGCGGGTGTACCAACCGAGCCTGCTGCTGCTGCTGCTGCTGGCGAGCCGCCTGTTGCCGAACCGAAGTCTAAGCCAAAGAAGTCGAAGCGTAAGTCGAAGGACAAGTATTTGGATGATTTGCCGAAAATAGTGTTGTCTGGTGGGAAAGATAAAGCAGCGTTGCCGGTGGTTGAGGAACCGCAGGAGGAGTCGTCGAATATTGAAGACGCGTTGCCTAGTCTACAAGACGCGTTGCCTAGTCTACAAGACGCGTTGCCTAGTCTACAAGACGCGTTGCCTAGTCTACAAGACGCGTTAGAGGACGCGTTGCCTATAGACGATCCTCCTTTGAGTTTCGAAGAAATGGAGCCCACTTTTAAAGCGTTGCAGTTTGACCAGAACGAGGTTGCGAAGAAGAACATAGAGCTGGAGGAACGTGTCAAACAATTGGAGGAGAGTCTAAAGATGTCGCTTGAAGAACTGGAAAAGAAGAACACCGAGTTTACCAAGGTAGAAGAAGAGCTTCGTCTCAAAACGGATACGTACAATCTACTGCACAAACGGTTTGTGAAATTGAAAAAACGCACGTCATCAACGTCGGAAGAAGACTCTGCTGCAGCAGCTAAGCGTCAAAAAACAGAAGAAGATAAAGACTCTGAAATTGCTCAGTTAAAGTCACATGTCGCCGACCTTAACTTTAGACTATCTCGAAACGGCGGCAGCGCTACCCCACAAGAGTGTGAGTCTTGCAAGGAGCTGAAGCAAACGTTGAGTAGTTTGTCGCAAAACTACAATAGTGTTCGTGACTGTGCTTCGCATTACAGGGGCAAGTGTGAGAAAATGAAGAAACAACTGTTGGACAACGAAGCGTATTGGTCGGCTACCGTCGTCAAGCTGGCCAGCGCGTGCAAGCAGAGAAACGAAGTCATCATTCCGCCTCCTTAGTTTAATTTTTATATTTAGCCTCATGACATAAAATATTTTGTAACTTTTTGAAACCAATTATTATTATTATTATTATTAGTAGTTAATTCCAGTCCAACAAGCGTTCCAAAAGACCCACTGTGCCAGTGGTTAGTTGAACAAAAGCGTGCAAAGTGCATAAGCGTGCGTCTTCGGGATAGTTGTGTAACTGTTTAAATTGTAACTCTACATTATTTTTAAGACTATCAATGTAAACATTAAATTGGCTGTTGTTATTATTATTTGTTGTCGTCTCATTTACCGACACCCCCTCCTCTCCTTGTGCCGACGCCGCTCCTTCTTCTTCTGGTTTACCAGTTGTTTTGCTATTGAAGGTTGTCACAATCTTGTAACGAAACAGCCAATATTTGTTGGTCATTTCAAGGCGACGCAAAGCGTCTGCAAAGTCGGATACGTCGAACAGGGTTATCAGGCGTAGGTTAGCCAAGTGCCGAGACACAAACTTTGGCAGATGGTCGTAGACGAACAAGTCGATTATGGTGTGTAAGTTACTGTCCATTACGTCACAGTGATTTACGTGTAACCGATGCAGGGTGTTGTAGTCTATGAACGAGTGTGTGTTGACGTCTGATTCGAAGGGGTTCTCGTCGTCCAACACAGCCACCGATGTAAAGTAGTCGTAGGGTTTGAGTAATTCTTGCGGCACGGGACGAACGTCGAATTGGTCAGCCACACTGCTGATGCTGTACCACAGACGCAAACTGTCCACCTCCAGCATGACGGGCCACGGAAACTTGAGGATGTCGTTGAATAGAGTGTTTATCAGATACGCCTCCGGCATCGCGTTACACCTTACACAACAAAATATTCCACCCTATTGCGCTCGAGCAGTTTGACGAGGCCGTCTTGTGGAGCATGTTTGAAGATGACGTAACGTAAATATCCCACGGGCACGTCGTCACGCACCAGCACTTCCGTACTGTCGTAGTTGGTCATTTGATCGAACACCAGCTCTAGGTTGCGGTAGTCGCTGACCGACATTCCGGGTTCGCCGCTGAACTGCGAAGTGCCCGCCACACCTTCTTCGTCGATAAAGAAACCAAAGTTCTCCTCGGTGTTCATTACAAAGTCAAAGTCTTGCAGCACTCGGTGGCTAAACACCATTATGCAATCGGAGTAGATGTGAGTGACGCGGTGCAGTCTAGGGTACAGTCTAAAGTACACACCGTCCACCTCGTCGTATTTGTCGAAAAACTGGGAGTCTGTCAGCGAGACGCGCGGGTCGTCCGCCAGCCGCCTGTTACCGCCGCCCTGGCCCGAAATCAGATCGGCCATCTGTTGCGTTTTGCGGCTCGTAAAAATATAGCGACTCGCCAGAATCCGTTGCACGCTGACACAGTTGGTCTCGTGTATCAAATGAAACTTGTCCATTAAGCTTATCATACAAATGCCTTGGATGGTTTTGCTGACCGTCCTGGCCATGCTGCTCGGTGTAGCTCTGTTCGTATGGAACCACAAGGAAGGGGAAGACGACGGAGAACCCACTCTGGTAAAACTGCTGTTCCAGCGCGACAATGTCACCGATTGCGAAACGCTCGCTCTACCCTGCGTCACCGACGCCCAGTGCGAGAACAATTGCCAGAGTGGAATGTTTATGCGCTGCCAGCAGGGTTTCTGCAGCAGGTACAATCGACCGATCGAATACGTGGGCGTCGACGATTGCGACATTAGCAGAGGAATGGTCATGGTGCTGACGGCGCTCGATTCGTTTCTGGTCATGCGCTCGTGCATCAGTCTGTACAGAGACGTTATCGACGATCGCAGCGAGCTACGACCGTACGTTTGCGATCCCGGCAGCATGCACATCAATCTGGAGGTTAGCCCTTTCTCCATAAGCGATTGCAATTGCGACGCCGGATTCGTCAAACTCGCCTACCACCAAGGCGCGTTCGCACGCAGCACGCCCGTATGCATACCGACCAACAGAGCGTCCCTCTACTCTAGAATTTACGATGCTAACGTGACGTAACAACGTAAGAAGCTATGGCTAATCCGAATTCCAACACCAATTTACTCGTTTTCGGAATAATAACGATCGTCATAGTTGTAGTGATTCTCATAGTCGGTTCGTCTATATCAAACAACACACCTCCTCCTCCTCCTCCTCCTCCAAACCCTGAACCTCCGCCTGCGCCAGAAGAGGAAGAACCTCCGCCGACGCCACCCGAAGAACCGCCCGAAGAGGAGACACCGCCCGAAGAAGACACACCGCCCGAAGAGGAAGAAGACGATTGCCAGAAAGCGTTCGCTGCGAGGGCAAGTCGGCTTTACAACGATCTGGTCACCATCAAAATATAAGAAATGGACAATTCGAGATCGATTAACCACATTGTGAAGGAATTTAATAGAAAACACCACGAATTGCAAGACAAATACGACGAGTTACGATTCCAATACGACCGGGTGCAATACGAGCTGCGGCATTTAAAAAACATCGTGCGTGACGTTTGCGAACAGGTCGCGCCCGAACGACTCGAAGAACTCGAGGCGGCCCTCAGAAATCATGATAAGATTTATCGCACCACTTTAAATAGCGACGGTCGGGGCCAGCTGGCCTCAATCAGATTCGAACATCAGCTGTGGCCAGATTTGGGACCAGTCACCGCTCCCATGACGCTGAACCCATTCGGGTAAAACATGAACCCTTCCAGTGAAAACGAAGCACATCAGATGGTCAGAGAGGGCAAACTGTTGCGCTACAGCGGCGGCGCTGAAGTGGACACGAGTCGATACTATTTGGTCGACGTGTTTGCGCGCGATTGGAGCTCGGTCGTCGACGTATACACCGTCTTTGTTCCCGGAGGGCTGCAGTTCATCGTGCACGGGTTGAACTTACGGAGGATGCTCAGGATTTGTCCCGCAGACCTGGTCCCGCCGCCCGTCGACGGTAGGCGAAACAGGAAAAAGAGGGATTTGTGCTTTTTGAACGCTATCGATCGAGGCAAACACGCCGTTATTAGCATATACGCGACTCAGCTGTACAACAAACCCACCGGTACTAGCGCAGACTTTAAGGCTCTATGCGAACGCAGCCGCAACAATCGATACATGAACCGAGTCAAGTTCACGTACAGAGTGGTCAAATCGTTGCAGTGTAGCACATGCCCCGGAAACAGCTGCGTATACGACGCGCTTAAACTGTTCTACGACAACGATATAAAGTGCGAACGTGAGGTAGACTACGTGGTGGCGAAGGACAATGGAGGCGACAGTTGACAAGATTATCGACCAGAAAAACGAGTTTGTGGCTATGGCGATGCAGCTTAACGTCGAGCGTCAACGCACTCTAAAGGGTGTCGTCGAGAAGATGTACCACAAAATCGACCTGTACCACAACACCAACGACGTCACCGTCTTACATTCGCTCTACTACCTGCTCGTCGACGCCACAAAAACCATTAAACGAGAATTGGTGTATACCGAACTCTGTGACAAATTGTATTGTATAAACGAATAATAGGTACCTATATTAAGTACACGATATGTTGTTATCAATAAAAGATGATGTAATTGCAATATGTTTATTATTTCTATTCCGAATACACTTTGTTGCGCAACAGCTCGTCCAAGTAACGTAACGTGTCGTCGTAATCTTGTTGACAAAAGTTATCGTAACACAAGTATTGTTGATCGTCCACATGATACACAACAAAGTAACTGATCCTCTCGTTGTTTGGCAGCGATTGAAAATAGTCCTCCGTTTCTATTCTCGTTCCGTCCGCTAGACACGGTATCACCTGATCCGTTACATTAAACACTTGTCTTATGGCAGCACGCAGCTCGTCCAGCGTGGATGCCATCACACCCGTTTGCTTCTCGAAATTAAACACTTTAAAAGGCCTAGCGACCATTCTTCCGGCTTTATGCACACGTAATGACCGCTCCCCACACCGTTGACGCTTTTTATCGTACTCCCCTTATCGACGCCACTAACTTTTATACACAACATCTTCCGCGTCAATTATCACATCGTCCAAAATTTCTATAGCTTCTTTGATAAACTTTTTCAATTTTCGCACCTGATAAGAGCGCTCGTTAAGTTTACGACTCTTGTTCTTAAAACCGGTCAATGTGTTTTTTAGCGATTGCGTTTGCTTCTTCGACTCCTCCGCTTCTTCGCCCAACGTTTTGATCTGCTCCACAAGACTAATGACCACGTCCTTGTACATGGCATCCAGCTTCTCAACCTCGGAACTCTTCTCCTCCAGCCGTTTCGTGAGATCCGCAATGTTGGCGTGGTCTTGCTGTTTTTGAAACATCAGGCTGTCGATGGCCATTTTGTAGATCTCGCCGTCTTTTTGCAGCATATCGATACGGTGTTGCATGTGGAAAGGTGTCTCCATGTTGTTCGATCGCACACTCAATTCGTAATGCCCACATCACAACACACCACGCCTTTTATACCGCATTCTAGCATTGGTCCATGAGACGTTGAACGCGTTTAATCGACTGATACACGTTTCCCACCACACTGTCTTTGCTAACCACCTGAACGCTCGAGTAGCCTCTGCCCACACCGGCCATATAGACGCCGGCCTTTTTCAAGTGCACAAAGTAGTCGAGACGCAAACCGACGCCTCTGAACTTGTAGCGCAACGGACCGCTATACACCACGCGTTTATCGTGCAGCACGTAGAACGTGTTTTCGTACGTCGCGTACAGCCTCTCGTCGTCTTCGACTAGCAGCGCGTCGATCCTGGTCACATTCGCCGACCCCAACACGTCCTGCACCCTACCGGCGAACTTCAACGACCCGTTTCTGCGGTCGAACTCGAACCACACCTCGCCTCGCGTCGCAAACACCGTCTCGCCCAACTGCGCGACAGCGTCCACGTCGCACATAGCGCTCCACACGCTGTCGAGGGGTGCGCCCTCCTTCAGCACGGTACCGTTGTCGTCGTACACCCACACGCGGCCGCCCACCACCATGTGCAACTTGTCGTCCAGCATGGCGACGGCGGCGGGCGGTTCTGCGCAGATCTCCAACAGCGACGGAGACGTCTCGTACAGCCAAGAGGGTGGCGTGGCATCAAAGATCAGATTGTGCGCGTTAACGGGGCGCCGGGTGGTCGTCGGGGTCACCACCGTGGTGGCGCGCTCCGTCGTCGTACTAGTCGTCCGAAACGGATTGTCCACGTACAGCTGGGTGAGCCCGTTTATGTCGTCGGTGGCCAGACCGGTTTTGTTCGAGTCATAGTAGCCGTACATTATTGCTTCGTGCACACTGGTGTCCAACAGACCGAGAGCGTGTCCTATTTCATGGACAGCTACGAGAAACAGGCTTATTCCCTCGTCGTTCTCGTCGTCGTCCTGCACGCGCCAATCTTCGTCCACATCAAAGTGAACGCTGCCCATGGGTGGTAAGAACGTGTGCGCCAGAACACGACCTGGCCCGTCGAACGCACGACTGTCGTTGTGGTCGCCGCGCTCGAAGCTGATCTTGATGTTGGCCTGCGGGTTATTGTCGTGCAGCGCCGTGAAGTAGATGACGCTCTCGTTCTGCCAGGTCGTCGTTTTTTGCCACACCATGAAGGCATCACCCAACTCTTGGGCGATTTCGTTTCTGGTGTAGCGCGGCGGCAACACACCCGAGAACAGCGACCACGTAATGTTTTCGTGGTCCCACACCAGGCGCTGGTCCACCGCGAAGCGTTTTATACGACTGCGACCGCTGCACAGGAGTCTGTCCCTGTTGTTGTACAGTTCTATCAACACGGGTGGTTTATTGTGCAACCCCTCAGACATATTATTAGTAGGCATACGAAAAAACGCATCGTTCAGTATACTGTTGTTGTTTTCGGCTGCAGCCGCGATGGCATACTCGTCGCTCATATTCACCTTCAAATAATAACCACCGTCTTGCGTGTGATTCACGTGACTGTTCACCCGCCCGAATTCTACCCTCTGATCCTCCGATGAAAACTTAAGCATGTCAATGTCAAACTCGGTCGTGGTTGTCGTGTGGTAGGCCGTCGAAGTTTGCGGCTCAAACTTTACACGCTGACGAAGTCTGTGTCTCCGAGGAGGAAGTTCGTCCAACAGAGAGGTAGACCACACGCCAGCCGACAGTGTTAGACAAAAAAATGACACTTGCAAAATATTCATCGTTACTTGCAAAATATTTATCGTTTATTACGGCGGTTGGGCCACCGTTATATGACGAGCAAAAGGTGCACGTTTTCACGTATCGAAATTCAAACACACATATATTTTGGGGTAATATATTTGTCAAAGATATACATTAGAGGTTATACACATTTTTGAAAGATTAAAGGTATATACATGGTTATACATTCTCATACAATGTTATTACAACGACTAAAGGTTATTATACATTTTCAATACAAAATATATGACTACAGTGTAGTAGAAAAAAACTGGAGGCGATAGTATGGATTTCTCAAAGACACATTAAACAATCGCGAAAACTCTGCGAGAGCCTTTTGATTATTCCACGACAAGTCAACAATAAAGTTAATAGGCAGTTCAGCCAATTCATCGGGACACTTTTGTAACATACGAACAATTATTATTTCCTTCAGTGATAGTACACGTTTAGCAGAAGGCGTTAAGCCAGCGTCTAAAATTGACACAACTTTTTTGAACATTACATGTTTCTTGCACATCAAATACAGATCCAAAATCGTCCTACTCTTACACAATTTACTACCGTTCGTTATCAACGCATATACAATATTAAACAACACAAATTGTACTTTTTTGAAACCTGCATACTCTTTGAATATATCCATTTGACATTTGATAAAAATCACAGTGTGCTTCTGTTGCATGAGTCTATCTATACAAAGTAGATCTTGTGAAGGGTAGCGTGAACGAATGGATACCAAGTATTTTTTGTAAATATACACACCCATCTTGCCGGCGTCGTTATCAAACACCGCCAACCACCAGTTGAACAAGGTACAATTTTTACAAGTATGTTTTTGATATGGATTGCTGTCTTGAGGAAACACGGGCACATTCTTTAACATTATTGCGTACATCAGAGAAAACACAAAACCAATAAAACGTCTCTTGGTCAAGCGCCGGCGACACTCGGACAATGTATCGTCCAGGTGACGACGAGCGATGCCAACACTCATGGGACCTTTGCTACACTTGCAAAACAGCCGATTCACACGAAAACTATTTATCGTTACCATTATCGACGTTCGGAGGTAACAACGCCTACTCAGTTCGTTGAATAGGTACACAGTGAGACACGGCACGTAACGCGATATACTGTAGGGGACGTCTTGCAACAACTTGTCGTTCTTCTTTTTAGTGACCCACCACGGATCGTCTGACACACCATCAGACGAGTCGCTGTCGTAACAATCACTGCTAGATTCCGCAAACCGCCTGTCGTTACGAATGTTAGTAACGTTCTTCAAATAGTAGTCGCGAACACTCGTACGACCGTAACGATTATCATCCTCACTATCACTACTGCTGATCAAATTTGACTCCATTTCAAAGTCACTAGTATCGCTTTCGTTTCTATACATTTTACCAACGTGTTAGTCAATGAGCAAAGACTGAATAAAATATTCAAAACCTCACTATTTATAGACAACACATATGAGATAACGGTTAAGCCTCTAGATAAGATTGTGTTTGTTTGAGATAAAAAAAAATATAAGATAAGCCTATGTACGCTTATGTCACGTTGGTGATGTTGGGGGACAAGTATGTTCCGGGAGCGATGGCCCTGGGGCAGAGCCTGCTGGATACTGGTACACCACACCGTGTCGTGTGCATGGTCACCGCCGATGTCAGCGCCGCCGCGCTGGGAGCTCTTAAAAACGTCTACCATCTCGTAGTCACGGTGCCGTTGATCGAGTACAAGTGCGGCAGCATGATGACGCAGCGCCAGAAGGAGCTGTACTCGAATTGGATCGACTACTCGTTCACCAAGTGGCAATGTTTTCGGTTGAGCGCGTACAACAAAGTTTTGTATCTCGACGCGGACCATGTGGTCCTGAGGAATATCGACCACTTGTTCGAACTACAAACGCCGGCCATGTGCTTCCGAAGCGAATTCAACAAGGCGTACGACTTGTACAGGCACGGTGACGTCATTACCAACCACGACCTTAACTATTTTTTTAGGAACCTGTCATCGCTAGCCGCCACGGGAACATGCCTCATAGAACCGCGCGAACTCACCTACGACACCATCACGTCGCATCTCAACCCGCACAACAACTACCTCAAACATAACCAGTTTCACAACGGTTTCGAAGAGGTCGTCCTCATACAAACGTTCCTGGCACTCAACTACGACGTCACGCAATTGTCGCCCATGTACGTTTGGAACGCCGGCTGCTACAAGACCGTGCACCACCAAGAACCGTACGTCGTCAACTATTACGGCGACCAGAAACCCTGGGACAGGGGCGACAAACCGCCGCGCTTCATGGACGAATACATTTGGCGCTACTTCTACGCTAGGTCGTCGCAAACAGTAGGTTAAGAGAAAATGTTTTGGTTGTTAGCCGCAATATTTCTCATTGTACTCTACCTGATCTACACACCCCTACAGAGGACGTACGGTCAGATCAGGCGCGAAACAATCGCCACCAACAGCGTGCTCGACGACCCGGCCTATCTGGAAATGATGACGCGAAGGCGTTACGCACCACTGCACGCTCTGCCTCGGGTCGATTTCAATCCCAGCTTCGAAACGCTCGAGGGACCACACGGGGGGCACTGCTTCTCATATCCGATACGCGTCTCCACACGCGACGTGATCGCCTACGACTGCGCAGCGCTGTGCGACGACTCACGCGCCGCCTACTTCTTCGTGGGCCCCTACGACACACTCGTGGTCGACGGTGTCGAGCTGAGAGAGGGCGGCTATTGCACCACCAATTCCGTACCCAGAAACTGCAACAGGGAGACGTCCATTCTGGTGCATTCGATCAACCATTGGACGTGTATCGCTGAGGATCCACGCTTTTTTGCCGGACACACGGGACTGGTGCAGACGGCGGGCCGGCAACACTACAACAGAACGTATCCCGGCTTCTACGTTCTCAACGTTCTGTGGGACACGGTTCTCGACAGACAGGTCGATCCGACAATCAACAATTTTCGCCGAACGTGGGACGACCTCAAGGAAGACGGCACGAGGCGATTCCAGGTCAGATGCAACGCTCCCGACGAAAAGGGCAACCTGATGTTCAACAACCCGCTCAACCCGATCGAGTGTCTGCCGAACGTGTGCACCAATGTCAATTTCGCCCAACGCACAATCATGCCCAACTTCGAAACGGGCGAGTGTGATTGCGGCGATTACAACGAAACCAGGGTGGCGCATCTAGACAGCAACGACAAGAGCTCGGTCTGCGTCAGCGTCATCGACAGACGGGTCGAACACAAATCGTACATCTTTCGGGTGCCGTGCATTTCGATGGACATGTCCATCAACGACTACCGGGACGACGTGCTGCTGTGTCCAGAGGACATCATCAACACCAACACCGACAATGCCTACGAATTCTTCTTATACGGTGTGGTCACGCTCAGCCACAACGGTATAGACGAACCCACCACGCAACTCTACAACGACACACGCAGCAGAATCCGCTGGCGCGACTTCAACCCAAATTTCCCATAAATTTTGTTCAGATTAGACGTCGAACGTTACTACCACCACAGCAGTATCGTCTTTGTCGTCGTCCGCATCTAGCGATTGCGCCTCTTCGAACACACGATTGATGTGACGCAGTCTACGGAATTGCACGAGTTTCTTGTACAGGAAATCGCTTACTATACCGTTTACTTCGTACAACAGACCGATCTCGTCTCTACCGCTCAAAACCAACCTTTCCGAGTCGCTCCATCGCTGGAAGGACGCCAACAAATTCTGCGAGAAGTCGTCCATTTCTTAAGGTACGCTCAAATGAATCGTAATGTCGCCACCTGGATCAAAGAGCGCAACGTTTGCGTAGACAAGGAGCAGCGGATACGCAACCTCATCCTAGTCTACGGTAATCTGTCCAACGCGGACATTCGTAACGTCGACACGGAAACTTTGCTGGTCAGGCTGCTGAAGAAGAACAACGACGACGCCATCGAGTACAAGGCCGGCGGGGAAACGACCACAACCATCACCAAAGACTTTCGAAACTACGTACTCACCGACGAGCTGGGCAATTTCAACGTCATCAACAACGAAGTGCCAAAAAAGAAACCAGCACCGCAGGCGCTCAAACCTCTAGTCGACAACAAACCCGACTACAGCAACCCTGAAACAGTAAGACTCTACCTGAACCAGGTGACACGATTGCTCGCAGAACTGGAACCCAAGACGTTTCCCGTACAGACCGAACTGAGCATCATAGCGCAGAACTACGGCTCCGCGTCCAGCGTGTCGGTAAACCTCGACGAGGTGACCAGAGATCGCGACCGATTGCGAGTACAGGTAAACCGATTGCAGAATGACACAAAAGATTGCACCGCTCAGTTGACCGAAGCCAAATTACGAGCGGGCAGTCTTCAAGCCGAGCGAGACAATCTAAAACTAGAATTGGACACGGCGTTGAGCAAGCCAGGCTCCATCGCGGAGGATCTCACGCGCAACATACCCGAACAACAGCTGTTCGAACCTACCGGCACCGACCAGGAGCTGCGCGACTGTCGCGCCAACGTGGCTTCGCTAGAAAATCAACTGGCCGAATTGACCAACGAACGTGACGAGGCACAGCGGTTGCGCGACAACGTCGCCGTTATGACCAACGACCTCTACAGACTCAACTACGAAAACACACAACTAAAGTACGACGTTGACAGACTGAACGAGAACATTACTACAAACACCGATACCATCGACAGGCTGAAAAACACACTTGACGCTTACGAAAATATCGACACGACCAACATTGATACCACTCTGCTGGCCAGCGCCGAGTTGGTGGGCCTACAAAACATTAACAGAGTTATGAATACCACCAAAGCGGCGCACGACCGAGCGCGGCTTGACAACGAGCGCTTGAACAGAATCAACAACGAGCTGAGTTTAGAAATTGAAAAGTGCCGCAACCTACTCGACAACGATCAGAAGACCCATTTCGAAGAAAACCAAAGACTACTCGATACAAACACACGACTGCAAACTCAGCTCGACGAGTCGAAAAACAACTATCAAAAACTAAACATACTCTTGGATAGGACTCAGCAGGAGTTGGAGTATACGATCTCCACTAATCAAACTGAAGTCAAAGACCTTCAGGCAAAACTCAACGAATGCCGGGCCGATTTACAAAGAGCCGTCGAGGTCGAACCCATGCAGTTCGAAGAGTCGTTGTGCTCGCAGGAGTTCTATAATCTGTTTGAATCACACAAAATGTTTAGTGTCGTCAAGAAATTTGTAGAAAACATCATGACCGCCGTCTCTGTGCCCACGCCACTCATAGAAGCATGGACTCGTAACGAAGTTATAACCAAACTAATGATGGATCAGGCCGAGGCGCACATAATGGAATCGATTCACCAAGAGAGAATCTACAACATCACTCTACGACAATTACTCGACCCGCAGATCAAACCAGTCGAAGATATTACACCCTCACCGTTCGCTCTGCCCTCATTCATACAAACACCGGTCATACAAAAAACACCAAACCCTCCCGTTCTTCCTCCTCCTACTCCTCCTCCTCCTCCTCCTCCTCCTCCTCCTCCTCCTCCTCCTCCTATACCTCTTCCTCCTGTTACTCCTATTCCTCCTCCAGTTATTCCTCCTCCTCCTTCTCTTCCTGTAACTTCTATTCCTACTCCTGTTACTATTATCCCTCCTCCTCCTCCTATAACTACTATTACTCCTCCCGTTTCTCCTCCTACTCCTACTGTCATCAAAACTCCTATTGTAGTCGACATTACTCCACAATCTACTGTTGTTATTCCATCTGCTGCACCTATTAGCATCGTTTCACCACCACCACCACCACCCCCACTACCTCCTCCGATCAAACGGATTCCGCCCATACCCACTGAAACTATACCCACCGCAACTATATTACCTCGTATCGAAACACCACCGATTCGTATCGAAACTATACCACTACCTCCACCACTTCCACCGCCCACCAATCCTATATTGGACACGGTATCCGCTATTATTGACACGATGTCGTCGTTCATAGATACAATGTCCGAACTAGAGGAACCAACACTTATCGCCACAGAACCTACACCACCGCCTATTCCTACCACCACACCACCGCCGCCTATTCCATTTACTACACCGACACCGCCTATTACTACACTTCCACCGGTCACTACACCGACGCCGCCACCTACACCGAGACCGGTTCCTATTCCTACACCACCACCACCACCACCGAGACCTGTTCCTACACCACCACCGAGACCTGTTCCTACACCACCACCTCCGCCGCCGCCGCCGCCAACGGAAATAACAACACTCACCGCACCAACAGAAGACGTGGAAATGGTGGATGTTGAGGAACCGATCGACGTCGAAATGGCTGTAATCGATACCAGCGCCCGAAAACGAAAACTAACATCAACACCCTCAACCTCCGCCGGCGCTGCCGTTGAAGCAAAAACACCACAATCGGCCAAAAGAAAGGTAACGTTATTAAAGAGTACACATTTGGATCCGACGCGCAAAGAAACGCTAGTCAAGAAAATTATACCCAGCTACGAATACACTGCAACCGACGTCACCACAACCCCACCCACCGTTTCACTACAACCCACCACCTCCACCACCAATATTATCACACCTTCTACATCCGTAATCACCACACCAACCACACAAGCTACTTCTGTGATTACTACAACACCTACTTCCGTAATTACTAGAACACCCGAAATCATCACTTCACAAGCTACGCCCGTAATCACTGCTACACCCGTACCCGAAACTACCGCACAAGCCACACCAGTAATAACCACCACCGATGTTACCGTCAGACCCAAGCTTAAGCTGATAGACTCCAAACCGGTAAAGCCACCAAATATTGCTATCGCTAGCACCTCCACCTCACCACCACCGCTACCACCAGCACCAGCAGCACCGTCACAACCTCGCAAGCTGCCAAAATACGACGTCAAACCCATCAAGTTGATAGAAATCAAACCACCCAAACCGGTCACGCTCACCGGCACCGAAGATGAAGTCTTGGCCATGCAAGAAATGCTTCAACTCAACCGAGATCTCTATCTGCACTACGTCGATCTGGCGAGAAACGTACAAGTCTACGATAGATTCATCGGTAACTTTAAAAGGTGGCTTGGCGTCTTAAAACACTATTGCGAGGAGGTTCCGCGTATAGACGAACCTCCCGAAATCACCATCGTGCCATTCGACTTTGAGACACCACGGGGAGCCGTCACACCGAGCAAGCTACAGGCCATGACCGACATCTCCTACGAGAGTTTGCGGAACGTGTCCAATCTGACGATTATCGAAACCGCCGCCAAAGAGTTCGTCGAACAGGCGTTCTTGTACGAAAAAATGATCAGGGACTCGTATTGCAGCATCGATCTACCCTCTCTGCCAGAATACCCCTCGCCCATTATACCGATAGAGCGCATCGAACTAACGAAAGAGTCCGCCTTCGCCAACTATATGAGCAGCAGGAAAATAGGCAAGCTTAAACCAGAGACTCCGCTATTCACCACCACCGAAGACGTCAAACAGCGAATCGCAGAACTGTACCAGCGACACGGCCGACCAGGCGTACGCGTTTCCAAACTCATCGACGTTACCAATCCCTCAGATTTGCCCAGCGAAGCCGACATCGAGTGGTACGAACAAGCCTCGAAACAGATAGAGTTCCGCAGAGAAACTAAAAAGACACCCGCGCGGAAACGAAAGATGCAACCGCCCCCCGAAACAATCGTCTTCGCCGGCACCACGGACAAACAAAAACTCAATGAAATCAACGAAATGCTCGATTCCGACATCGCCTTCACCGATGCGCAGCTCAGCTACCTCGATAGGATGCACGACAAGATCGTCGAGAGGATGCAACCGAAAAGGATGCGCACCAGAAAAGCGGCAGAGGGCAAAACCACTATCGAAGTCAGTTTCAACGACGCCGAACTCCTAGCCTCTAAAAACCTACAAACAATGGTTGAAAATCTCAAGAACGAGAAGGTAAAGGCAGAGGTCGACAAGTATTTGGAGGACGAGATCGTACAAGAGGTAGCGACACGATCAGACGAGGAGGGAGAAGAGGCGACGGCGACACCAACAGCAGAGGGAGAGGCGGGACCAACAGCAGGAACAACAGCGACACCAACAGAGGGAGAGGCGGGACTAACACCAGGACCAACAGAGGAGGCGGCACCAACAGCGGCGACACCGACAATCGAGGCGGAAGCAATGGAGGAGGAGGAGGAGGAGGAGGAGGAGGTGAAAAATGATGAAGGCGTAGGTGTTATTGTACGTACATGAGCAATTTATTCATTATGCAAACAAAAATATAGGCTCCACCGTATAGTAGTCGGGACGAGTAGGAGGAGGAGGAGGAGGAGCAGGAACAAGATCGATTACCTCGTTATGGAAGCGGACGCGCTTCTTAGGCGGCAGCAACTCCGTGCTGTTTATTTGTACCAGTTTACGTTTCAGATCGCGCTTCACGTCTTTATTCAACACCACCGGCTCCAGGTTCACCGTGCTGCCCGACACGTTCGTCATGTCGGCCACCGCGTCGTAGAATATCTTCGTCACAATCTCTTTCGCAAACGACACCATATAGTGGTCGTCCGGCTTAGGGTGCTCCATCTCCTCCATGCACTGGTGGTAGTGCTGCAGCATCGCCTTGGGCGATGACTTCATGTCCGGGTTGATTTTATCGAGGCGTTTGCTGGCAATCTCGAGGAAACTCTTGTAGTTCGGAAACACGTCTTTGCTCTTGTTCATAATAAGTTTAAACGCTATCAAGACTATTCGTCTATTGAAATCCTTGTACTCGACACTCTCCTCGACGTACTTGGTCTGAGATATCAACTCTTTGATATTTTTAAAATTCGTGTCGTTGGGCGTCTCTTTGTACTCGGTGTGCGCCTTTTTTATCATCGCCAGCACGTTATCCGGCAGCATATTCTCATTCTCGATCAGGCTGCTGCAGCGGTCCGCGATTAACTGCTTGGTAAACTCTTTCACATCCACCGTCTTCATTACACACAAACAATTGACAACGCGCGCACGACAACAACAACACTTATATCATGAAATTGGTGGTCGTGTTCCTCACGTTGACTTGCGTACTCGTACTCTATCTCATCAAACTCAACAACGGCCAGAGGAAAGAGTTGCTTATCTATCAATACAAAACTTTACAGAGGCCGTTGGCGGACGTCGTTCGCGTAGAGGCTCTCAAATCATCGTACATCACCGCCGCCGCGTAGACGTAACACCAGATGCAGCGTGCTCTCCTTCTGAATGTTATAGTCGGAGAGGGTGCGCTCGTCGTCGAGCTGCTTGCCGGCGAATATCAGGCGCTGTTGGTCCGCGGGAACGCTCTCCTTGTCCATGATTTTTTGCTTCAACGACGACACAGTGTCGCTCGACTCCACCTCCACCGTTATCGTTTTACCCGTCAGCGTCTTTACGAAAATCTGCATGTTATCGATGGATCTCGCGCGCTAACACGCCAAATATAACGCACGCTTTTACTTATATTATCACGTCTCATTATTAAGAACACTCTCCTCATGACCTGTCCCGCCAACGTTAAAGTTTACATCTCAGACGCCTACGTCCAATTCCCCTACAGTCAGGTGCCGACGGCACCGCGAGACGCGGGCGGAGGGGGCAGGGTGCTCGCCGTCACCGTTTTCGTGCCCACCTTCGAGGACGTCACCGCCGTCAACACCACGCTCGTACAGAGACAGAGCGGATACACCGATGTCCGCGTCGAAAAACACACGGCACAGGATCACACCACGACCGACAGCGGACGGGTAGTCGTCTACTGGAACGTCATCGGACACATCAACCGACTCGGCCTCGGAGAAACGCGCGTCTTTAGCGTCGTACTCAGCGACAACCTGTTCCTGTGCGAAAAAGTCGAAATCGTCAGCGCACCACCCACCTCCTGCCCCATGCAGATCGAGTATTCCGTTTGCAACACCACCGATTGCGTACTTGTCGGCGAATCGCCCTCCGATCACAACGTTCTGCAGAGCATCGCCACACACAACCAGCTCCTCATACATTTCCGACGAGAAACCCCGATGGGCATCAAAATACTCAACATCAAGCGCTTCCTCATCATGTTTGGCATGCGATCCGAACCCGTCAAGTTCTCCATCTACATGCCGCACGACGATCTCGCGATCGTACAAAAGGAGTTGACGTGGGAGAACACACGCAGGGTGCTGCGAGGGGGCGCCAGCAATTTATGTAGGGCGTACAATCTGACCAGCGTTAAATACGTTCTCGACGCTCTCGAACTGCTCGGCATCAGGCGGGACAACGTGTCCTCGGTGCACAATCTCGTCGAAATCTTCTCGCCGCTCGTCTTGCGCTACCGCATCGTGCCTGACGTCTTCTTGCACATGAACCATCTGACCAAACGACACAAGCACGTGCGTCTATATTGCGACGGAGACTCGTTGGCCGTGTCGCCAGGCGGCATAGTGCCCGTCAACCGGCTGACGCACAACCCCAAAACGTTCGAACACGACCCTCTCGCTCCACCACCCGAACGCTTCTACATGGAGCTGGGCACGCGCGACATTTACGTACAGGTACCTAAATACAACTATTTCTTGTAAGCCATGGACGAACCACCAGTACAAAATTTCGACCAACTCGACTATATCGTACGAGAGAACAGCGTGTTCATCAAGCAAATCTTTCTTTTCTTCGTCACAGTCTCCTTGTTCCTAGTCATCGCCATGATGATCGTCGTGCTGTCGCGCTTACACTTCCAACAGAAACAGGTGAGAGCGTTACGACGAGCCGACGACCCCGTCAAACAAGCCGCCCGACACCAGGGCTGGACCGACGCCGGACGCATCGCAAGACCCGAGACGGTACTGAGGCAAAAGGCCGGCACCAGAGTACTCGTCACCACCGGCAAACCACCCAGGGAGAGGTTGACCATGTTGTAAATATAAAATCAAAAATTCAAGCGCACAATATTTTATTACTAACAGATCAAAATAGTCTCTAATAAATAATTTCACATCAATATATACGGTCTAAAACAGTTTTACACATCGCTTCAGTTTAGACTAAACGTATATTGGGCCGCAGGCTGCTGCTGCTGCTCGAGGATATCGCTAACCATTTCCGAAGTGAGAGGCTGCTTTTTCAACTTGGGCTTATTGATAGGCTTCTTCACTTTGCCGAGGTGAGACGACAAACTGCTGCGCGGTCTTTCTTCCGTGGGCGAGGACGCCGCAGCCGCCGCTGCCGTTGCACGATGCTGCTCCACAAACAGCTTAAACTTATCCATTGTCATCTTGAACATATCCTTCTGGTTGAAGAGGACGTCCGCTTCCTTGTAATCGGGGTCCGGTCGAGGAACCTCCGAGTTCTCGTAGAACGCCACCAACATCGCCAGGGCGTACTCCACAGCGTGTTTACGAGACCGGTCGCTACGCTCAATGTTCAGCACACGCCTCGTCGACTCCACGCCGTGTTCGTCTTTCTGCACCACATAGTCGTACTCGTTTATCTCCTTGTGGAACGCTTCGATTCGCGACAAAATCACGTACAGCGGATAGCCGTTCTCGTCGAACGGCTTCTTCGTTTTCGGATTCACACCCATCAGGCTCCACATCTTGTTCGACGATTTCCACTCGAGCTTCAGGCGACTAATCAGCTGCGTAAACAAAATGTACTTGTTATTCGTGTACAACGAGGTTTTCTTCCTTTTGAAACTACTCTTCTTCAGCGGGTTTATCTCCACCTTCAGTTTCACCTCAAAGTGTTTGTTATGGAACAGCGGGTTTAGCAGGTTGCCGTCGAGCATGTCCACGATCTCCGCGCCGTTGCTAAACTTTTCCAGGTTCACGTAGTAGTTGCGCGGAGCGGAAGGCGCCACCGAAGCCGAGTCCATCAAGCTTTCCGTCGACGACAGCATCTCGCGGGGCATGCTCGACAGGGGCGCAGCGTTCGTACTATCGACAAATTCCATTGTAGCGCTCTAAGCAGCACGCGTATTCCTCTTCGAGTGTTTTCGGTAAATTAAATACGTATTGGAGGCGATCGAGGTGGGCACTTATGCTCACGAGCAGGTCCGGTTGTCTAATGAATATATCGTGCGCGTTACGCTTAATAAAGCCGAAAACAGACGCAAATCCTGGGTCTTCCACGTGCGACGTCACTTGATCAGTGTCAAAGTTATCCTTACGATAATTTACAGCCTCTCTCACTATAGCGTACACTTGACTCTTAGTCAGCATCTACTCACACACACGCACCAACACACACGCACACACTCTCATAAACCGTACAACGACCACAAATCGCACGTCACACGCTTCACGTAGCATCATCCGCACCACGTAGCGTCCACGCAAACACCACGTAGCATCTACACACAAAACTGTGCGGCAACAAATTCTCGCCAAAACCATTTGACAACGCTATTAATGTCGATCCCATTTTAATAGTTTTGAAACTTCCAAATTTGTTTAATATCGATCCCAGTGTGGCAACCGGATTTCGTCAAAATTAAGCGGCACACGATTTTCAACATTTTGCGACATGATTGACTAAAACTTTCATAACCACATTTTTCCAAAAATGTTGTGGCACGCGGTTTTTGAAACTGTTTGCCGTTCAATTCTCGCAAAACACACTTGCCACCCCCGAATCGACATTAAAATATATCGTTTCAAAACTTTTGCGGAAAAGGATCGACATTAAAACATGTGGCAAACAAATTTTGCGAAGAATAAGTGGCACAAAATTTTGAAAAATCAAAAACAGAGTGGCACGCGGTTTTTGAAACTGTTTGCCGTTTAATTCTCGCAAAACACACTTGTCATTAACAAATCGACATTAAAATATATCGTTTCAAAACTTTTACGGAAAAGGATCGATATTAAAACATGTGGCAAACAAATTTTGCGAAAATTGAGTGGCACGAAATTTTGAAAAATCAAAAACAGAGTGTCACGCGGTTTTTGAAACTGTTTGCCGTTCAATTCTCGCAAAACACACTTGTCATTAACAAATCGACATTAAAATATATCGTTTCAAAACTTTTACGGAAAAGGATCGACATTAAAACGGGTGACTAACGAGTTTTGCGAAAATTGAGTGGCACGAAATTTTGAAACATTTAACACACATTTGTGCAAAAATAAGCGGCACAAAATTTTGTAAATCTTTGGACGTACATTTCTTTAAAAAATTTAGCGTCAAACGCATCAAAAATATTGTGGCACGCGTTTTTGGAAACTGTTTGCCGACCAATTCTTGCAAAACCTGTTTGGCGTTCACAAATCGACATTAAAATATATCGTTTCAAAACTTTTGCGGAAAAGGATCGACATTAAAACGAGTGACAAACGAGTTTTGCGAAAAATTGAGTGGCACGAAATTTTGAAAACACACAAACTAGCCACTGACATTCATTGACAGTGACATTCTTTTGACAATCTATCGACAGTGACAGTTCTTCAACAGACAGTGACAGTGACAGTGACATTCTTTTGACAACCTATCGACAGTGACAGTTCTTCAACAGACAGTGACAGCTCTTCAACAGACAGTGACAGGTGCTTAGTCTCAATCACTTATGTCATGTATGTATGAGACAAATAAACGATTTATTTATATTTATTTATTTATTTAGTCCTGAAGTATAGTGTTTAGACTAAAAAATTGACAATATACTGTATTTAGACTAAAAACAAATTTTTCAACCTGCGTTACCCCCACCACTCATATTCAAACTATCACTCACATCTAATCGCTCGAATGAGCGAAAGGGGGGGGGTGGTGTAGCCATGTGTATAAAGATTGCTGTTAGCGAGCAGCGTATCAGTCGATTTGTACAGTTAGACATGTCGTTCCTATCCAGACAGCTGTTCTCCGTAGGAGACAAGTCTTGCCACCTGTGGATCGTTAAAGTGGAGGCGCAGCACGGCGACACGGAACACTCGCACTTCTTCTACATCGCGAGCCCGCTGGCAGAGTTTTTGGGACTACCCACGCAAGACATCAGGCAAAACGCAGCGAAACCGGAGTGGTGCAAGAGTTGGCAGCAGATACGACTCATGATCAAATCCGCGCAATTTTGCGCGCCGCACGATTGGCAGCCCAACACGCTGTTCCTCGCCGAGGGAGGCGTGCACGCCTTCGTCGTACGCTCTCAACTGCCGGAGGCGCTCAAGTTGCACGAGTGGCTGTTCCAGGAGGTGACTCCCAAGCTGCGCCGCGACGGTCATCGCTTGTGCCGAGTCAAGGAGGACAATTACAGGATTATGCTCGAAGAGGCACGCATGGAGGCGCAAGTCTACACGTCGCAATTGAACAAACACTACATGACACGTTTGCACAAGAAGGACCAGGATTGCGTGGAACGATTGACCAAAAAGGATCGAGAGTTTGTGGTACAGACGCACAACATGCGCGACTGTTACAACTGGCAGATTTACGAGTACAAGACGCGCGATTCGAAGCACAAGACCGAGATCGAGCAGCTGAAGCGGAAGCTTGGCGAACAGCACGACGACGACGACGACGGGCCGAACAACAAGCGACTGCGCATCCGCTCGCCCGAGCAGCACCCTTCCGACAAGAGTCTCAAGATCAAGTGCGACAACGCGACCGTTCTGTGGAACAGGGTGACGGAGCTGCAGCCGCACATGTGTTTCGGCTTTCGCTTCACCAGCAACGGGTCGTGCGCCGCCGAAATACAGTTTCTCACCGCCGAGGAGATCGTCGACAAGTACAGGGAGCACGTGCAGATGTGTGCCGAGAACAAGGACGAGGACCGGGCGCGGATCGAACACTTCAAGGCGATGAATCTGCTGGACGAGGAAGACGCCGTGCGCAAGTGCTTCACGCCGAGCGTCGCAGCGCATCTAGGAACCACCAACGACGAGTGACAAGATAATCCTAACGCTGTAATTCACAGTCGCGTAAATAAACTGGTTTTTTTTTGATAATTTTTTACTTTATTTACCCAACCTCATACTGATTCTTGCGCCGCCATCAGACAGATGTACTACTTTTTTTTTAAATTTAAATTTTTAAATTTATTTGTTTTAAATAATACACACAAACGAGAGCGCAACAAGACGCATAAAACGTAACTTGCAAGCGTAAAAAGGCAACCGCTATTTCGGATGGATAGTTTTGGAGCCGGTGGTGGGAAAAAATCTCGCACGACTGGCGATGTCGCGCCCCCGGTTCGATTCCGCCGCAAGCAGCGCTCTTTTTGTAGTTTTGTATTTTTGTAATTGATACTATTTTTTTATAAATTGATACTTTTTCTTGAATTGTACGACAGAGGGCGCCAATTTCCGTTGCGCGATAATTCCGCCAGAGGGCGTGCAAAAACCCATCGACACAATCGACAAAAAGAAGACGTTTGCGTTGGGTATCGAACGCGCGCCCCCACACACGGCGGCCGCCGTCGCTCCGATCGCGCCACCAGCGCGAAAAAGGTCGAATCGAAATAGCGGTTGCCTTTTCGCGCTTCAAGCGCACTCTAAGACGTATCGCGTGTCTTTTTGCAGATTCTGGACGGACCACTCTCGAAACGGAAGAAGAAGTGTAGCGATGGTTGCGATGTTTGCCACATGTTTTAATATCGATTAGCGATGGTTGCGATCGATGGACAAGTGTAGAACTTGCATGTAAGGAAAATCTGCTACACAACATGAATAACATTTCGCTTTATACGAGTTGGGCGCTAATGGTTGTAGTGATAGTGGTGGTGGTGGTGTTTGCGTTCAGGCGTGCCGCCGAATCGAGCCCGTGTCATCCGGACACGAACACGGCGGCGGACCCCGATTCGTGTGTGGCCTACTACGATTGCGCTACCCGCCAGCGACGTCTGTGTCCGCCGAACGAGTGCTACGACAAAAAACTCGGGATGTGCACCAACATGTGTTATCATTGCCAGGTGGAACTGTGCAGCAAGCTAGACGCCAACTGGGGTAATATACCCGTTGAAAACAACTGCACGATGTATTTGTTTTGTGTCCACCAAGGCGCGGCTCTAGTCGGTCACACATGTAACGCGGGCCAGTGTTATAACGTTTCTGCGAACCAGTGTACGTCAGCCATCGATTTGTGCGACTGTCGCAACAACGAATTTGACTCTGTTTAAAAGAGGATAAGGGTGAAGGGTGAGTTAAAAGAGGAGGTAGAAGATAATATAAATATAAAAGAAGTAATAATACATAAAGGGTTGTATTTTTAGTAAACGCAACATGGCTGCTACAACGACAACAAGTCTGTCAAGATAGATTCCGTTTTGTAGCGAAAATCATCCTCGTGGCCGAACGACAAAAGACAGAAGATCAAGTTTCGCGTCTTGTGCACGTTGCACCGCTCCAGGTTGTAGTGGAAGTGCGGATTGTCGATGACCCGGCGGATCGCGTATCGAACGTACTCCGGTTGTAGCGACGCGTCCTCGGTCAGCGCCTGCCAAGCATGCTCCTCGTGGTCGTAGAAATCAGGGTTGTAGTGCAAGTTTATGTACAGATCCGCCGCGTTCGTCAGGCGACTGTCCGCAAAATACTGTTCCGCCTTCACCCTGATGTTGCTGCTGTCCACGTCGACCCGCGTCGCGTAGTATCCCACGATGTAGTAGTAGTAGCTGGCCCCGTAGGCTGGGTCGTTTTCCTCGAACAGTTGGGCGAGCCTGTACAGTTTGTTGTGCAGGTTGTTGCTGTCCAAGCGGAACAACGAGCGCAACATCCGGTGGAGCACCGCCTCCAGCTTGCCGTCGTCGCCGCCTCCTTGCAGTTCCCGCGCCAGCATCGGGTGGCAGTCTGGATGGACGCTGCGCCTTTCGACAAACTGTTTGGCGATACGCAGGCTCGACGTCCAGTCGTCCGGCATGAGGGTGTCCGCGTCTATCGCCTCGAAAACGAACCGGTAGTGCTCGTTCCAATCGCTCGGTCTGCAGGGCAGCATGATGTCCCTTTCCCACACGACGTCCGAGCTGCGGTTTTCGTAGATGTGATGGAGCCGCTTAACGCTAACCCACTTGCCGTAGTAATTGCAGAGGGTCAGTTTAACCAACAAACTATTCTCGATGATATTGTAGCACATTGTAGGTTGAGCAAATCTCCCCACACTAAGTTTTATCTGGTAATTCCGAATATTTTATACTAGTGTTATCAGATAATAAGTATTTATCTGAAGATGAGTACTGAAGTTTTCAATGATTACTGACGCCGATGATGCCGCAGCCGAGTCTGCTGCCAGAGTTGCCGGTGATTTTGCTCTGCTCGTCGTCGCCCAGGCCAAAGTCGTCCTCCATGGCGTGCACCACGATGCTGCGCCCGAGAATGTTGTGCGGGCCGAACAGCGACAGCATCGCGTCAAACGTGTCGAACAGGGTGACGGTCGAGCCGTCCGAGCACACGTTGCCCAGATCGCCGAGGTGACGCCGCGGGCTCGCGGGACCGCCGTGCGGCTGCCCGAACGGGTTCAGGTGCTCGCCTGCTGACGTGCACCCGTTCGAGGTGTCGCCGAATTCGTGGATGTGTATACCGTGACACCCGTAAGGCAGTCCGTGCAGCGCGCCTCTGATGCGAACCATGGCGTTGGCGTCGGCCTGCTGAAACGTAACGTGGCCGCGCACGTCGCCCGCCAGAACGGCTTTGGCAAACTTCATACTTACAATTTTCCCAACGCGTCTGTCAGTTTCTCGGTCTGTTGTTGCACCTTACCAAATGCGGCGGTCGACACGTTAGTTGTTGGGAGTCAAAAAGCCACGTGTCGCCACAAACCAATAGAATGGCTATATCGTTTTCACATCTGTAGAATCGTTTACAATTATTAGGATCAGGCATAATTCCTTTGAATCCTTCGGGACAAATTTCAGAATAATACTCGTCGTAATCTGAGCGTGCTACAATCACCACGCCTACAACCACCGCAACAATCACACAAAACAACACGATGATTACGATGGTAATTGTTCGCATTTTACTTACCACACACCACCTGCCGCACAATCAAGAGTAATCGACAAAAATTTGTTGGCTGATAGTTTTCGACAAAATTGTTTGCCACAAATTTTTAATGTCGATCCTTTTCCAGAAGTTTTGAAAAGATTTTTTTGTTCGTGGATCGACATTAAAAATTTGTGGCAAAATATTTTTACCAAAAATTTGTGGCACGAAATTTTACAAAGCAAGCGGTTTGTTGGCTGATAGTTTTCGACAAAATTGTTTGCCACAAATTTTTAATGTCGATCCTTTTCCAGAAGTTTTGAAAAGATTTTTTGTTCGTGGATCGACATTAAAAATTTGTGGCAAAATATTTTCACCAAAAATTTGTGGCACGAAATTTTACAAAGCAAGCGGTTCAAATTTTTCGAATTTGTTGGCTGATAGTTTTCGACAAAATTGTTTGCCACAAATTTTTAATGTCGATCCTTTTCCAGAAGTTTTGAAAAGATTTTTTGTTCGTGGATCGACATTAAAAATTTGTGGCAAAATATTTTCACCAAAAATTTGTGGCACGAAATTTTACGTAGATAGGTACCTCGATTTTTTCGAAATTTGTCGTAATTTTAGGCAAACGTTTTTGATCAAAATGTTGTGCCACAAAATTTTACGGAACTCGTATTGAAGCGGTTTAAATTTTTAAGATTTGTCGTTTGGCACATATTTTAATATCGATCTTTTTCCAGAAGTTTTGAAAAGATTTTTTGTTCGTGGGTCGACATTAAAATTTTGTGGCAAACGTTTTTCGTAAAATTTGACCGGTAAGCGAAGCCCAAAACTTGTATACCGCGCTAATTTTAGAATTTGTCCGCCATCATTTTTTTTTGCACACTGTGCCAGAATAACCGAAATCGACATTAAAACATGTGCCAAACGTCAAATCACCCCAAACTTGTATGCCACGCTAGTGTTTGACGCTGCGCGAGATTAGGGAGTGTTATAAAAGGGTGGTCGAGCGTGCTGGCTCGTTATTGTTAATCATGATACTGTCGTACGAGAACGTGCTACCGGCCGACTACTTTTTCGGTGGCCCCACGCTCTTCCACAGGCCCACCGCGGAGATGAAACGCGTCGAAGGCCTGTATACGAGCGACCTCACGGTACGGACCTACAAACAGATGCAGGAGTTTGTGTGTCTGATGGCGGACTACATGCGCGAAGCCCGGCACGACCACCGCTTCGACGACTCGTGGCTGGTGCCTCCGTTTCTGTTGCGGTTCGCGGACGAGGTGACGCACGAGTCGATCGTGAGCGGCCGCCTCTACCCGTGTCAGTTGGACGTAAAGTCTGTCGACCACACGGTTTTCCGCAACATGGACTACTTGCTGCGTCGTATCGTCGTCGACTACAACTACATCTGGCGTTACTACCAATGTCTGGGCGACCACGACTCGTTCACCAGTCTGCTGGGCCACGCGGTCGGGGTGGCGAGCAGCATGTTTCGGCTGGACCTGGCCGAGCACAACGAGCCCGCCTGGTGCTCTGTCTACACAGACACCGACACCGACGACGACGACGAATTAGACAACAGTAGTTGTAGTAGTAGTATGATATAACCTCAAATACAAATAAATGCCAAATTGAATTTGAACCTTATTGCGTTTGATTTACACAACATAAACAAATTATGTTTTAGAAAGCTACGATACCCTTTTATTCTATACTAATATTTCGACGTGCGATTCCATTTTCCTCTCCGTTATAACCGCCGCGCCGGCACAACCACATGCCGCAAACGATGACGAACCGCTACTGCTACTACTACGCGTGGTGCCTGCTGTTGCTCGGCGCGGCCGCAGAATCGAGGCATGAGGCGTACTCCATCGTGCGTAACCGTCTGTGTCTCAGCGATTGCGTGGACGGAGTGTGCACCGTGGACTTTTCGGGCGCCATCTCCAACTGCCGGCAGACGCGCAACTTTGTCAAACACTATCGATCCGTGTCGAACCAGAACTGCACCAGCAATTGCGGTCCCTACGACGACGAGCGGTGGCAGCAGCACCACTGCGTTGTGGAGGACGGCCGACGAGAGGTGTGCAACCGCGAGCTGGGGTTGCGCGCGAGAGAGGTGTCTCTGACGCTGAACGTTTACCAATCGTGCATCGACGCCTGCGAGAAGCGCGGCCGCGACCGGGCTTGGTGTTACGTGGCGGGCGGAGAGCGCGAGTACTGTGTGCCCAACCGGCGCGAGCTTCTCGTCGACTACCGCACCGACGTCGGCACGGTGTGCAAGTCGCCGTGCAAGATCGACACGGACTCGAGCACGCGCTGCTACGACCTCACCGGCGCCTGGCGCCAGTGCACGCTCAACCCGCGCTACCACGACGAGCTGCAGCGCGTCCACGACTTTGTCATGCACGGCGGCGATCTAGGCGAGTTCGGCCCGAACGGCTACCGTCGGTGCTCGGCGGGACGTCGTCGGCGCCAGTTGAACATGGACGACTACTTTGCGGGCGACTTCATCCTGCCCGACCCGACGACCAACGCCTCCGACCCCGTGTTCGACTCGACCGGCTGGATCCCCGACGGCCGCGGCAACTACTACAGGAGGCACCGCCGCGATCTCGCCGCCGACTACCGACGCGACAGATTGGCCGAGATCGAGCGGGCGGAGCGGCGAGACAAGTCGTTTAGCACCACCACCAGACTTGAGATCACGCTCGACCAAATCGAACGCGAGAACCTGCATCGAGCGAACACGCGGCACAGGATCGTGAAGCGATCGTCGAACATCGGCTTCGACGTGGAGCGCGTGGCGAGACTGTACGAGCGCAACAACCCCAGCGTCGCGACCAACAGCGTGCCATACGTCTCGTACACCGTGCTGCCGTTAGACGCCCGCTTTGGCGACGTGGCCGAGAACGTGCCTCTGACGCTACGCGGCCTGGTCACCAAGCACAACCTCGAATTCGACATTCACCGCTTGCCCAACTGCCTCCTCATGCACAACACCACCGGAGCCGAGCGCTACCAGCATTTGAACAGGCAGATCTCCGACTTTGTCGACACCAGCAGCACGCGGTACGCAGAGGTGTTGGCGGTCTACATCTACGACCGGACGCTCGTCCAAAAGGCGGTGGGGCTACGCGTCCGACTGTACGACGGCTACCAGCTCTTGGCTCTCGACGGGACACCTGTGCACAGCGTGCGCGACAACCCTATGGAAAATATGCTCTTCACCACCACTTTGGAGCAATCTGTTTGTTAAATAAATAAAACTCGATGCTCATATTTTTATTTTTAATTAATTCTTGACACACCAACAACATATCTATACAAACACTACACAACTACACATTTTTTTTTACGTTACAACAACAGCTATTGTTACTACAAACAACTACCCAACAACTATTCTTGCACGACGCACATGTCCCACAGGTTGCCCTTTTCAAACTCCCGCTTGATGGCGGCCTCGAAGTCGTCGGCGTCTTTGGCGTCGAAGAACTCGAGGCGCTTGTTGCGTTTGACGAAGCGTCCGTATTTGTCGTTGCAAGCCTGCACAACAGCTTGCCAGCACTCGTTCGGGTTGGAGCATTCGACTGACACCACGACATTGGTCGACATCTTCCTCCGCTTAGCCTCGACGTAGGCGCGCTTGGCGACGACGCCGATGATTATGTTCTCCTTGCGGTAGACCAGGATGTTGGTCTTGTCGTCAGCCGGAGCCGAGCGTTTCTGCAGCAGAACGTTTATCTGAGCCTCCTTGTTCAACAGTAGCTTGTCTTTGGTTTTCAGAGACGACAAGATGGCCGTCATGTGGTTGTTGAATATATTCATTTGGTTGCCAAACATGTTTATGTTGTCTTGGTTGCTCTTGTCCTTCTCCACCAAGACGTTGATTAAGCTGTTTATCTGACGACTCTTTTCAAGTTCCAAATCCAAATCAGCATGAATCTTTTCGACCATCTGATCGCTGACCACCTGACCGCTCTGGTACCCGCCAGTTTTGCGGATCGAAGGTAGCACCTCTTCAAACAGCCAGACCCTAAACTTTTCCGCTTCAGGTAGTTTTGAGCGAACAATCAGAGCATACACACCCGCTTCAGTGATAAAGACTGTATCAGGATGTATATTTGTATTATGTTCCAAATCGACATTAAAATTAATATCGATTTTAGATGGGCCCCATTCCGGGTCCCTATAAGACGGGCGATGAAAATTGCCATTTATTTCCGCCCAATTCTTACGCCACTCTGGTTTCACATGTTTTGCCACTGAATTTTTTGGATGTTTATAACCCAAGAGTTTGGCAATCGGTTTAGCGGATACCATTATAGTTTCTTTTCCTTCTTCCAACACTTTAACTATATGTAAGTCACACACCCCATCTGCAATCTTGTACGTCATCTTGTTCAAAGTCAAATTAATCACCGGCTGGCGAGAAGATGTCGACGCTGCGCAGATCGACAGTGCTATGACGGTCGTATCGCTCATTGGCGACAGCGGCGGTTCAATTATTGGTTCTGGTTGAGCGTCTTTCACCATTAGTTTTTGCTGTTGTTGAACATTCTCGGGTTTCTTCTCGTATTTGGGCAGGATAAAGTTCTCAATCCAATCGCGAAAGGCGAAATTCTTCTGGTCGTTCGCCACCATGAGCAGGCCGGTGCCGGTGATGAATTTCGAGTTTGTGTTGACGACCGCGGCACGGCCGATGCTGATGCTGACCGACTCAGGCCCGAGCAGTTCGACGAACGTCTTCTGATGATAGTCGGTGCTCTTGTCGTAGGTGTCGACGCAGCCCAACGCTATGACGAACGGCTTCGCTAGGAACCACACCGTGTCGTCCTTCTTCGTGCTCACGATCTGGACCAAATGGTCGTCGAACTTCTCCTCGCCAAACGGGTAGAACGTGCGCACAGTAACCTTGTTGGTAGGCGGTGGTCGAATCTTCAGCTCGGTGTGGACGTGCACGAACATGGTGCGCGACGCGTTTAAACTCAAACACGTCTCCGACTGCGACAGCCACCTTTGAAACTCCTCTTTGTCCTCGCCCGAAGCGTCCAGCATCTCGTACAGCCCTTTCGTGTTCACGAACGGGTGACGGTCGGCCACTTTCAGGTGGTCGTTGTACACGTTGTGGCGCGCCCTCAGCTCGTCGTAGCGCGTTAAGTTTTCGTGCGACACGTGCTTCACGCTCCACGCGTCCCCCATCAGCATCATGATGGACAAGGCGTCGTTCCACTGTTCCTCGTCGCACATGATGCGCGCCGCACGCAGACCCTTCTTGTGTCTGAACAATCCATACGAGTGCACCACGTTCGGCGTGCACATGTAGTGCGGACAACGCGAGTATTCGGTACCGTTGATAACGACCAGCATGACGACTTGTGTGAGCGAGTCGTCTACAGAGTTACTTGTGAACGTGCAAAGTGTAAGGCGCGGTTATATACATTAACATCTTACTTACTTAGCCTTACCCCCACTACTCATCTCAAAACTTAATACAACACCCTAGACGAATCGTATATTTCAAGTCTGCTCCTCTTTGAATAGTAATAATTATATTAGTAAAATGTGTAGAATAATGCAAAAGTTTTTAGACTTTTCTTTTGTATTGTTTCCCTATGACTATATGGTTTGGTGATGGTTTCTAATAAAAAAACTCGACTTTATATATAATTTGTTTATATTCCAACACTCCTCACTGACAACCACCTAAGAATTAAACACAAATAAAAAAAATGTAAATGCCAAATTGAATTTGAACCTTATTGCGTTTGATTTTACAAAAAAAATTGTTTTGTTATACATTCAATAGTTGCGGTCGAATATGACACAAAATTTACTGATACGGTTTACATCGAACCCGGGCGGAAGCTTAACGAAGCGTTTGTACACGTTAGGATTAGTTTGTCCATTCGCAGAGTAATATTTGTCTTCTTCGTCGATGTCAATGGTGTCGTAGCCTCCCCACGGTTTATAGAATCTTTGCGAGAAGACCTCTGCGCCGAAAACTTCCCTGATGTATTGGTCGATCAGCAATGTGTTGGCGGCCGTTTGTTCAATCGAAGGGTCTAGTAGTAGTCCATCGACGTCGTGCCAATTGCAATAATACACGGCCATCCCGTTCCATTCTTCAGACGTCTCGCTCCAGCAACGACACATGTATTTTTGAAACTCCACGTTGATCTCGGATCGACGAATCGCCAACACCATTTCTTCGACCGGATCAGGATGGTTGTCGTAGTGGAGAACGTTGACAAAGTAATACCAACCAGGAGGCAGCAAAGCGTAGACGCCAGGCTCATTGGGCAACGTTAAAGACAAGTTAAAAAACACCATTTTTGCCACAGTCGCTGGAACTGATAATATTCTGTTCGGCCCAGCTCTTTATATATACGATTGTTATCTATTATTGGAATTTTAACTATTATCTAATCAGATATGCAGTTTTATTAACTATGATTTCAGGTGTTATGAGTTTGCAATGGCCGTGACGGGCGTGTATGCTGACCTGTACAAACATCTGTCGTATAGCGCGCAATCTGCGCAACGCATTTGATTGTTGAAACACGAATTTATACAAACAATTTCTATCACCTCGTTTCGATTTACGCACATGTACCCACTGAAGCACGGCTGGTCGGCGTTGCGATAGTTTTCGATGGGTTCGTGGGACGCCAAAGGACAAGGCACTTCGTCAAAGGGTAATGCGTTATCAAAACTTATGTCTTTAGGAATATGAATGGCGTCCAAATGGCGGCATCCCGGAACCTGCATACACTCCACCTCAGCGTATTCGCCGTCGCTTTGCAGCTCAAAACAGTAGCCTTCTCGGGATGTGGTTGTAAATAATGTAACGCAATTTCTGATCAATTGACACGGCTGCCCGCTTACTCTTACAAATCTTTTATTGTTGCCGCACACCATTTCGCTGGCTGTTATTTTGGTGGGATGCAGGGCGGCGGTACAACCCGTTTCATCTATTGGTACACATTTAGTTTCTCGAAATTCGTGTTTGTCTGGACAAGCTACTAGTGTATCGTTCAAATAGTAAGTGTCGCATGTCGGACCTTCCGCGACTACGTCCGGAACCTTTACGGGTTCTTCGTTGTTGGACTGATACAACACAAAGGTTAGTATTATAACACCAACAATAATAAGCACAAATATTAATAGTAACATCAATGTTTTATTTACACTTATTGTACTAAGTAAATCAAATTACTAACGGTAAACAGTAATTCGTTGGCTAGATGTGTCGGCAAGCGATGCGTGACAGCGAATCGCGACACAATCTCTTCGTCGACCAACACGTTGTGGTCGTTGTAAACCGCCTCCGCCGCCCGCACCACGTCAGAATTGAAGCGTACCGTCAAGTAGTTGTCCAGCAGTCGTAGGCCGCGGGCGCGGCGATTGAACGTCGCGTACTTGGACCAGTGGTCGGGTTCGTCGATTGTGTTGTCGTTGTCCACGTTGATCGCCAGACCCTTGAGCGCGTTAAGAAACTCCATCCGTTCACAGTACACGATGGGTGCTATATGATCGATGCTCGTAGCGTAGGGCGCCCAGTCGTTGCGCACCAGAAACCAGTAGAGGTAGCAGTCGGTCTTGATCGTAGGGTATAGTTGTTGCAGTTGATGGTACACGTAAAAGTCGAGCAGGTTGTAGTAGCGCCGAAACTGAGTCAGCGCCACCATCCTCACGTACGGTTCGAATGTCGGAGACGTGGTACAATTCTTGGCCGAGTATTCGGCGTGCTTCTCGACCACCACTCGCAGAGTCTGAGCGGGTGTCAGGGTGTTGTCCAGCAGGCCGCGCACGTCGGACAGGAACTCGTTGTACATGAATATGCACGCCAGCGCGTCCGAGGTGACCGCGTCGCTCACCGACACGTGGCACCTCTTGATCACGGTGTTGATGTCGCGCGGGTCCTCTTGCAAATCTTGCGTCCACAGCTCGAACGCGTAGTCGACGGCGTACATACCTCTCGACTGTAGCGAGAGGCAGTACTCGATGAAATCGATCTTGATCGCCCGCGACCATTGCCTGAAGTGGTCGTCGAGGAGGTGTCTAGTAGTCAGCTCGTCCACCAGCACCGCTTCTTTCGCCAGTTTGGCATCGCTCCCTTTGAATAGCGACTTGATGAAATTCATTATTTAGTCTGTCCAATAACGGTGAAGTGTGCAATATTTATAGGTAATTTTACGTCGAACCGATAAGAGTATCGTACTGACCCGGTCATGCTGATAACAGTTTTATTTATTAAAAACCAGTCCATAAAAATTAATTAGCGCTTTAAGATAAGATAGGTAGTACGTAGACTCGTAGCAAGTGGTGGTGTACATAATACTGATGAATGACAATTATTATGGGCCCGCCGACATTTATGGCCAATTGGGAACTGTACATGGTGCGCACGTCGAACCAATCGCTCTACACCGGTATCTCGGTCGACGCGGAGCGAAGGTTTCGAGATCACTGCTCGGGAAGAGGAGCTAGATTTTTAAGGGGCAAAAAGCCCCTGCGGCTAGTTTATAGCAGTAAGTGTCGTATGACACTCTCGCAGGCGCTAGGTTTAGAACGACAAGTAAAGAGATGGTGCAAACGCAAGAAGGAGCTGCTGGTGCAACTACAACCCACCGATCCGCGTAGACCACACACTCATCACTGTTATAGTGTGTAAGGATCGGCGACGCCACTCGATAAACGACTCTATTGTAACGCAATCAACGTCGCTTATCTATCAATAGAGTGTGACTCGGGGATATCGCAACAGTCGAATATCGACGGTATGCGTACGGCGCAAAGATTCAATTCCAACGTAACACTAAAAAATTTTAATATCGATCCTTTTCCACATCTTTTTGAAATGATCATTTTAAATTAATGTCGATTCGTGTGCGGCAAGCGTGTTTTGCGAAAATATTGTGCCATCAACTTTTGGAGTTGTTGTTTTGTGTATGGCGCTGTTCAACGAAATTGGTGTGCGTATTTATAGATGGCGGTTAACTTAACGTAGAACGGTGTGCGTTTTTTACAGGTATATTGTGTCGTTACAGATTAAACACCAAGCGGTCGAATGAGACCGCGCTGCTATTGTTTTACAATTGTGTCTCGTTAGGTAATAGGGTGTCGTCGAGATTATTTGTTCAAGAAGGGGTAAAATAAAAGTGTGTCATTTTGTGTGAACCATATTTTATTCTAATGATAATTATTATTACATTTGTTCCCATTACATGCTACTTAGTGTATTATAATTAAGCGCTTTATTTCCCTGTGATAGACATTGTGATTTCTTACTAAATACCCGTATTTACGCAATGTGCCACCAGTTCCTTTGACGATATCTAGATTGTGATACCATACCTACACAAATTACACGAGACTTATTAAATTACACGAGACTTATTAATTAATATTATAATATTATCATCCTAGATGTTACAGTTTGTTTTGTTATTATTAATAATAGAGGTGTGTACGCTAGTTTGTTATTTTGAGGCTATTCAGTTGTATAGTGTTTGTTAACATTTAATTAAAGTAACTTAGAGTAATCGTATAACTAAACATATTGCCAAACGTTATATTACGAAATACATACTAAAATACGTAAATAATTGTCTTATATATTCGAAAATATTGTTGTTCGAGGTCTGTCGAAAGTGCAAATTAATGTTTTACATGGCTAAACACAATTTAATAAACACATTTTACTAATTACTAAGTTCAAGAGAGCTATTGTGACAGAAAAGTCCAATAGATTATAATGAAAAAGGAGCATAAATGCCAGGATGCAGAAGACCGCCGAGTACCTTGTGGTGTTAATCTGTAACAATATAACACGCAACGATTAAACGTCGTAATTCATTAAGTAATACAACTACTTATTATCAATGATTAGGTACGAACCTGCATATAACATTTCAACCTGCATATTATAATATAGTTGAGCCGTGTTTTCATATGGGGCAGCGTGTGTTCGGCGCGGGCGGCTTCATCGGTGCTAGACGCACATAATAACCTGTAGAAAAAAAAAGATTTCAGTTACATAGGTTACAATAAACACTCTAGAATAAGTCTAGCAGAGATTTCAGTTACATGGGTTACAATAAACACACTAGAGTAAGTCTAGCAGACAATAAATCTTACAACGAGTCCGTGTAGCACCCGCTTCTCCGCCGCTCAACACACACCCCGACTCGTTCAACGATAGCGTGTTTATGTACCTCCCGTTATCGGCGCGGGCGCGCGGTGGGATGATGCTAGGTCAGGGGTCACGGATAACGCCCGCAGCGGTCGGAGCACAGATAACGCTACAAGGTGACCGATAAGTTGTGCCTCGGTGTCTTGTTTTTACGAGTACAAAATAATAATAGGGTATAACTGTTAATTATATAAATAAACGTCGTGTCGGTACGAGCGCTTTATTCGCGTTGCAACATTGGCACAATGGATTCCTCCACACAGGAGTACAACATTAACCGGTTGATCGCCAACAACAGCGTGCTGTGCGGGACCATACAAAAACTGGAAAAATGCATCACCGAAGCACATAACCGTGTCGCCGAGTTGGAAAACGTCGTAGTCGACAAGGACAGACAACTTGACATCGTGTACCATAGGATGAACGAGCTGTACAACATTTTACGCAAGAAAGACGAACAGATCCAGAACCTGACGACACAACCACCACCACCACCACCGCCGCCGCCGCCTACCCAGAAACCGACGACGACGACGACCTTTATACCGCCGCCGCCCAAAATTGAGCAGCCGAAAAAAGAAGACACGCCCACCGCCAAAATACACCCCATTGTGCCGATACCCGTCTTCAAGTACACCATCGGCCAACCGATACCGCTGCCTAGACCGTCGACATCGCCACCGCCGCCACCCTCGCCCGAACGTTTGCCGGAGCACAAGAACATGATGATCTGTGTGACGCGCGTCAACACCGTTATTAGAGCGGTCACCGCTCAAAAGACGTACATCGACTCCTTGAAGAAGCGCAACGAGATCGACCTGAGCTCCGTAGTGGTCGAGATAAAATGCAAGCATCCGCACCGGTTGTGGGAGGAGACCATGAAGAGGTGCCACGCCAAGTACCTGACCAGAGTGAAGCTGTTGAGAAAATCCCTTAAATTTTTTACTACGCGCGACGCCGAACAGTTTGCCCAAGATATCAAATATATGTATAGTAAAATATGAATGTTGTCTTTTTTTTGTAAGTAGGATGGCATTACCTACGGCACAGGATATGATTTGGTGCGACCAGTTTGTGCAACATCGTGTCCGGTTGCATTTGATACGCGATTGGCGTGCGCGTTTTCCCCATCTCTTCATCGACTACACCGTCCGCTACGCAACCAACAACGACTATTACGTACCGCCCGACGTTCTTAACAAACAAGCGTTGGTGGTGGAAATTAATTTCTCCAAAGAGGGTTGCGAAGCGATGACTTGCTACCCTTACACCGCCACCGGTGTTATCGACGTCAACAGCCCTATCGGCGGTTACACACAGACCTCCAATACGAGCGTCCAATACAACCAGCCGGCGTGCTTCTTCTTGGATCGCGCTCTCGCCGTGCGCAACGGTGAGTTGCAATCGATCGAAACACGCTACTCGTCCAACGGGCAGTGTGTTATGGTGGACAGTTTCACCAAGATGTACATGAACACGCCTTACATGCGCACCGAAGACCGAAGATCGGCGGGTATCGATGACGTGCCCGGCTTCGACACGGCCTACAGCGACAACCCGGTGTTTCCCGACAAAGTAGATGGTTTCTTCAACGCCGCCTACTGCCGTCGTTTCGGACGAGACGTGGTCAACGAAAACTCGCCCACGGGCTCCGGTTGCGCGCAAGCGTGGTGGGAGATGCTTATTGGGTTCGTTTTGGGCGACTCTATCTACGCCTCTTTCAAACTGCTCTTCAACGGAGTTGTGGGCGACATGATTTGGCACAACTACAATCGACCGTCGCCCATTCTGCCGCCTGCGCCCCCCGCCGGCGGTCGAACCATGCTCGACGAGTGGATGGAGCGGAGGGACAGCGCGTTCGACGAAAATTTCGAGCGGCGCTACATCACGCACGACGACTTTGGCGAATTGATACCGGGCATGGAGCTAGTGTATCGCGCCGGCCAGGGCTACTCTTATCGCTCGACAGCAAATAGCACGGATAAACGCTCCTTGATCGGAGACATAAACGCTGCCCGTTTGGCACTACTGCACGGCCGGCAGCGCAGAGAGAGCAGCCTGAAATCGAAAGCCGTCTTCGACGCACACTCTCTAAACACGTCCGAGTTTAGCTACGCCGACAACGACGACCTGGACACGATGATCATCGATTTTCTCGAGGATCACTCGTTTATCATAGGCATCTTGACAGACCTAGGTTTTAACATTCTTGAATCGCAACTCGAAAAGCTTCTGAAAGAGGTCAGCAGCCAGCTGCTACCCATTTTGAGGAATGTGCTTTTGAGCGGCAGCAAACGTTTCACGAGTCGGTTCGCAGCCGAGGTTTACAAGTCGGTCGTGATCCACACCGTGCATAAGGCGTTGATTCGAACCGTGGCGATTGTGGCGAAAATGATGTTCCGCGCCGTGAAAATCGCCATGTCGGTCATCAACGTTGTGTTGTTCTTCCTGACGATAGTCGATTTTGTCCTTATGATCTGGGATCCGTACGGTTACAACAACATGTTCCCCAGAGGCTATCTGGACGACCTATCGAACGCCTTTCTCGGCTCCATGTACGAAAGCGTCGGCGTAGAGAATCGAGACATAATCGAAATATTACCCGAAATGTTCTCGTCGCACGTAACAAACAGCCTGCCCACCAGTGCGGTGGAACATGAAGAAATCAACGAACTGACAGTGGCCACGATCAGCACGGTGATCTATCTGGACAGTCTGAAAATAAACAGCAACGGCCAAATTATTATGTACGAAGGCAACCCGCTGACCGGTATCGACCTGGAGAGTCTGGTGTCCTCTAGTTTTGCGGCCAACCGCAACTACCAGTACTTCAAATGGTTCATGCTGAGGCACAATACGATACTGCTTAAGCATTCGCCACTGGTCGAGTATTCTACGATGCTGGGAGGTTTCCTGTTGTTGGTTGGAGGCGCGGTAGCCGTGTACAAGGGTGTCAACCGAAAAAGTCTACAACCACCCCAGCTAGTAGCTTTTTCCGTTCTCTTTTTGATACTCATCATGCTCGGGTTGTGGCTAGTCATCACCGAATCGATCGAATATTACATGCGCTTGTACAACCACAACACTCCCGCTCCGCCTCAACGGAAGTTTCCCACACACAAACCCTTCAAACTTTAGCCCATCCTTATATCTCGTACACTTTTTCGTGCTCACCTTTGTCATGATCTTCTACCACCGCTACTACTTCATCACCTCCTCCTTCTTCTTCTTCTTCTTCTTCTACTACTACAAATTCTTCTTCTTCTTCTTTAACATCCACATCTGGTTCATAGACGTCCTGCACGGCTTCATCGTTGTTATCGACCGCTTCACCTTCGAGTGTTGCAACGAACAATTGCTGGATGACCATGTCGATTTTTCTCTGCATCTCGTCCAGTTTGGTGTTCACGTAGTTAGAACTGTTTTCGTTGATGTTGCGCTTCAACTCGTTCTCCATCGCCACCAATCTCTGGTAGGTAACGGCAATGTCTTGTTGAGTCCTAATGATTTCTTGGTACAAATCTTTGTACGACATTGTTTACATCTTACTATTAATGTGCGGCGCGTTAAAACGATCCGTACAAAACGGGACGCGTCGCCGCCATGAAAAACACACGCACGCATGTTCTACTCCACCCGCGTCGTGCGTTCGCAATACTTTCCTCAATGCGTCAAGTACCTCTTTCCGGCGATCGCCGGCTACATGTTGTATTGCGACGTGGGCGACGACACCGGCGCCTACCACAAGATGAGCGAAGTGATTAAAGTGAAGGAGGGGTTTGTCTCGGTCGAGGTTACGTACGTCAGGTTCGACGTCGACGCGCCCTGCACGCCCGCCGATCTCGAGACGTTCGTCGCTTATGCGCCTCTTCGAGGAATTGACACGCCCAAGACCCGGCGTTTGCTGCTCATGCTACTGAAGGACCGCTGGTTTAAGGGAGACACGGACAGACTTAAGCGGATGCTTCGATTGGACGACTACACGCAGATCGTTGCGTTGGCCGAAAACTGCATATGGGAGCGCGGCTACGAGGACTACTACACGCTGGGTCAACAGTTGAGCATACGCATGACCACGAACCTCATCCAGAGCGGGTTGGATTTTAAACATCAGATCGCCAACAACGGCGAGGTCGTCATGGACGGCAGCCGCGGCTGGTCGGACCCGGTGTTCGTCAAGATATTCTCCTCCATCAAGACGGTGGCCGACATAACCAAGCGCTACAAGTCGAACAATGCGTACGTCATGCTCGAGCTGGACAACGCCAACCAGAACGAGATCAAAGATCTTCTAAGTCGACACTTTCGCGTAGTGGAGCACGACACGCTCAACGTGTGTCTGGTGCATTGCGGAAAAAGCAACAGGGGTAGTCTGGCGGTTCTCGAAAGACTCGCGCCCCTGATCAAGGATCGACGCGTCAACGTCGTGTTTGTCACCGACTCTGAAACCTACGTTAACTCCCATCGCGTTTTCTATATATACAACTCGATGAAATTCTACTACTACTGCCTGCACAACCGATTCGTGTTCGACTATAAAGACTACGAGACTATGTATCTGATCTTCACCATCGTATGCATCGAAATTCTCAACGGCGGCTGTCTAAACAGTTTCACGTTGGAGAAGTCGCCGCTCATGAACCCGCTCGAGCTCAACTCGCGACGGGTGAACGCCTTAAAACGCGCCGCCGCGCAAAACAAAACATTCAACAACGACATGGAGCTCAAAATCGATTTCATCAAAGGTAAACGGATCAAGACCGGCACAAATTATTGCCAGCGTTTGGTCGAAATCGATGTGAAAAATGTGCCGAAAAACGAGTAAATATTTCGGCAAAATCAGATAATCACTAGTATATATATACGAAACGTGCGTGCTCTTGTAAGGTAATGTTGTGCGCGAATGCCTTGCGATGGTTAAGAAAGGTCGACATTCGGGCCTGTTGCTCATTACAGGCGACGACAAAGCCGTTATTTTGCAAGCGAACAAATCCTACAGCGAACACGTTAACAAGAATCTCAAGTACAACAAACACATACCGTTCGTGGAAAAGCTGAGCATCCCGCGCGGACGACAGGACGTCGGAGAGCTCGACTACGAGACGGCGGTGCGCGAGTTCATCGAGGAGACGGGTCTCATATTCGACAAAGTGTTCCTTTACAAGGAGCCCTTTGCGCTGGAATGGCAGGACGATGAGAAAACGTTCAGATACTCGGTCTACGTGGCCTTTCTCGACGGCAACCTAAACTCGCTACGCAAAAAACCCAACAGCTACAACATACGATTGTACCGTAATCTCAACAACATGGAGTACGAGGTGGACTTTACACGACAACGCTACAACACCAACGAGCTGATTAGACGGCTAGACGTCATGAGTTTGAAGAAATACATTTCGTACATGGAGAACCGACAGTTGCCGACCTACAAATACAGTAACTATCGACAATTTTTCGATTACATCTACGACGTTAAAGCGATATACCAGCACGACGCCTGCACGATGGACAGTAATTTTTTTGTACTAGTATTGTATTGGTGCGTGGAGAGCGAAGTGTTTTCCACACGACTTTTGTACTATGTGTAAATAATAAAAATGTAAATACTAAGGGTATAATGTCTTTCGATAACGCCTCTAATCCCATCGAAGTTTTTATCGTTACCAACGACGACGGAACCACAAACGGTTTCGCCGAAGTCACGTCGGTCACGCAAATGCTATCCCCCTACACGCGCATCAACACTGCGCAATTGTGGAACTCCACACCCACCTGCTACAAGATTCAAAACAACGGCAAAAACTTTGTTCACGCCTACGTGGTGTGTAAGTATCTGGCCGCCATACCGGAGACAGACGCGCAGAGCTACAAGAATCTACGCCAACTAGTCGCCGATCTCACCGCGACCGAGAGCAAGCAGCAGCACGCCTCCGCCCTAGATCTTGTACCGAGCATCGCGGTGCTAGAGAAGAAGATCGACCAGCTGCAGGCGCACAACGAGTCCATGCTGAGCAACGTGGGAGCGCTGCTGAACGTGATCAAGAGCGAAATAATTTGTGAAGTCAACGACCTGCTGTCAATCGTCGACGAACAGCCGCAGGTGGAGAAAAATAAATAACAAAAACTTATTAAAAAAATTCCATTTATTGCACATTCTCCATTAGTAGTTTTTTCACCGTCGCCTCGTCCGTGTTGGCGACGACCGCTCCTTTCTGTTTGTCCGCGCGCTCGCACAAAACTCCCGCCTTGCTCAACTCCTCTTCCAGTTTAGCGATCTTGGCCGCCGGCTCGTCCAGGTCGTTCGCTTCGTACACCTTCTCCATGGCCACGTTGTATATGCGCTTGCGCGTCTCAAACTTGTCACGGTGCCCGGTCACGTACTGCACCCTCGTCGTCGAGTCTTTAATGCCGTCCTTAGTATACACCGCCAGATTCGAGCCGTCTGTGTCGTAGTCCGTTCTCATCTCGCCCTCGTCCGATTCCGACGACGAGCTGATGTAGTAATGCGTAGACTTGGTGTTGTTCCGATACAAAACATCCACCTTCGTGTCCAGTTTGTTCAGTCTGTCGCAAATGTGCATCAAATAAAATTGTATCGTTCCGCTGTCGTTTTTCTCGTTCCACCACCACCAATTCCTGATGTATTTTATTAAATCCATACACGTCTATAGTAGTTGATGAGGGCAATTAAACCTTTTCCCTTTGCTGTGAAAACTGTACGGTGCTCTGATTTGTTTCGTCGATTCGAACACTTGTTTGTCGACGTGGGGGTAGAACTCTTTTAACATGACGTCAAAATTGTTTGACTTGATATTCGGGTACAATTCGCTGATTGCGCGTTTGACGTGATCGTTTTCCAGGGCTTGCTTGAAAGAGTACGCCAACGATCCGGGACGAGCCAGCTTCGCGTTCAGCTTCGCTGGAGGCGTCAACACGCATTTCAGGTAATAGGCTCTTTCGAGCGGAGTGGCGCACATTTTAAACTTCATCACGTCGCCATCCAGCCAGATGTGCAGGCCGCGGTTGCCAGAGTCCATTATGCGCACAGCGTTGGCGCCAAAGAAATTGGCGTACGTCAGGTGCGCAATGCGGTTCTTCAGCTCAATCTTGCTCGGACACGTGTCTTCGTGATGGTCCACGTCGATGACCCATTCACGGTCGCCCAGTATGGTTTTTTTCACGTGCACGTCGCACGCGTTGGTTGATTGCAGAAAACTGTAGAATTTTTCGAACGAATCGAACGTCTGCTGCCTCGAGTTCTTGCCGTCGGTGTGTATCCACGAGTAGGTGCCATCGCTCTGCTTTTTCGTCACCGCCCAATAACGCTCAGTGTTGTACTTGACGTTCTCCCAAACGAGCCGGGCGCGTTCGATCGAGTACATGTCGCAGCTGGGAATGAAACATTATGTATATTAATATAAAATAAATGAACGAACGATAGATAAGATAATAAAATGAGCGAAGATAATATTTTTCTTGTGATACGTAAAGATATCAGCAACGTCAGCAATCAGGTTGCAGACAACAGTAATAGTCTTGCGGCGATTACCACCGATGTTCAACTATTGCCCGACATAAATACGACGCTGACCGCGGTCGACACAAAGACAAACAACATTGCCGATATAGCGAATCAGGTGAGCAATGTTAATACGGTGGTGACTAGTACCAACGGTAAAGTTGATTCGCTCACGACCACATTGACGAGTACGAACAACGACATTAAAAATATCGCTAGCACCCTCACGACCACCAATTCCAAAATAGACACGCTGACCGCTAGCACCAGTTCCGGTTTTAGCAGTTTGAACAGTAAAGTCGACAACGTGTCGACACAAATCCTTTCGGTGAGCAACAAGGTCGACGCGGTAAACGCGTCGCTTAACACACAAATGGCTAACGTAAACTCTCAACTCGCAGCCATCCTGAAAATACTCAAACCGTTAGGTGTATAATAAGGGGAGCCAACATGAATTATCCCCTGTACGCGGTGCTGGTTGTTGTGATGGTTGTGATGGTGGTGCTGCACAGCGTAAATCTCTACAACAACATCGAACCCGTCGCGCCAATAATCGACATTCCTGTGCACGACAATTCGCACGTGCCCGAAATCAGACCGCCCGAGGTGATAGTCATCGAGGAGAACGAGCTAAAATGCCACGAAAATCTCACCAGATGCGACACCAACACCGAGTGCCAGCTGTGCCACGAGGCGCTGGCGACGTGTTACACGTTCCAGGAGGATGTGGTGCTCGAGCTACCCGACGGCGAGTCGCAGCTAATTCGTCCGGGTGAATCTTACTGTCTGGCGCTCGACAACAAACACGCGCGCAGCTGCAACCCCCACACGGGCACGTGGGTGATGCGACAAGTGGACTCGATCAATTACGCCATCATATGCCATTGCGATTTCCCCGGACTAGTGGTGCAGGCGACCATCTACGACGATTGCGATATCGACGTCGGGTGCCGGCCGAACGGCCGAATCGCCAGCCTGTACGAGACTCCGCTGCGGTGCGAGTGCAACGCGGGCTACTATCCCGACATAAACGAGCACGGACCGTTCTGCAGGCCTACTGTCGTACGCGATGTGATGAGCAACCCCGCCTACTTCCACAGACCACCGTGCCGGCAGGGCTATATCGAAAACACACACCCAGGCCTGCAGAGCTTCTTCCACCGTCTATTCCAGTTCACCGTCTGCATACCGGACCCCTGCTCCATCGATCCGGTAACCGGCCTCAAGCACAGCGGTCGGCTCGAGTACTTTCCCACCGACGGCCCGAACAACACGCCCATCTCCATGTGCATATGCGACGTGTTGGACGACTTGTATCCCGTTTACAGCCCTCACTCGATCGTCGACCAACGGTACGGTGACCGAACCAACGTTATGGCAAACGCTTGTCTGAAACCGCTCACCGTTTCTCGGCAGAATGTGCGCAGCGACCTTAAAGTGTTTTGGGGCAACGGAAACGTACTAGCTAACGCGGACATGGTTTTTCAGGTGGAACCGCATATGGTACACAGCAGATACCGTAAAGTGCTGCTCTTACGCTTCGCCGATCATCCGCGCGAGAATCTCGACACGGATTATCTGTTGAAATTTCAAATCTCCAGCTGCTACTTCCGCACCGTTATGCAACGCACCACCGGCAAAGACATCTATCACTATTGGTGGGACTACAACTTTTTGAGGCGTCACAACAACAACGACTGTCCGCTGCCCGGCATCGGACAGTGTCATCGGACATGTTCCACCGGCAACGTATCGACCACGTGCAACCCATGCATCGGCTCGAACGTCGCCAGCTCCTTCCGTAACCAGTGCTATTTCGTGAGGCAAACGCGCACAGTCGACAATCTGGGCGAGATCGGGCAACTGTGTATGGGCAACACGGCCACCTTTTACGACAGTCGAAACGTTCCGGTAACGTATTACTTGTCGGGCCGCTTCGTCAACGAATTCGGCTACGGACGACCCAAAGAGAACCAGACAATCTACTTTGTCAGCACGGGCGACACCATCTTAGACGCGTCGCAGCACAACAACGCCGCCATTATCATGGACACGTATCCTTGGTACAGTAACAATTAAAACAACAAAATCAACAGTCAATATTTATTTATTTATACTTTCTCACATTCGAAAATAATAATTGTTCTCGTAGTCCAGCATGCGAAGCGAGTCCTTCGCAGTCTTCGGGGGGCCGATCGTGTAGAAACCCAGAAAGGCGAGCAGTTTGTCGAACAAGTTTACCGCGCCGTAGTCGGCGTGAGTGTCCATTGTTTCCGTGGAGCGTTTAAATACCTCTACGCATTTTTTGGGCGTACCCTCGTTCTTCGTGTTCAGCACGCACTGCTGGGTCTTCGCAGCTACCGGGGAAATTTTAAAATTTAGATACGTCTGAAACGATTGTAATTGTAGGTCGGCGACGGTGAACCTCAATAAATAATAACCGCTCGTGGCCAGAAAATGAGACACGTTACCGTGTCTTTGCGACAGAGTGTCGACGGTCTTGAACGCAATCGTGGTCCATTTGCATTCGGATTCGACGTATTTGTTCGTGTGATAGATTGTACCGCAGCTGTCCATGCACATGTGGTGGCATTCGGATCCGGACCTCAACAAAAACACCAGTCCGTTGTTGTGCGGTTGTATATTAAACGCTATTGTTACACAATTTTTCACACCCGTCGAACCGTGGGTCAGCTTTATGTCGTTAGGCACATCGGTCGACAGACAAAAAAACATGTTCGAATCTGCATTGCTTAGGTAATAGGTTTTATTATTCTCCGATCGCACTACGCCACACAAGCAGGCGGCGGCGGCGGCGACGACAAGGAAAGAATTAAAACACATTACAAATCAAATCAATAACGATATATTATGGTTTATTAAAAAGCACAATCTTAACACATTTCCACGTATACTTTCAACAATGTTTCGCCTATAGGCAAATTAAGGCTCAGCACAAGTCTCAGCAGTTGGGCGTAGTTGCGTCGGAACACCGTACGATAACTCGTTTCGTTATCAATCAGCTCCAGTCCCATCCGATACTCGCTGTCGCGTTTCACCTTCACCACCAGCTCAGCACACGGGACCGCACATTCACAATTTAGCTTAAACTTCACTTTTTCTTCCACCTCCAACACCAACGATTCGACGTCGTCTTCGACTTCCTCCAACACCAACGATTCGACGTCGTCTTCGACTTTGACAACCTTTGAGCAGAGCTCGATTGATGTCTCGTTGTGATTTCGTTTCATGATTGGCACCACCCGTTCTGTAGACCCCTATTTATTACAAATGATAAGATCATGTTTATCACGATAACAGTCATTTTTTTGATAGCCCTGTTCGTGCTAATCTTGAATTCGTCTTCGCAGTCCAACCGAAACATGTTGCTGGACCCTACACCCGATCTGACCAATTGCGCCAACTTCGTGGACACGTTCGCGATACACACGACGTGCTCGCCCGACCAACGTTACGACACCGTCACACGACAGTGCCGCAACTATTACCTCGTCGACTGCGGCGTACGACCCAACCCACCGTACCCGAGCGCCGACAAACTGTGCGAACCCTACAGCATCGGCATGATCATCGGGCAGCGCACGTACCCACTCAACAACGCCGAGTACTTTGCAAACTGTAGCAATAAAGTCAAGTCGTCGGCCGAACTCATAGAGAGCTGCGGGCCCAATTTGGTGTACGACATAGACACGCAACAGTGCGTCGAGAGCACCGTCATCGGCTCCCGTTGCACTGGTGAAAATTGCCCGGTCGAAAGTAAGTAAACGCCATGCTCGCCAAGATTTTGCTTACGTTACTACTCATCGGTATAGTCTTGCTGTTCGTACTGAACGCTAGTCGAGAACCAGAAGAGGAGGAAACGGAACCAGAGGATTTCAACTGCATCATACCTGATCCAGACGATTGCACGAGTTATATTAATTGTTTAGGCGCCAAAATACAGTGTCCCGCCTACGCTCTTTTCGACACCCACACCATGAGCTGTCAATATTACTTCGACGTCGTTTGCGGGTCGCGACCCCAACCACCAGATCCGACCTCGCGCGAAATCTGCGCTCCGTACTACAGCGGCGTCATCAGTGGCGTGCAAAGATTCCCTATGCGACACTGCAGGTTCTACGCAGAGTGCGACATCGACAACCCACAAAGTCTACGACAGTGTACGCCTCAGACAAACTACAATATCGTCACCGAATCCTGTACCAGACACGTTGACTGCGGCAGTAGGTGTGTAACGTGCGAGACACCAACCTAACAATGTTATTCAATGTCCCACATCATCTGCTGCTCGTTTATCGTCTCCTCTAGCATTTCGTCCGTCTTGAACGAGGGCACTGCGCCGTCGGGATACGTTACCTGCAGATCTACGATGCGGTAAGCGTCCGCCAGCGACTTTACGTACAAACATCGACGCGTGCTCTTGTGCCAGTCGATGCGGTCGCACAATTTCACACCACCCATGTACATGACCAAATTCTTAGTCAACCATAAGGGGTACAGCTTTTCGGAGAGTATGTGTAATTTTATCTTTTTATTATTAGACATGGCGCGCAAATAAAATAGTCCGGTTGCGGTTCGTATGTTTATTGTTAAAAATCACACAGATACGACATGTTTTTGAAAATACACAAATATTTCGGGTATAATGTTCAGCGTATACACTGAACTGTTTGTGTCGCTACTGCCGTCTATCTTCAACACGTCGTCGCGAGACAGTCCCTTGTTGACACCCTTAATTATCGCGCCAACCACAAACTCGACGGGTTCCGTAGTTTTTTTGGTCTTCTCGAGCGGGAACAACGTTTCAAATTCGTCCATAGTCATCGGGCTGATGGTCACCACTTGATCCTCCTTCAGCTCGCCGCTCGTCAGCAGTTCTTCGTTGTCGGCTCCGCGGGCCACGTAAAACTTTTGCAACATCGACTGCCGCTTGGCCGCCTCGTCTTTGGTGCCGATGCTGTACAGCTTCGTCTTGCTTATCATCAGAAATTGTTTCTTTAGCGTGCTCGCCATCACCGATTGGTACGTGTTGATGTACAGCGGGTAGTTGTCCCCTTCAAAAGTGAGAAAGTCACCGTGCTCCGACTTGCACAGCCTAACGTTACATCTATCCACCGTGTAAAAGTTGATTATACCGCCTTCGACGCGCAGCCCCACGTTGTAGTACGAACATATCGGTCCTTTACGCATTTGCAAATTGATCTTGTCCGACTTCAGCGTCCCGTTATCTTCGATCTCGATGGCATTCTCCAGTTTTTCCAACGGCAGACAGTTTCGCAGGAACGACGTTTGTTTTTTAAGCATTATCATGTTGTTGGTGCGCAGAACTGGAACGTTGCAGTTCATTCTCGTGATGACCTGGTTCTGGATATCGTAGATAACATCGCTCCCTTCGTCGACCACCAATTGGTTAGCGGTCTTAGTAACAGGCACTAGAGACATGATTATGCTGGGTGTTACGGATTACGACTGTGCTATAGTAATCGGGGCCGGCTGTTATATACGGTCGTATCGATAACGTTCGTGCATTCGCCTCATTATTCGGCGGCAGTACCTATCGCTCACGTCGTACGACACAAAGCGGACGCAGCGCAGGTCCGGGTAGAGCCGCGGCCGACTGTGTCGTCGAGGCGGTCCGACGTCGGCTTCCATAACGTCTTGGAAATAGTGGTCCGCCGCGAGTTTTCGCACTACCCGTTCGTGTTTGTCCGTCCACATACCTGTTTTAAAAACTTGTAATCGTTGTCGGGACGCAACTGTACGCGATGAAGTATGCCCAGTTTGTTTAGAGCTGCCTTCAGCTCCACGAACCTATGCCAACTAGCGCACGCGCCACCCGCTTCGTGTTTTTGTACGTTCGTGCACACGTTAACGAGTTGGTTAAAATTTTCCTTCGTACAGTACCTGCTCAACAGCTGAGCGATTTCTTCGTAAGAGTACGTTTCCAGGATCTGCAGCACGGTGTGATCGATCTCGTCGGCCGACGATATCCGCTCGAGCGTAAGGAACAGCGACGGCACACAGTTGTTCTGCATAAACAGCTCTTTGCTATCGATCGCCTGCGCCTCATCAAAATTCCACACGTCGAACAGCTCGGACCACAGGTCGTCGTTCTCGTTCACGCAACGCTTGACGCTGTCGGTAACGATTATGGACGTGTTACGCCAGTACAGCAGATAGACATCGAGTCTACGTAGACGGTAGCATTTTATGAGGAGCGCCTGTAGACACGGGTGATTGGTCCAGTCGTCGAACGTTACGTACACGGGAAATTGTGCGCTTTCTCCGCTATATTTGATGAATCTACGAAGAGATTGCACCGTGACGCTCCACAACACGCGCTCGTTCACGCTCAGATAATTCGCAATCAAACATTTGTAATAAGCACAACTGCGACCCTTGGGCATCATGCAACACGAAATCGATTACACGTTGCGTTTCTTCAAGTTCGACACGGAGGTCGCTGTCAAATTCGTCGCCGTACTGACTGAAGCGGAAATCGATACGTTGGTCTTTTTATTGGCCGAATATTACGGACAGCAGAGCATGTTGCGACTCAAGGGTCTCACGTTTTTCTCTCAGTACAGATACGTTATTGACGTCATCAAGAAAGACTACGAAAATCGGACTGACAACGACGACGAGGTGAAAAAGATCTTCAAGCTATTCGTGGACAACGAGTTTATCGGACAGGTACCCAGCTTCCAGATGATCATGCAAATTATGCGCTCCTACTACAAACCTTTGCCTTTCGTTCAAATCGAGCTGTGCGCCGATTGCCAGTCCGTGAACAGGATCGATTGCACCGTATGCAAGGCAACCTACGTGTCGAGGGGAATATCTCTACTCGACTCCACGATCCAAGAGGGGTGGGATATATATTTTCGACCGATGCTCGGTATACCCCTGCTCTTCTTCATGCTCTTCCGCAGCGACATGACCGGCGTCGACCAGGACGTGTTCAGCGTCGACAACATCATCACCAACACGTTGCTCATGTTCTTCTACAATCTGCTCTGCGACAAGGCGACGCCCATGTACTGGGACCACAAAAAGTGCCAACCGCTCGTCGCGCAGTGCAGAAAATACGTGCGCGGCATGCACGACGACGCGCTACAGTACCTCCTTACCAATCTCAACAGCACCACCTACCAGACCAAAGTGTACGCGCCGGTCAAACAGTTCATGGAACGCCACTTCAAGAACAACAAGCATGTCAGCAAGCTAGTACACAAGATTTTCATCGGCTTTTTGCTACGCGTGTACTTGGAAGCGGCGGAGGCTAAGACTTTGACATGTTACGAGTTGGAATCGCGCAACGTGTGTCTCATCATCTTCAAGGACTATAAACCCGAAGAATTCGAGGATTTCATGCAAAAACTCGCCGGCATCAAGCAGCATCTAGCGCTCGTCGTCTGCCAGAATCTAGTCATACCCAAAGAGTGTGTCGTCAAACTATTCAATCGGTACAACTTGGAAACTGACGTGTCCAGGCTCATCGCCAAGACCGTGCAATTCATTAAATAAGAATGGAAAACAGTTTGTTTAGTATCAACGAAAACTACAACAACGACGCCACCGCTAACCCGCCGCCTGCTCTTGCACAGCAGCAGCAGCAACCGGACGCATCTGTGCTACAGGCGCTGTTGTCGGTGAGTGTTGGCAGAAACATTATGCTCGACACTTCCGCCGGCAAAAAAGACTCCCTCCTAAAGTTGGCGCCGCAGTCGAGAGGTTTGCGAAGACTGATCAACGCCATCGGCACCGGAGGCGACAGCGTTCGGGTGGCCAACATTGACGAGGCCATCGAGTTGCTAGACACGATGGACGACATAGTCATGAACAAATTCACCGTACCCACACCGCTAGACGTATGATGTAAGCAAAGCTCGTATTTATAACTGTAACGTTGCGCGTTCGAGTGTTACAAATGAGCGCCAAAACTAGGTTGTTTCTTACCATCGAAAGACTCAAAAACCACCTTGACGATGCACAAATGCGATTGCCGTACTGGGAGCAGTTCTTCCCGTTGTTCTCCACCACCTCCAACACCGTCACGCTCGACATGGCCATGGTCACGGATCTGATCAACGAGGCCGCAGTGGCCGCCGAAAATCGACTTGTCATGCAAGGCGCCACCATTTATTCGCAGTACACAAACAACGCTCCCGACCCCGTCGCCTCTGCCGGCGCCACTACCGCTAACAGACTGCCGCCGCTGAGGGTCGTCACGCCCGCGCCGGCCGCGCGCCCCGAAATCGACTACAAGAAGTACTCGACGTACACTAACAAAGTGCTCAACTATTTTGTCTCCGCGGGAGTCAGCTCCACCGCTTTCCGCGTGAAGGACATTGTCATGATGTACTTGTACACGTCGTCGGTGCCGAAGCTTAAACCGCTCTTCAATCTGCTCGACGCCGCCCTCATGCGAGGCGAACGTGATTGTGTCATGTCGCTCGACGAGTCGACCAGCAGTCTTGTTTTGGACAACCTGCGCGACGTGACGGGCGTTACAAACATACGGTTGGACTACGAGTCCGTCGTCTACTTGAACAACTCCATTCAGAAGGCGCTCAACAACGAGCTGGCCAAGTATCCGGTGGTGAAAGTGCGCGACCGCTGCTCGATGGCGGGCGGCAACATCTACGACAAAATCACCGACCCGTGCAAGGCGTTCGTCGACAAATTCAGTCTTTTGGTCGGCCTAAAGGTGCAGTTTCAGGTGAAGTCGTGCCCCAACAACCTTTGCACCAATCCGGTGCTGATCGAAAACGTAGCGATCAACGTGGAAAAGGCGTGCGATATGAACCGCATGGTGTTCAACGCGATTAACAACATTTTCATCAACACCGTGGAACAGTGCGCTATCGAGAATATCAGGTTCGACGCAGAGGATTTCAGTAAAAAATTCAGGCTTCTGGATCGTGTACGTGAAATGGGTAAGAATAATGTTGTTGAAAAGGAGGCGGCTGGCGACCTATTGACCAGAAAGCGCTTGCGCACCGCCACCAACAGACCGCCGTCCGAATTAAAGCGACTCAGAGCCATATAAAGTAAGGTAATTCGCAAAATGGAACACACACGCTCACGTTCAAGGTCTCGTTCGCCGCGCAGACGTCGTTCGTACCGTAGGCGCAGCAGGAGCGGATACACTTCGACCGGAGGTCGTCGACGATCCAGATCCAGGTCTACTTCCTACAGAAGACGATCGCGTAGCGGTCCACGCAGACATCACATCAATCAGTACGTGTGAGACGCACACTTTTGTGAAATTGTTGTTGTTGTTGTTGTTGTTGTTGTCAAATAAAAAAAACCACCACTCTATCGAAATCTTTTCTTTTATTTACACATCCACCACTTTGCACAGTTTACACACTCGAACAAACGACACCGCCTCGTCGCCTGCACGTAGCTGTTTCTCCACCACCACAAAACTGTGCTTACACGACTCGACAGTTTGACCGTTTATTTTTTGCAGTTTACTCGGCTTCATCGTTAAACCGTCCACGCTCAACGGCGCCGATGAGGTCTCCGACGCGCTGTCCGCCGTAGGCGTTGTTACCGTTTTATTTTTCTTCACTAGATTCATTTTCTTTTTGCGAAGACTCTGCTTCCAGTTGATCGAGTTTTTGGACAGGAGCGCGTCGATCGGCTCTTTTTTCAGTTTCGCAGGCTTCACGTCAAAGTGTTTGTTGAGCAAATTGTTGTTGTACGATATGTTGTCTTGTAGACGAGCGTTGATCAGCTCGCAGGGACACATGTCCAGATTTTTGTCCCCCATCAGTTTGATCACATCCTCGTACAGCTTGAAGTCGTTGCTGGTCTTCGTCATGAGACGGTCGATGAAATCGAGACGAATTTGCTTGCGCTCCTTAGTCGACACCAGCGGCACGTAAGCGTACAGCATGTGGAACACGTGTCCGCCGCCGGAGAAATTAAACGTGCGATTCTTCACGTTTTTGGGGTACGTAGTGATAAGATACTGTATCAGACCGTCGTAGTTTTTCTCCTGTCTGAACCGGGCGAACACATGGAAGGCGTCCCGCAGAGTTGGCTCGTGCTTCACAACAAGTACACCCCCGTCAGACGTCACGTTTTGTTCATCGCCAGCTGCCATGACTTGATACACGTGCCGCGTAAGTATCTCGAGCTCGTGGAATTCGTGGTCACTGTCGGCCCCGAATCGACCACCTTCGCCCGACAGATGTGCACGACTAAACGAATCAAATGCCGCGACAATATGAGGGAGTTTCGTGAGCACCTGCGCCACACGTTCCGTCTGCCTTACTTTGGACACACGTTCAATCTGTACCAGAAACCGGCCCCTTTCGAGATGCTTAACGAATGGCTGGTGCTCGACCTGTCCGAGATCGTACACACGTCCGTAAACACATTCGGCTTCCAGCCACCGCACGTCGTCGTTTTCGACATGGACTCGACGCTCATCACGGAGGAGGAAGAGGTGCGTATTCGCGATCCGCGCATCTACGAGTCGCTGCACCAGCTCAAACTGAACAATTGCCTTCTGTGTCTATGGTCGTATGGCGACAGGGAGCATGTGGTGGACAGCATGAAGAAGGTCGACATCGAGCCCTACTTCGACATCGTTCTAGCGGAGGGCAACGTGCAAGGCGTTTACTCGACGCGCGAGACAAAAGACCGAGGCTACGACAAGCTTTACACTACGACGCCGTTTCATTTGAACGTCGACGACAGACGCCTCATACCCAAGTCGCCGCGAGTCGTGCTGTGGTATTTAAAACTAAAAGGCGTGAACTTTATCAAGAGCATCACACTAGCCGACGATCTGCCCGACAACGATTACAGCTACGACCATTTCGTCAACCTGGACAGATGCCCGGTGCCCGTGGACGATTGGCACGTGTGGCACAACGCTATCGTCGAGTTCATCAATCATTACGATAAGGTCAACCGCGGTATTATGATGTAATTTCTAACAAGCAAACTATCGCTATCTTATCTCGGCCAAACCTGTTCTTATAATGAAATTTATGATTTGTAGCACATTAAACTGGAGGTCTCGGAGGACGACAGTTGTCTCGTTGTATTTAACCGCTTCGAAATGTTTATACATTGACAGCGAACCAGTGCTAGTGCATGATACGTTGAAACTACCGTCTTCGTTAATAAGGCTGATATCGTTGGAATCGAAGCGAACTATCGCAAACTCGTTTTCCGGACATAGACGTCCGCTCGTACCGCCCTCGACATAATAATACAATACACCCGCCGTGTTGTAAAGTACAATCTGCTCCGGCTCCAACACGAAGAGTCTGTCCCCGTCGCGTTCCAACACACGAATACTAGGATAGATTTGCACGCGAGTCGTCTCTAACAATTGATTGGCAAAATTCGTCAACGGACTATAAAGATACACACCCAGCAGGAGCACGCACATACTCAGTACCAACAGCACAGTCAGCATGGCCACCAGTTTGTGCACTATATTAAACACTTATCAAACCCATGAGCGCTTATCTCCGAAAGATTGCGCTTCCAACGAGTACTGGCTGTTTCGCAACGACACAACGGGTGTGTACAAGAAACGCTGTCGACCCGACGTCGACTTTTACATGCAGCTCTTCAACGATGTTCAGTTCGCGGAGCACGCGTGGTGTCTCGTGGGCAACTTCTACAACACCAAAATCAAGCCGTACGTGCTGCGCGCCGATTACGAGCGATGCATCTTCGACTTTCAACACCTCACCGACGACGCCAACCATGTACAGTACGCCGGCGACTACGTCTATTGGCCCAACTTGAGCGCGAGATTCTTCGGCTGGACTCTATTCCTGAAGCTCAATTTTGATATACGACTTGAGCCCTGTATACCGCTGCCCAACCACCGACGGCTGGGAAAACAAGTGAACCTGCTGTCCAACCGAAAGACTAACCTTGACGTGGGCGCCACGCTCAGCATCGACGATCGTCTGCTCTTCTGCAACGGCCCGTACCTCGGCGACGATTGCAACCATGCCGTGCTAGAGGTGGACTGGCGCAACGACAACACCACCACCACCACCACTACATCCATGATGTTCTCCACTCGGTGTGTGGGCGTCAAGAATCAGGTGTCGCTCGACTATCTGGTCACGAACGAGAACATCACCGCCTGCCGCTTTACGCGCGACTACAGCTACTTGGGCGATATCGATCTTAACAGATTGCGCGTGTCCAACTACGAGGACGTAGACGACGAACCCATGGATGTGGACGAGTCGGCCGTCGCGCTCAACCACAGGTCCGACATCAAGATATCGCCTTCGTCGCTCTTCCAGCATGAGTTTGAAAACAAAATCGACGAGTGTCTCACCGCTATCAATGAGTACATGGTCGAGGGTATGCCGTCGTATACGGGCTGCGATTTATTCCTTTTCGAGTACATGCGACTAAACGAATACACCACCTTGCCGTACCTTATCATAAACACATGGCAATACTGTTTGGAAACGGTCCAGCTTCATAACCAGTACACGCTCGAGGACATACTCATGTTTCTGTACGTGCTGTGCACCAAACTTGCGGGCGGACAAGAAGAGGTTCGTGACAAGTTGTACCACACCAACCAGATTTACCTCAACTCGAAGGACAACGCGCAAAAGTTCTTTGCCAGTCTCAACTTCTTCACAGAACCGCAGCGCGCCCTGGGCTACTATTTTGCCATACACTTTGCCGTCTTTAAAAAATACGCCACCTGGAACATGACTAGCACGAACGTTATGGCCTGCGAGCTGGAGGCCAACGTTGTCAGTTTTGGCTTTTTTAAAAAGATCAAACACAACGAGGTGAGTTACGTGTTCAACGGCAAGATCTACGAATTTGTGAAGAACAAGAAGGATCACGACATCGCCAGCCACTTTGACAAGGCGGACGAAACGCAGGTGTCGGTGTTTAAGTTTAACAGCATCATGAACTTCTACCTGACCGAGGACGGCATGTTTGACGTGTGCACCAAGACGTACAGAGAGACGTGCCCGTTTCTCGTCGTGTCCGCCCTCAAAAAAAACTACATCTCTAAGTCGAAACAGTTCGTGCGAAAACAGGTGTTCGCCGACCTGTTCAACGCCATGCGAAACGATGTCGTACTCTTGCGCACCTACCACGCCAAGAAATTCGAAATGCAGTTTGTTTCCGTGTACGCCAATCTCAAGGACTGCTCGAGCGTCGGCGAACGGTTCGCTCAGAAACGACTCGCTCTACTTGACAAAATAAAAACCATGGTGCGCTGGCTCATGACCACTGACGAAAATATGCTAGTGTTGCTCATGATGAGGCTTCAGCTCAACGACCATCTGCACAACATCATCAAGGAGGGCGACGATTTGGACATTATGGCTCTGCAGCTGGCGATCGCCTGCCAGTTTTTGTGGCCCAAGGCCGCCGTCACTAGCTACGTGTGGTGTCTGCTAAAGTCGCATCAATTCTTCGAAATAGGCTTCGAGGAGTACGTAATGCAGACCAACGATATCTTCAACGGGCTTAACGATCCCCTCTACTACAAAGAACGCAAAACCCTCATCGAGCGCTTACATTTTATGATCAAGACGAACATCACGACGCTGGTGGACGAGTGCGATATAGACTCGTTCATGCGGGAACACATCGAGGCCACCGCCCTAGGCGTCGCGCTCGAGCAGAAACCGTACGAGCGGTGGCGCGTCATCAAGAAGATTAACACGGTTTACAGCAAATATCGGCGAATACCGATCAGGTACTCCGTCTGGACGGACAAACTCATCGAGTTCAACGAACACGACGATATGTACACGTGGTTGACAAGATTCTACAAGCGCATCTATCTGTCGAGCCACATGCACACGATGAGCGGTGAGGAGAAAAATATGCTCACTAACTTTGTGCAGGGCTTTTGCTATTTTCGCGTCCTCACCAACTTCAACACTACAAACTCGAAGGCCATCATCAATTTCTGCGCCTCACTCGCCATACCGACCGACTACGAAAAGATGTGCCTTAACATCACCTCCGAGCCCAACTGCGGCAAGTCGTCGCTCTTTGAACTGCTCGACAAGATCATATTGGTGTACAAGAGCGATCGAAAAGTGTACGATCACACCGCCGAGAACAACAGCTCCAAAATCAAACGGTTCGAGTCGCAGCTGTACATTATGAACGAGGCGGAGATCACCACCAAGGGCTATCTGAAGAACATTGCCGATTCGACCAAGTTCGATTCCGCCAACAGAAAGTACGGACCCGAGGAATCGTTTTACGCCAACTACAAAGTCATGATTACCAACAACGAAATGCTCTACATCAAGGACGGCTACGACAAGGCCTGCAGCAACCGCATCGGGCTCATCTACATCGACCACAGCTTTGAGAGCGACATCGAACCTTTCGACGGCTCCGTCTACGAGTGCTACGAGAGAAAACGCTATCACGAAATCAAGGACATCAACATGAAACTCAAGTCGCCCGTCAAACAGTTCCTCGCCAACGTTCTCTACTACAACAGCGACCCAAGGACCGGCTACGTGTACTACAAGAGCATCCTCAAGAACGATAAGTGCTATCGACACAACAAAAAATGCTTGTACATTTACAACGACCGTCTCGAAGCGCTACTCTACGTGCTCGACATTAAAGAGGTGAAACCTTCGACCGAAGACGTTACGCCCGCACGCTTCACAGAATCCACCCTCATCGAAATGGTGACAAAGTGTGTCGAGCTCGTCAAACAGATGGTGCATTACAAGAAGCGCGAATCCATTGACGTCAACTGTCTCGTCTCGGACTTTAGAAGAAAGTACGGCCGCAGCAAGTTTTTCAACCCCGAGACCAACACCTACGAAAACCTTACCATTATCACTTCGGAAAAACATTTTCGCAACATTAAGCCTCGACTTAAGTCGAGCGTCGATGAGTACATGATCTGATAATGTTATTTAATAAAAAACCTTTTATATTAATTTCACAATAGTGTTATTTATTCAATTAAACCTAAAACTTTTCTCGTTCCTAACAAACAGGGTGGCGCTGTCGTTGATTTGGGTGTAGCCCCATTCTTTTAGAATCAACTGGGCGCTAGAGTTGTTCACCAGAACCACTATGGGGTAGCTGACGTCGCGCAGGAGCTCCGGTAGCGTCGAGTTGGACGCGTCGACCAGCGCGTACACCATTTTGTTCGACTCGAAACGTAGCATAAAGTTTGTCGCGTCAATCTCACTAAACTCCACCCCCTTGAACACTATGAACATGTTCTTGAATTGGCGCACGTTAAAGTTTGACGTTTGCCTTGACGCAGCATTGGCGTTGCCGTCCAGACCGTTCTGTAGGATGCCTAAAAAGACGGTGTTGGCGCCAGCCTTGTTGCCATTATCGATTATGCCCGCGAAATCCAACGGGTTCTCCGCCACCGTAACCTTGCTGATGCTCGTGTCGCCGTGAGCGACGCGCATAGTTTTCACGCGTGGCTGACCGCCGATGCGCACGTTCGCTTTGTCGTCCGTCAGGTTCAGGGAGTCGTTCATCGACACTGTGCTTTGATTGGACGACTCGTTCAAAGAATTCGCATTAAGCTTGTCGTTGACGTACAGTAAATACAACACCGCTCCAATTACCAGCAACAAAACAATTGTGCCCAGCATTGTGTGTGGTGTGTTCAACGAATCTACCTTATATCAACGAAAACAAATTCAAAAGGCTGTTACTTTTTCTATAGACACTATATTATCACTGCTCAAACCCTTTAGCAACAGGTACACAACGTCGTCTGTATTCGTGCCCTGTTTCACGTTCACGACTATATCGGAGGCGCATCCGAACAGCTCGTACACGCTGTACACGATATCCACACAGAGCGACACACACTCTTGGCCGAACGCAGACGAATCGCCAAACTCGGTCACGTATTTACGATACAACACCAGCGCGTCGAGCAGCACGTGGTTACGAAAATACGTGCCTTGCAGGTGGTTTTTGAAGTCGTTCGTCACCTTTTGCATTAGGAGCGCCTGTTCCCGTTTCAGCTCTAGAAAACAGGCGTGCTTGTCGGCGGTGTCCGAATCGAGACATTCCAACAGCCCTTGCATCATAAACTCCACCTCATCGTCGACGCTATCGTTTGACACGTTCGTAGGTTTAAAGGTGTACAAATTCAGGACACGGTTCATTATTGTACTCGCACGAATCGTTCGTGCGCAACATTCTTAACACTAAATTCGGGACCACGCTCGACGTTTATTAAGCCACCATGTTGACCTACACACCACTCGTCAAACGATACATCAACAGCTTCCAACTGTTCACCTTTCGCATGCTGGACATGATCAGGGTGGCGCCCGCGGAAAAACTCAAAAACCTACTCTACTCCGAGGTCAAGTTCTTGTACAACCTCAATTGCATCGTGGTCTACAAAGAAACGCGACAGGGCGACATCGAAGCGCTGCTGCAGTGGTTCATGACGCTGAGCGAGGATTTGAAATTGGAGGACATCAAGGACCTGTACGTGGCCAAACTGCAGGACCTCAAATTATCGCAGCTCGACCCCGAAAAATACCTGTTCTCCTTCACCACCATTTGGGATGCGATACATCTGCTGGCGTACTTGGGCGACGAAATGGTCGTAAAGCGAGACAGTCTGTCGCACGAGGCCGTCATGTTGTACTTCAAAAATCTCAAGTGGGTGTTCTACAACGTTTTCATCATACTGTTCTGCCCAAAGTGTGCCAGACATTTTCTAACCGTCGACATGTTCCCCTACGAGGTAGAAAAAATTGAGGTGGCGCTCTACAGAGAAAAAATGGGCGAACCACTGGTCCTGGTGCAGGAAGAGACCAGATCGATGGCCACCAAAAACTACCTACTCACCAACCATCTCCTCTACAAGTCTATGCTGTTTCATAATCACGTCAACGGCTACCGACCCATCCAGAGCAACGCGCCCGACATGAACAACTTCCAGCGTATGGATTGGGGCGTCTACAAGTCGTTGTTGGGCATCAGCTGAAAACACACGTCACTCATTGTCGTCCGATGTGGTGCTCGTGCTGGTACTCGTATAATCGCCGCCGTAGTCATCGACCTTCGCGCGTCGCATCCATCTGCCGTCGTAGTTTTTCTCGTAGACGTTCTTCACCGCCGCCCACGCCACCATGCTAGGCGTACTGGTGTACTGCATAGCGTTGTTGTAAGCCTTCATATAGATACGCTGACCGTGTTCGGGTAATGCGTGTTGAACACTGAAGGGCAATTCGTAAATTGAACTATAGGGCATCGTCTTAAATAAAAAAAACTATAGATTCTTAGTATTTCTTTATTCAAACTTCAGACGACGCCTACATTTAGGATGGTGGCTACGTTTAGTATAGCATTTTTCCTTTTCCTTCGCCATCGCTTTACGAACGACCACCGCCAGTTTACATAGGTTCAACTCTGTAAATTTTGCTACCAAAATTTTACACAAGTCTGCGTCCATTTGTATTATCACCACCGATACCGTCAGAACCAACACAACACAACAAGTGAACACCACAAAGGTAGACGATAAGCGGACGCTACAAATATCTATCATGCACTAAAATACGTACGTGTACCAGAGCGCTTATCTCAAAAATAGGTACGATAGATAACGTCGAGTATATAAACGCAAGCCGGTTGATAATATTTACAGAATAATCATTATTCGTGTAATAACCTTGAACAATACATCATGGTTCCACCGACACCCGTCACCGTTATGAAGCTCACGGCTCTGGCTTTCTTGCCGGAACGCGGGTCAGCGATGGCCGCCGGTTGGGATCTGAGGAGCGCTTACGACTACGTCGTACCCAGGCGAGGCAGAGAGCTAATTTGTACAGACTTGTGTTTGGTGGCCCCGCCGGGCTGCTACATTCGTATCGCACCTCGTTCCGGCCTCGCCAGCAAGCACGGTATCGACGTGGGCGCCGGGGTCATCGACGCCGACTACCGCGGAAACGTCATCATCGTACTCTTCAACCACGGCGAAGAGGATCTGGTCGTGAGGCGAGGAGACAAGGTGGCCCAGTTCATCTGTGAAAAAATCCACTATTCCGACATACAAGAAGTGACAACTCTGGACACCACCCAACGAGGACAAGGAGGATTCGGGTCCACCGGAAACAATTAGGCTAGTGCTGTGCACAATAAGTTACAACTAGTGAATAAGAAAAAATAAACACAACATTTTACAAAAACGTTTATTATTATTATTATTTCAAATTCTTTATTACACTCGCCCTACAGTGCAGCACGTACACTAGGTCCCTATAGTTGTAGTCTTGAAGTTTGTATTTGGATATCATATAATTAAGGCGTTCGCTAGACAAAGGCTCGTCAGGATCGTACCACGACTCCACCACGCTCACTTGTTCTTCGCTAAAACGCTGACTTAAGTATTCGTTCAACAGACCCACGCCTCGGTCCAAAAACGCTCGCTTGTCCATCGCTTCGTACGCGGCGAAACTGTCGCCGCCCTCTCCTCCGTCCGCCAGCCGACGCAGCGCCTGCGTGAAGATGCCGCGTTCCAGAAAAATCAGCGCCCCCACGTTTACCACGTCCACGTCCAGGAAGACACGTAGGTTGCTGTAGTTGGACGGGGAGTAGTGTTTGCGGTTCGGTATGTACGGACACCAGTCTTCGCGCAACAAATACCAATACAAATTACACTCCGTCTTGACGTTGGGACAAATATGCTGCACCAGCGAGTACATATGCAAGTCGATCAGGTCGTAGTATCGTTTATACTTTGTAAAGGCGATCTTGCTCAAGTACGGGTCGTCGTCGACGATAGTTTGCGTCACTTGCAGGCGAGACATCTCTTCGTGAACCTCCACTGCCTCGCGCAAAAACTTATTGTCGTCGCCAAGCGTCTCGTTGCGACACTCGTTCATCTTAACCACAAACTGCAGGTAAAAGTGAATACAGCAAAGAGACACTTTGCCAAAGTGGTTGCTGTCGGGCAGGTCGTCGATAAATCTGCGGAGCATGACGTCAAGCTCCGACGCATCCTCGTTCTTACACCACATCACAAACACAACCTCGAGCACCTTGAACGCTTCATGCGTTATACAGTAATTTATAAAACACGCCCTGTCGCTTTTGCTCCAATGACGATTATTTTCCACCGCCTTGTACACTAGCGTTATACACATTTTTAAATACTTCACCGCTTCGTCTTCTTCATACGACATCTTAACTACAACTCCAGTAAAAACATCAGCTCTTTTTTATTTAGACATGACGCTTATCTTATCAGTTCGGTACGAACCTATCTGTTCTTAGTTTGACGACCCGCACTTGACTATCGTTCACGATCACGACCTCGTATATTTGGTCGGCTTGTAACGACTCGCTTGAATTTACGACGCCGAACACACCGAACGAGCACTCGAACTTGCCGTCGCCCCTCCACAACATCTCCAAGGTGCGGTGGTCTTTGACCTTCACCAACTCACCCGTCCGAGTCACGGCTATTAGCCCGTCGTGCGGCACTCGCAGGCGTCGTTTCTCCTCCTCCACCGCCTCGCGATTCGTGTGATACGATTGAAACCGAAGCGTGCGTCCGCCGTCAAACGTTCGACTAGCGTTCCGGTGAGAATTTAAGTATTGGACGGCCTGCTGCAGGCTCACCGGGTACGGAGACGATTTGTCGAAATGGTTTCGGTTGTCGTACAAGAACTTGTACACGAACAGCACATCGGTCACGTAAAAAGTGTTTAGGTCCTCCAAGTACTCCACTTGGACGCTCAATATTTTGTTGTAACCGACACCGCCTTGACTGAGGCGACCCGCGTACAGCCGCATGTCGTCCAGCTGGACGTGGATACGATCGCCGTTGATTACGTAGCCCCGACCTCTGACACCGTCCAATTTAATAGCCCAGTACGCGTAGTCGTTGTCGTGCACCGATTGCGGACTGAGCTCGTCGACAAACGGCCTGAATACGATTTCGTTCAACAGCGACGTGTGCTGGACGAACGGCTCCAACCTCTCGCTCACCACGACCGTTTCCACGTGCGCGATCAGCCCCGCCATTTTGTACAGCAGCGCCTGGTTCGGACCGCCCGGCTCGTACTCCAGCTCGACGCGGCAGTTGGCGAGGATCTCGTCGCTACCCAGGTGACTGTTGTTCGTCACGTCAATCGGCTTCTCGTCGAGCAGTATGTTGTGCAGGGCGATCTGTTTGCTCGCCATCAGCGGATCCAGCGAGTCGCCGTCGTTGTACTCGTAGTAGATGTGCTCGAATTTCACCTCGATCCCGTCGCCGATGTCGTACACGCGCACCCGGCTCACGCGACGCATGTCGACGCAACACTTTCTCGTGGGCGTCTCCACGCTGTGTCTGTTCAGCATCGGCACAAACTCGTCGCCCACCAACACCACCACTTTGGTCGAGTCAACCACGCGCTTCATCACGCTCGTATACAGTCCCGCCTGCATGCGGGTGCGCACGTGGTTCACATCTACGATTTCGACGTAATTTTCTTTGACCAAAAATTCTTTATCTAAATAACGTTTCACGACATACAGCAAGTCTTGCGGCAGCGTTAGTGTATAAGACAACTCGTATTCGTCGCAAGCAACCGACAACTCATCATCGCCCATTGACACTACACAAGTAATAAGACAATAATTAGCCACGCGCGTTTATAATCATGAATTATGATCAGTCGATTGCGTCTCTAACGGGACCGCTGAGGAATTTATGCATCTTCCAGGGAGTGCAACCGCCCGAGTTCATGAATTGCGGAGTCTACACGCCTCCCTGCTCTGACGACAACCGAAACAACGACGGCACATTCATCTGTAGTTACCACTTGGCGCGCTATTTCAAAATCAAAAAAGAGGTGTTGGAAATACCGGAGGGCGCAGGCAGTTCCTCATTTAAAATGTTAGTCGGCGTCAGTCTGATACAGCAGGAGACGCTCGAACCGTATCGCATCACCATCCCCGCCAAGGAAAACTACTACAGTTACTTGAACGTCGCCAACATGACGTCGACGGAGAAATACGTCTTTTACACGATCTATGAGGAACCCGACACGGTCGCTGCGGAGCGAAAAGGTAACGATCAAGCACCGTCCGGCACTCGCATCTCAGAGGGGGTCTACGAGGGACCAATCCGTGCGCTCTGCTCGAATCTGTCCGCCCAGGAGTTCTACACGGAGGACGTGTTGAGCGATCTGAGCGCCAAGGTTAACTATCTCATGGGTGCCGTAAAACCGTCGCTGATATGCCGACCGGTACGCGAAGAGAGCCTGCGCACCTTCGGCGACGACAACGCCAACAACCAGACCGCTTTCGACAGTATGCCTGCCTTCATCAAAAATCTCATCATGCGACTTGTACGACCCGTCATCTTGCAGATCGGAAACACGGAACTCATCATCGATCAGATGGCCACGTGCAGCTTACAACCGGGCAAGGGACTGATACCCGTAAAGTTATACAATCCAGAAAAACCAAGGTTCACCACCAACCCCTACTTCGAGCCCAAGTTCCAAGTGCGCTCGGTGATCGAGTTCGAAGGACGCGCCACGCGCAACCAGCAAGAGGCGTTGGCCGGCTACGACCGCTACGTTATCTCCAGACCGCTGCTGTTGGGCAAGGAGGTTATCGCACAGACATAAATTCCGTACACGTACAACAACACTCGTCTTCCCATAATAAACACAGTCGTGTTTATCTAAGTGTTTAATCATGAACAGACCGAGAGCTATTGAAAATTACAGAACCGTCACGGAAATCGCAGACGCGGAGGAAGCGTTTCACAAACGGTACGACGTGACCGCGCTCATCGACAAGAACGAATCGTATGTGCGCGACTGCGAAAAGAGAAACATGGTGTTGATGGTGTCCAAGTACATCAGCATGTTCGTCGAAAAACTGCGAGTACCCGATCTTAGGGTGGTGTTCGGCAGCAACAATAACCTGCAGCACGTCATCAGTATTGTGTACAATTCGCTGGCGTTCGTCAACAACCAGGTGCACCCGCACGCCACTTCGTTTGCGGACATGAACTTTGTGGTGCTCAACGAGCGCAAGTACTGCATCCCCGGCGAACCGGTCGTATTTTACCGCAACATCAATCAGGACGAGGACCAGACGGTCGTGTGCTACGTGGACAGGCCGTCAATATTGCGCATTCTAGAGAAACCCATCGACGTCAATCTCATCTTCGAAGACGAGGAGTGCAACGTCAAGAACATGGCGCGCCTGGTCGAGAAAATCAAAACCATCGAGAAACGGCGGTGCACCGACGTGTATGCACAAAACTTGCAGTTTACGGCCAGTCTCAACGAGTTTAACATGAAAATGGACGAAACGTATGTGACGCAGTTTGTCACGCTGTTTGTTCTGTTCTCCAACGCCTATCTGGGTTACTACAAACTGGTTCGCACCGACTTTACGCAATACCTAAACTACCTGATCAACCACGAGGGCGTGGAGCAGGAAAATTTTTTGACCAATCTGAGAAATCTGTTCACGGCACACTTCAAGTTCAGCGTGACGCCAGAGTACGAGAAGCGCAACAACAGCGGGTTCATAGTCAAACAGTTTGAATAAATTGATGACAACCATCTTTATTGTTATTTGTCAAATCCTTTTTTTCTAAATTATTATGTTTTGCCATGCACATATCGAACTTTGCCAAACAATTATTAAACTTTGCCAAAAATGGCACACAAAATAACGAACTCTGCCATCAAATTTTCGAATTTTGCCAAAAAACTATCGAAAAATATTGTGTTTTGCCAACACATGTATCAATGTCTGCCATCAAAAAAACAAGTTTTGCCATCAAAAAATTGAAAATTTAAAATTTGATGGCAGAACACGATCTCTAGATGGCAAAACACAATTTTTTTCATCATTTGATGGCAAAGTTCGATATTTTTTGGCAGAGTTCGATGTGTGTTTGGCAAAGTTTGATATGTGCATGGCAGAGTTTATTGTCTATGTGTTGAAGTAGATTTTATCAGCCTCCGTGATCAACGCGTACTGTTGCAGCAGTCGATAGAGTTCGGCGCTCTCAATCATTCGCGTGTCGTCTTTCCATCGGATGTTGTTACTCTGCAGGTCGTCTTTCAGCTCCACCCAACGTCGCGTCTCGTAATCGCTTACATTTACATGTTTTAGCTTGTAGTATTTCACCGCTTGCGTCAGCTTGTACCAAATCTTACCGTTGGGTATTTTTATGTAGTCTATAACGTTGAACCTTTTGCCCACGTCGCACTGCTCTGCGAAGAGCTGCTTACGACGATTGCGACTGGTGCTCGGTTTCAGCGGTGCGTAGGGTTCCTGCTGTTGCTCAAAGTCGTAGTGCAGAGCGCTCAAACACATACTACTGTACAGAACGTGTTCTTTGCGAGCGAGCAGCAATTGTTTTAAACCGGCCTGTTTCAGCAGCAACACATTACTCTTCCATTTGACCGGCACGTCCAACCGACAACGGTATTTGTCCTCCAGATACATCTGCAGATCACGCCACATCACCAAGTTCTTGTCAGACACGTGTTTGCTCAAATTGTAGCTGCACGACGCGTTAATCAGATTCACAACATCACTGGCTTTGTAGTACCATTTTTTTTTCGGACTCATCACCACCAAAAACTGCACGTTCATTTTGAGAGTGCCCACACGAATAAGTTTAGCCTCCTGCTGCTGCTCTTTTTCCTCCACATCATCAATCTCCTCCTCCTCCTCCTCGTCTTCCTCCTCTTTACGACTTTCGCAACGTTCAAACGTGTAGTCGCTAGTGAGTCGTTTGTAGTGAGGCGTTTTCACGCAACGTCGCACAAACCTATCCAAACAGTCTTTTTGAAATTGTGTAACGCAACACTCGTCGCTCAAGTACTTCAGCCCCTCCAGTTTTATGAACAGCGTGCAGGGGTGAAAACGATAGATGCAATCGGGATACAGTTCGAGTAGCACGTCGAAACTGTGAACGTATCTAGGCGGTATCTTGTTTGTCACGCTCGTCGCCCGCAACGCCTTGGCCAGATGCTTCAATTTAAAGTAGTACACGGTCGCGCCGAACGTCAGCATAGCCACCGGGTGAGCGTTGTCGAAGAAAACCAAAGACATATCTGCACGACACACACGCACACAACTGGATTTAAACAACAACACTAAAGGTGTTTAGCGTCTACTTTTATACTTATGGACAAAAAAAATCGCTCTGACACGAGAGTGTGTGGTTATTTGCCATTTAAGTTTGTCAAAACACGTTTACCATACCGAAATCGACATTAATTATGTCCATTTTAAACCTTTTGGATTTTTCAATTAATGTCGATTTTTGCTATTTGCCAAAATAAAACGACCAAAATACAGTGACACACATGTTTATCATCAAAAACCTTCATTGACGTTGAACATTTTCTTGAGACCCCTCTCAAAAGTGTCGGCATCCTTCACCTGTTCGAAGCGCACCCTCTTCAGATTGGGCAGGATTTGGCACCGCTCCTTCGCCCCGATCTCCTCGACCATGTCCATGGCAGCGTTCCAGTCGCGTTTGGGGTCCGGCCGTTTGCTGTGCACCACTATCATCGACTCGTTGTAGCGCAGCTTTTGTTTCTGCTGATCCACATATCTGCGTTTGGCAGCAATACCCTTGAACGTGGTGCTGTTCTCACGCACGATCATCAGCACGGTGTCGTGGTTTTGCGGCAGCGGCAACTCCTCATCCGACTCGTCCACGCAAATCTTCGCCTGTTTACCCATCAACGTCACAAGCTGGTTGAACTGTTGCTCCAGCTGGGCGTCTTTCTTTTTTGTTATGGCGATCACTTCCGACATTTGTCCCTCTTTCAAATCTAGAATCGCCATAGTGTTTTTCAACTGCTTGGCGTTACTGTTCAACTGGTCGGTTTTAATCTCCAACTCGCGCTCGCGCAACACCAACTGCTCGTCTTTCCGCATCAGTTGCTCGTCGTGAATGCGAATCAAACGCTCCAGCTGCATGTCCTTTTGCTTCAGTTGACGCTCCAGAATTTCCACAGTCTGCTTGAACACGCCCAGTATATCGTTAGACACGCACGAAGGCACGCTGACGCCTTTCAGGCTGAGATGTTCAAAGTGTTGTTGCGAATAATTCGCTTCGGGGTTGTTGTCGGTGTACATCTTCACGGCGGGAAGCACCACGTCGAACAGCCAGTTCCTAACCATACCTTGGCGCACGCTCACCGGTTTGCCCGAAAACAGCAGCTGGTAGAGGCCGGCTTCGCTGACGAGCGTGGTGGTGCGCGAGTTTGTCCGCGACCAGTCGATCGGCTCCTCGATGACGTGATGCGGGTCGATTTTCGACAGCGGGTGTTCCAGGCTCATGAGGCGAGCGATCGGAACGATGTCGAAAAAGTAGTAACGCAGCCCGTCCGGCCCGGTCTTGTCCATGTACACTATGTCGACGGGCTCGTTTTGAAAATGTATAACCTGTTTACGAGGCGCCATTTTAAATTAAATTGTTGCGCACTAGCGTTTGCAACTGATTTAAATACGGCACAGTTCAAAGGTCCGATTGATAATTCCGTTGATAAAGAAAGCGGCCGGTTATAAAATGCGGTGGACGTGCGCCACGATTACACACAGTCATGTCAATCGATTTATTGAACTGGAGCTCCAATTTAGACTCAGAGCTGATGCGTAAACACGTCCGTGCCACCAACGAGATTCACGACTACCTCTTCCGCAACTGCGACGGCGACATTGTGCGGTGGAACGCCATGACCAACCAGCAACGCGTCAACCTAGGCCTGCACGTGTGGCGTTTGGTGGTGCGCGTCTGCTGCCGCCCTAGGCGTACGTTCCAGTTGTACTTACTGACAAGACTCCTTAAAAAACTCGTACCCGACGATGTGATGCTAATGGGCGGCAGCGGTGTGGTGAAGCTGACGTACGTGATGCGCTACACGTTTTACGTGTCCGGCGGAATGGGCGAGCTCGTGCGATGCGTCGGCTATGAAGCGCTGTACGACTACTGCATCGATGACCCGCTCGATACCTGCGAACTGGGCGACTTTGTCGACTTGCTCGCCTCCTTCCATCCCGAGTCCACGTTCTTGCTCATCGTCTCCGTGTACGTTCAAGTACCGGTCTCGGACAGCGTGTTGCGTTACTTCGACAAGAACCGACTCAAAATAGACGGCGTCGATTACTACGAGAAGGTGCGCCACCATCACGACGATTTGGAGGTGACGCTCGTACCTCACAATCACTTCTTCGAGGACGTCATTATGCGTTACAATCTGCGCTTGTACAACAGGTGTCTCATAGACCGCACCGTCTACACTATAGAATTGACGTGCAATTTTAACGCGTTACAGCTGCTATACGAGCTCGCTTATCTGGTAAAGGAGTACCGCCTGCTGAGGACTTCGAAGGTTGTGTACCAACATGTGATGACCAGGAACCTGTGGTACGTTCGCCTGCTTTTGATGAACGTCGAGACAGATTGTGGCGCAAACGCCATGATTGACATGCTGACGCGCATCAAGGCGCCCATATTCTCGCCGCGCCAATCCACCCCAGTCAATGTAGACATGTTGCGAGTGGTCAATTATTTGAAATAATAAATAAAGACGACAATAAACACACGTTTTTACCACTAGAATCGTAAGTTTCATTACCTATTTCCCTATCGTCCGCCTTTATCACTGTTCTTAGGAGGTTATAACTGTTAGTAAGGAATATAATATCTAATCTATGGACGGCTATAATTACGTTCCCGACGGCGCGCACAGACACCGAGAGCTGGAGAAGGTGCAGAAGGAAATTTTGCAACAGCACAAGTATATCGAGAGCCAAATTAACGCGTTGCGAACTAACATGAAAGCTTACTGCGGCACACCCATGTGCAACACCATCAACGACGTGACGCGCAACGTCGACTTTGCCACTTACGAACTGACACCGCACCAACGCAAACCCTACAACCACAACGGGGTGTACACCAACACAACCACCGCCGTGGTGCCCTCTGCAGCTGCTGCGGTCGTGCCACTCTACCAATACGAAAACCGCAATCCGTACAATTACAAACAGTTCAACACAAACTACTACAAGAGACCCAGTCAATATGTATATAATAAATAAAAGACATCTTTTTAAAACACATTCGTTTATTATTCACAGTCAATCATATGTCAAAAACGGGTCAGACACCCGGGTGGACATGCGCACCGGTATCGGATGGCATATGTACAGGTAGTCGCGGTTCAGCATTTGCACGCAGACACGCAAATTAAAATAATAGAGCGTGTACCTAGTCTCCGGAATAAGCGTATAGCTCACACCGCCAGCGTTCTTGTAGACGACGACCACGATCAGAGTCCTCCGGCTGCTGATGATGGCTGTCGCGTGTCCCCGCAGATGAACGGCGCTGTCGTGGTCCGGCAACAAGTGCGGCTGGCGCGAGTAGTTCTGCGTGATCATGCTGTCGACGATGTACTCGAACGGCTTGCGTGCAAACAGATTCAGCTGCAGCAGGTGCATGAACGAGGCGTTTGGTATGTACGGCAACGACGGGCCGGGCTGTGTGGGGATCACGGCGGTGACGTAGGGCAGCATGAGGTCGCTGAAGTGCACCAGACCCAGAGACTTGTATTTTCCGTTGAAGAACAGCAACTTGTGCACGGGTAGATGCGCGTTCCTTACTCGTCGGTATTGGCGCGCCACGCTCCGATTTCGCTCGTTAACCACGGCCATGGCGACGCGCTCCATGCACATGTGCGCCAGCGACATAACCGTGTACATGATGTTGCCGATCGAGCGTTCGAAGACGGAATGAACGATTAGTGGTGCGTGCCTATATATTTATAGGGCTGGTGTAGAAACACTCCAGCCCGCCCACTGTGCGGTACGCAAAATCTACGTATCGTTCGTTGTCGGCGATTCGACACTGACCGTTGTAGCGGGGCGATCGCGCCAGCTGTTTTTCCTCGACGTCGAAATACTGGTCGGGCAGCATTTCGCCAGACTCCACGAGCGCACCGTTGCTGCAGATCGTGTAGAGCGCACCGCTGAACATGTCCACGGTGACGTCGGCGGTGCACTCGATCGACACACCGTTAACTGGATTGATCGCCACCTCGTCCAGGTCCCGCGCGTACGTGAGAATCGAATGCAGATCGTTGTCGGTCGCGTCCCTCACGACACCGTCCATTTTGCTCACCCGCCCCACCGCCATGGTGCCGAAATTGATCTTGTACGGATTGTCCAGGTCTATTTTGAACGTGTCGCGGTGTATGTCCACTAGGGTGGTGCGGAAAGGGACACAATCGTCGGCGTCGTTGTCGTATATCTCTTTGGGCAGGCTCACGTGCAGCTCGACGGCCAGCGGGTGCTTAAACCGAAGGTCGGACACAAAGTTGCCCGTGTCGCATTCGACCACCTCGAAAACGTTGTAGTCTCGGCAAACGGTGCGGCCCGTGTCGAACGAGACGTGGTCGTTGCGCTCACCGTGAACTATCTCGCCGTTGCCCTTTTCGAACGCCACGCACACGTCCTCCTTGTCGCAGTAGTATCGGGCGCCCAATTGCAAACGCTTGGTGCACGTGTGCAGAAACAGATTGCTGTCGTCCAAACACTCCAAGTACTGGTTGTCGCTCAATGTGTTTTCGACAAACGTATGACCCGGCCCGTATTTCAGACACGGCAGGCTGCTGTGCGTGGAGTTGTCGTTGACGGGCGAGATGAACGGCGAGTCTGGCGGCGACGAAGGCGGCGACGCCACCGCGACGACCGTATCGAACGCCAAGTTTTTAAAGGCCATCTTCGTTTGCTGCAGCTTGTAGTTGCGGACATCGCTTTTCTCCAGCTCTTTCTTGAGTTCCGGCAGTAGTTTTGCGCCTAGCGCGGCTCTCTTCTCTCGCTTCGACATCAGCGCACCGTTTTCGATGGCTCGTTCCGCTCTTTTAGACCGAAACCTAATGGCAAAATCCTCTTTAATATCGACCTCATCGTTAGAAGTTTTAAATTGATTTTTTGTTCCTGGGTCGATATTAAAATTTATGGCTTTTTGGATCGCTGTAATTTTGTTGACAGTGTTCTGCGAAACCGGTTCACCACCAACTCCAGCCGAGTGCTCTTCCGTGACGCTCACATCGCTGCCGTACGTGCGTACGTCCTGCCTAAACTTGATGGTGCCCAGGGTACCTCTTTTGAACGACGTCACGACTCCCTGTTCCGTCTCGATGGACGGGTCGTATACGCAACGCGTGCCGTCGAACGTCTCGCCGTCCGGACACTGCTCGACGTGCGGCTCGGCGTTCTCGTCGCACCTCACGTACAGGGATGCGTGTGCGGGGCCCGCGTCGTCGCCGCCGACCGAGGCGAAAGATTGCGTTGTGTTGTTGTTGTAGACGAGCCGGTTGAGCCGTTCCTCCGTCATGGGCAGATTGACGTCGGACTGTCGGCACACGGGCAGCGTCACGCACTGTTGGCCGTCGAAAACTCCCGTTCGGCAATCCATGACTTGGTCTCCGTCGTCTAGATGTGCCACGAACTTGGTGTCGTCGGTGGGATGGAAGCTGATGCTGCTGGCGATGCTCGTTGAGCGTCCTCCCGTCTGCAGCAGCAGCGGTACGACGGTGTCTGGTTGCACGACTACTGGGTTAAACGTTTGGTCGACGAAACTGAAGGTTTCTTCGCGGTCGTCATGAGTCGTATGCCTTGTAACGGTTAGATTCGCGGTGCTGAAGTACGTGACATGGTACTGATGATCGTCGACGTCGCTGACGTAGCCCACTTCGGTGGGATAAGGCGTGCCGTCGCGCGAATTGTTCAAATACTTTCTAAGTACCATTAGACGCGCTTCGAACTCGTCGTCGTCGAAATCGTCAATAACGAAATTGTGGTAAAAATACATTAGAAACGCGACCATTATGATGACGAGCAATAGCGTGGAAACGGACAACATTTTGCTGTACCCGATACTCGACGATAATCGTGTTACCTTGGGGGTAAAGGAAGAATATCACTTACAGAAACTGGGCGTGGGCGCTTACCGGGTGACAATTTTGGAGAGCGACAAGTTGGATCATCTGCAACACATCCAGCACCACGTCGTGATGGAGAGGAGGGAGTGTGTACTGGTGCACAATTGCTACGCGGAAGGCGGCATCACGGCCGTGCTCATCGTGACGGAGCCGTTTAAAATCCGTAAGGACAGTGTGTTGTGTCACTTTGCATGCCCACAGCCCCAACGATTCGAGGTGCCTGTCGAGGTTCACGCGTCTACGATGGACGCCACAGTAGATGAAAAGGAGGAAGAGGAGGAAGAGGAGGAGGAAGAGTTAGCGCCTGTGCCGGACAGCACGACTTTTGCAGCGTTCGATTTGAAGCGTGAGCCTCGAAAGGTTTCTGTCTTTGACAAGTTTATACAGAATTGATTAATTTAAGATTTAAGGGATGACGAGCCAACAGGGTTTAGTCAACAATCGCGTGAAGTTTGATCCACAGTTGCTGCTCAAGTACGCGTTTGATTTTCGCATAGACAACGAAGACGTCGGTCCCAACATTATCAAAATATGCAAAGTCAAAGTGAAACGAACCGGCGGCACTGTCCTTGCGCATTTTTATGCCAAAATCTACTTGTCCAACAAGTTCGAGTTCGAATTTCATCCAGGCAGCCAGCCGAAAACGTTTCAGACGATGAACAGCAGCGACGGAACGGTGGTGAAGGTGTTGGTGTTGTGCGACGCGTGCTGCAAACGCGAGCTCACCGATTACGTGGACGGCGAAAACGGGTTCAACATAGCGTTCCGAAACTGCGAGTCGATTCTTTGCAAACGGAAAAGCGTGCAGACGGTGATAGGAGTGGCGCTGGTGGTGCTGTTGCTATCGAACATAATAAACTTTAAAATCTTTCACATGGTCCTGATCGCGTTTCTAATCGCCCTACTCTATCTGACAAACAACTTCATGCTACACCAGCCGATCGTCGAGGCGTGCCAGCACATCGACGCACGTGCCAGCGTTTGATCGGCGAGCGGTCATATACGCGCGCGCGTCTGTTGTGTATGTTAAGAATAATGGCTGACTTGAGATGCCTGAACGTTCACGACATGATCAAATACTACAGAAGCAACGACGTGTCCAACCTCGGTCCGGAGGATATCGAGCTGATGAATTTGATCCGCGACATGTTCATCCACGCCGACCCGCTGCCGGTGACGGTCACGAAAAAGTTTGAAAACGACGAGCAGCTCATCGAGTACTACAAAAATCTGGAGAAAAAGTACCAGGGCAATCAGACGGGCAGCAAGCCCGGTCCGTACGGTGTGTTCGACAAAGCGTTCGTCATCTCGCCTATAATGAAGTCGTACGCCGACAAGTTTTACAAGCGCCGCCTCAACCTGGCCGCCACCCACCTGAGCAACGTGATCAAGTACCAGATGGCCACGGCCATCACTCAGAGCCGACCGCTGCCCATCGTGCAGAACGACGCCACCGACGAATACATCAAACTCCTCAGCCACAAGGCCGGCGTCAGTCACAACGTGAAACGTTTGTTCACCGAGCGGACCAACGCGCGCCTAAACATGTGCGTGGACGTGTTCAACAACCTGGTGGCGGACGTTTTGATGGGCGCCCACGACGGCTACTACATAAACAACTGCCTCGGCGAGGAGATGCGCGAGAAGGTGCTCAAGTTCAAAGACGACGTGGCGTTTCTGATGCAGGCGCCGCTCAACATGTCGACGAACGCGTTTGCGCTGCTCGACGCGGCCGCCGTCAAGTACGGCAAACAGCCGACCGCGCACAAGCCGGCGCCCGAGCGGACGCACCACGAGCCGCACACGTCGGAGCAGCAGAGCATGACCGAGCTGGCGTTCGAGAACGAAGCGTTGAGACGCGGTCTTATACAGCAACTGAACTCTGTGTACGAAACGTTGAGTTAGTGTGCACGCAACGCGCAGCGCAGATCGTTTTAATAACAACGCGTGTAGATAAGTCCAACCATCATGCAGCACCTCGACATACCGTTGGAACGGTGGTCCGTTCCGGACGTGGTCGACGCGATACCGTTGAAATTGGCCTACACCAGTTCGAAGGATACGACCCCGCCGTCCGCGCAAGCCGTCTACAATAGCAAAGACGACGACGCAGTATCGCCGCCGCCGGCAACGACTGACACCAATGTGTGGTTTATCGCGTTCGCGTGTATAACCGTCCTGGCGATCGTGTTGTTGATAAGTTACTACATCGTGTCCGCGCTACGCATCGACGACACCGCGGAGCCTAGAGATTTAGATTATGACGAGCTTGCGGTCTATTAAGAACTACGACGTCTGGCGGCTGGTCATCAAGCGTAACGGGTTGTTTCCTCGCACCCTGGACGCCACCATCGAGCGGCAAAAGCGTGGCAACGAAGAACCGGCGCAAGTTAGCGCGAATAATATCTGGAGCGCCCACCGCAAGGACCAGCAGTACAGCGCCTCCACCAGGAACGAGTTCCAATCGATCCTCATCAAGGTGGTGTACTGTTTAATAGACGACGACCAGCTAGACAACTATGGGTTATACGACGCTACGCGAGAGCTCCAAAACTTGCTGCAGCCCGGCGAGCCTATCGTCGACATCGAGGTGTTCATTCAGCGCGTGATGGACACAAGCGACGTGTGTAAAAAACGCCTGCAGGCCACCATAAACTACTACACCAACAGTTTGAACCTGCCCCGCTACTACATACCGTCCAACGTGGAGCTGCCCAGCGACAGACGGAAACGTTTGGCGCGCGAGCGAAACAAAACCATAGTGCTGCGCGACGATTTTATCGAACCGATCTCTTCGTACATAGAGAAGGAGCTATTGGACCGCAACTGTCACAACAACCCGAGTCTGATGCGCGCCGCCATCGCGTTCAACGTGATCAAAGGCACCGGTCTGCGCATAACAAACGCCTATCAGATTCGGATCGAGGATCTCGAGCAGATCCTACTCAAGGGTGAGCATAAAGTGACGGACATGCAAATGAAACACAGCAAGACCACCTTCAATTATGTGACGTGCAAAGACAAGAAAGCGTTGCGCACTGCGTTGGCGATGTACAGAAAGTGTCCACGCGACATGCTCAACAAGATTTCGTCCAAGAGCCCCACTCGGTTCCACGACTTTAACCAGCTGGTTAACGCCGTGTTTGGCGATAGCGTCGACGTGAGCTTCAAGTCTACCATGATCAGAAACTTTGTGGCGGACACGATGCTGACTCGAGGACTGTCGCTGACGAAAGCGTCCAAGCTCATGAACCACAAGACGGTGGGCGCGACCAAACACTACATCAACAAATATCATCCGGGAGCCAGTTTGATCGCCAGCAGCGGCGACGAGGACGCGGACGAGGACACTACCGCCGACCACGAGGATCATTTGGTGGGTTTTTTGTGAACGACTAGGTTTGCGAATAAAATTTGCATACGTAATCGTTTGTGGTGCAACTCAAGTCGCTCACGGCTACGTCGTGTTCCTCGCAAATATAAAACCAGATGGTCTGCTTGAAGACTCTTGTGATCTCTTCGCAAGTGTAATCTTTTGAGTAGACCATGTCGATTATATACAGCCAGAAGACGTCGACGGGTGTGTCGTTGGGGCCCGAGTTAAAGACTCGTTTTATTTTGCCGTGCCTCTTGCGGTTGTACACGTCCTGCCACCCGTTGTACTCGACAACTAGATACATATCGTGTTGGGTTCCGTAGAGATTCCTGGTCACGGCGAACCAGTCTTTGTCAGCGTAACGGTCTATTAATATTTTGACGTAAGCCATCCAATCGTGCGTGTGTAACGCGTGTTTCGTTTGTATATAAGCAGGCAACGGGGTGTTTACTACTTTGTGTCGGACAAAGTTGTCGTCGCCATAATTGAACCGATACTTGTGAAAATAATCGTTGTTGAAACAGTTTTGCACGAATCGCGCATACTTTTTCGACAGCTCCATAATAAGTAACGTATTTCCCCCGTAACCGTTTCATATAATGATCGTGATCATCGGAATAGTTGCGTTCATCGTGTTGGCGTTTCTGCTCAACAAAACGTTGTATGGGAGCGAGATAATCGTGACTATGCTTGTGTTGTTTGTGTTGTTCTTTTGTATATTGAACGTGTACTATGTAAACACCGATTCGGCACCCCACGACCTCTACACGGAGGACACTAAAAAGGCCAAGAAGAAAAAGCATCTGAATGACGTTTTCGACGCTATTTTGAACAAAAACAATTCTTCATTAGAGTGAGGCGCGACGCGCGCGTTTGTTATTAAGATGGTTCTTACCCGTCGCGTGTTCAAAGACATTTTGGAACGGGTGCCCGGCCTCAAGGACAGCGTTATCGCCACCACCCTCAAGAACGAACTACAGTTCCTGGTGAACGAGCATGCCAACGAAAAGAACATCGACACCGACACCATGTTGGACAAATTCGTCAAGATCTGCACGACGGACAACATCAATCTGGACGCGCTCTACAACAAGGTGAAAAACGACCTTGAGTTGAGCAAAAATCAATTTCTGTATTTGTACGATTGTATGAAGAACGACGCCCGCATCAGCGGCATGATATACCGGTTGCAGGACGCCAACGATACCGACGAGTACTGGAGCGTGCCGTCTCGTGTACAAAGAACGATCACAGATGCCGACTACATGTACCTGGCAAAATTTCTGCGAATCGAGTGCAACAATGCGGCGAAATTAAATCAATAAAATCACACATATTGGAATCTATATTGTTTTATTGTTTGACCACAACCCTACGTAAAATTATTACATACATTATACATTTTTGATTTCTCGTTAGAGCATTATTAGTCTATTACAATTAATTTCGGTTTCTTGTTGTTTTTCTTGGGGGTAGCGGGTTTTCTCTTCAATTGCTGCTGACGCTGCGGCTCCAGATCGACACTCATGCATCGTGTCACGGCCGCTTCGCCGCTGCCGTTGCAGACCGGACAGTCTGTACAGAAGCTGGTCTTGGATATGACATACGACGGTTTCGTCTTGGTCATGGTAAATTCGTAATCGTGTATGTACTTGTGTGTTCCGTCTCTGAGTATCTGGTCGAACATATCCTGAGTGATCAGTTTCTTGTCTTTAATATTCATCTCGCGTTTGAGCAGGTCCTTTTTCTTGGAGTCTGTCAAGCGTTTCAGCGTCGGATATACGGTGTCGTTACACTGGTTGCGCTGGAGATACGTGCATATCTCCTGGAAAGCGTACACAAAGGCCGTGTCGTTGTTGACCATCGACATGATATCGTTGAGGAACGAACAAACGATGGAGAGATGTTTGCTCCAGCTGAGGGTGTGATTGTCGGTGAACAGTTGAGTCGGCCACGCCTTGTCCTTAACGTTTTGGGCTTTCACGTCCAACAACAGATAGGGGATGCGATCGCCAGAGTCGTGCAATAGTTTGGTGTCTGGCGACGCCTTCAGCTCCATGTACAATTTGTAGGCTATAGTAGACTTGACGTTGATGTTCAGCGTCTGCGAGAACGAGTACTGGTCGCGGTTGTCGGTGGAGAAGTCGTCGCATTTGCGTTTCAGCTGATCGACCAAATGCCTCAACACGCAATCGAGTCCGTGCCCTTTGAGTAGTCTCTCGATGACCTGGTCGAAAGTGACGCGCAAGAACAGCGGCACATCCTTCTTCACGTTGAACCCGCGCTTGTACACGCTGCCGTTCTCTTTCAGACACGTGTAGCTCTTCTTGCCCTTGATGAGCATGCAATGCATTATGTTTTCGAGCTCCATTTTGTAGTCGCCGTGCCAACCGTCGTTGACCGGTTTGACTATGTCCTCCATAATCATCTGGCGCAGTTTGCCTAAACCCATGTTTCGTAGTTCTTCGCTGTCCAGCTGCACGTTGACGAACGTGGAATCGGTGTCGCCGTACACCACCTCCAAACCCAGCTTGCTCAGTTGCCATTTGCGCATAATATTCTCGTTGTTGGAGAGCGCTTCGATTTTGCATTTGGCCTCCGCCAGGTTCTGGCGACCTTTCATCGTGATGTGGTTGGCGAGCGCTTTACAGAACAGACCGAACCATCCGTACTGCGAGTTGCAGTTCAGCTTGGCGGCGTTCTGCCACGAATCGTACAGGAAGTACATAAACGAGTCGTTGGGATACTTTTTCATCTCACGCTTCCATTCCGCCCGCTTTTGCGACTGGTCCAGCAAGAATTTGGTGGTGATAGCGTTTTTGTTCTTCTGCAGGTACAGATAGCCGTCCGATCCGCAGAACAGATTGGAGAGGCAAGCCGTCTCGGCGATCATGATGCTCGTGTACAGCTGCGAAAAGTCGAGCGTGAACGTCAAGCCGTAGTATCCCGGTCTAGGCGACAGCACCATTCCGCCCGTGTACTTTATATTGCATTTCAAGGGGCACAGGCGCACCGAGTCAGCTGGTATCTCGTGTACGGGCACCCTCCGCCTCAGAATCCTGGTCAGGTCCATGGGCTCGCCTTCGTCTTTCTTCGCGTCGCCATCGCTTTCGTCGTCCTCGTCCGACTCGACCGGCACCAGCGGTTTGCGCACGACCATTTTGTTCAGGTCGTACTTGTTGAAAAAATAGGCGTCGCTATCGTTGGCCTCGTTGGTGTTCTTGAGGGAGCGGTCAAAGTGCATAATGTTGAGGCGATACGAGATACGTTTGAGGTAGTCGTCGCGTGACAAACACATTATCGACGAGTCCGCGTACAGTTTGTTGGCCACTTGGCACTTGTCGAAGATCGCCACCGGCAGAATCGTGTCGCGGATGTTGTACTTGACAATCTTGCCGAAACGGCGCTCTCCGTACAGCCGCATCATTTCCTTGACGCTCAGTTCCACCTTTCCCACGCCCAGATAGAAATTGGCCACAGTGTCCAGCTTCATGTTCTCCATTTTGGACGCGTCCACCGTGTTTTTGATGTACTGGTACAAATCGACGTGATTGTAGTAGACCATCGAGTGCGAGCTGAAGCCCCACCCAAATTTCGTGCGGATCGTGCACACGCTGAATTTGGTGGCGGGCAGATCGTAGCGGCGGATTACGTTCTCGTCGATGGCCAGTTTCTTGGCACGCTTCGTCAGATAGGGCAAATCGAAGTTGTCGCCGTTGTAGTCGATAATCTCGTCCGGGTTGGCGACGACGAGGGCGCGGTAGAAGGCGACGATCATGTCGCGCTCGTTGGCGAAAGGCACCACCACAGCCTCGCCGTCCACGTTGTCGGTCTGCGTGAACGGATCGCTGAGATCGTAGCTGGTGCTGTTAATCAGGCAGTATTGGTGCGTTTGCTTGTCGTGTCGCTTAATCGTCAGGGCGATGGTAATGATTGGATCGGTGTCCGCGTTAGACAACTGAAAGCCGTTGGTGTACGTTTCCAGATCGTAGGACGCCACTATCGTGTCGATGGGTTCGGTGAGCTGGTCGACCGGTACCGTCTTCACGTCGTCCATGCGCGCGTCACAACAGCATCCATACTCGTCGACCGCCACCTCGTGCACGAATTGAACGTAACTGCCTTCGTATAGATTGTACTGCATCTGCACCCGGTTGACATCGTTGCAAAAATCGTCGAGCAGAAACTTTTCGTTGACGATCGCCGCCGTCCTGGGCACCTTGAGCACGTGCAAACGTTCGCAGTCGTAGTTCTTAAGACCGGTGATGACCATATTTTTGTAGGTGGTACATCCCGGGTTGCGGCACTGGCGTATGCGGTGGTTGGTGTTGCAGAGCTTGTACGAGTAGATGGGGCAGAATATTTTGCAATAGAATTGAACGTTGCCGACGCCCGTCAGAAAGATGTATAAAAGCTGGTTATTGTAGTGCATTCGGGTTATACGAAACACAGACGTCGTGTTTACGGTAAAAGCGCGTCTGCCGTATATCTGTTGCAGCTCTCCAACAATATCGTCGCACACGCGAAAACTAGCAGCCATGTTGACTCGTTACAAAGGTGTCGACGTTAACCCTCACACGGTACACAATTTGATCAGGACAATCGTTTCGTCCAAACAGTGCCAGGCTAATGACAATGATCCCCATCTGCGCTCCATTATATTGAGCTTCAGGCCGGATTTGGCCGATTCCGCTTTATCTACCGATAGACTGCTGATAACGGCTTTGAAGGATTGTCAAAAGAAAGACGTGACGTATAATTATAAGTACGAAACAACAACAACAAACAACAACAACAACAACAATGATCCCGAAGAGCATCACGTGGCAAACTCCTCACCACCAGACATCTTTATCAGGATTTGGCGGTTGGGTAACGTGGAACGGGAGGAGGCATGCGTGTTGGCGGCATCCGTTCGGGACCTATGCAATTCCGTCCTTAGAAACGTGTATCCCGATTTTGACCCAGACCGTGACGGGTCGGCCGCTACGCTTCTGAAACTGTGTACCGAAGCGCGATACACAAAACGTTACGCGTACGAAGAAAACCAGGCGATGGGCCGCGAAGTGGCCGAACTAGAAAGAGAACTGCTCGAGAGTCGTTCCAAGGTGGCAGAGCTGTTGGCGTCGTTCAGCAACTTTAAGAGCGAGTACGAGAAGCGCTTTAATTTGGTCGTCGAGAAAAACCAATACAGCGAAAACGAGGTTGCCACCCTAGAGCTGACGCTACTCGACAGACAAGAGGAGCTGAAGCGTTTGCAGGATAAACACGAGCTACTGCTGTCGCAGTTCAACGAGACTCAGCATCGTCTCGAGGAGAAGGAGGGCGCGTGCAAAGAGCATTTGTCGAACATTGCGTATCTCAAGTCTGAGCTGAACCAACTGTCCGAGAACGAAAGAGAGCGCATGGTGGTGCTTGAGGCGAAACACGCCGAGACGGTGCGCTCGCTAACGCAAAAACTGCAACTGAAAGAGACGGAGATGGGCACGATAGAAGAACGATCAGTACAGAGTTCGGCTTACGCCGACGAGATGGCGCGGCAACTGAACCAAACCCGACGCGACAACGATCTTTTGCGCAGCAAGGCGATGGATCTCGACCAAGAAGTGTTGGGTTTAAAGGACAAACTGAAAAGTTATCACGTTGAAAACGCGAGCCTCGCGGCAAGAGTCAAAGATTTGAGCTCTATAAGCGTCCAGGACGCCGATAGCAACGCCGAGCTGCAGGCGCTCAATCAAAAACTCAAGAAAGAGTGCGACCAATCGCTGTTGCAGACGGATTCGCTCAAGCGCGAAAACGAAGAGTTGAAACGCAAGCTAGAACAAGTCATCCGCGAACACGACGAAACCACAGACGACGCTGAAAGGTCGTACAACTTGCAGAAAGGCGAAATCAATAGACTACGACTGGAGCTGGACCGTGTTCAAGCTGCGCTCGAAGCGGCCAATGACGACGTGAAAATTGCCAACGCAAAGATCGCGGAACAGGCCAAAACCATAGACTATTGTAACTACGAGATAGACGCCATGGCGAAGTTGCAAAACACCACCAGCACCCTCGCCTCTTCGTCCAAAGAGGGTGCAAAAACCACCAAAATTCCCATTAAGCACAAATTGGTGCCGGACAAGCCGCCGGCCGCCAAACACAAAGTGGCGAAAAAGAGTGGCAGCCTGAACTGGGACGTGAACAAAGTGTACGGTGTGAAAAATCAGGAGCAGCTACGCAGGCTGATCGACGAATTTGTGCAGAAGAACAAAAACGTCAAAGAGTGGGATGTGTACAACAAATTCCTGTCGTGCACCGACTCTACTATGAAGCAGCTCGAAGAGAACCCAGAGTTCCAGCGTTTGGACAAGGATTTTAAAGAGATTCTTGTCAAACAAAGAGACGTCATTCACGACAACATAAGTAACGACGAGGAGTCGTCGTTATTTTCGAACGTCTAGTTATAGGGTGTGTTTTATTAGGGTGTTCTTTTTCTAATAGGCCAAATAATACTTTTCAAATTAATAATATGCTATAAGTTTATTGATTGCGGGTTAGTATACATAATTTACACGCTACAATATTTTACATTAACAATACAGACTGTAGAAATCGTTGTCCTTTGCAGAGTACGTTTGGACGGAACACAAATTATACGCGTCGTCTCCTTGCTTGTAGAAGATGATGGCGTAAACCTTTTCCCCGCTGGCGACGTTCATGTCGACCGTTTGCAGACTGTCCATGCATTCCTCTTGCTTCTGGTTGTTCAGGAACGCGCTACACGCGACCGTTTGACCGTCGACAGTTTCAATGTTCAACTTGATCATGCGTCCCGGCTTGTTTGTGAACCTTGACACGTAATCGTTTAACGTACACCTCAACGTCTTCACCTCGATACACTTGAATATTTTGTTCAGATACGATATGTTGCAGCACTGGTCGTCAATGGTGCCGGGGTCGAACTCTTGCGCCTCGGCGATTTCCGTGTGCGGCCTAAGCAGCAGCTTGTAGTATGTGATTTCGCGCAAAGTTGTTTTATTGCAGGTGGCCGAGACAGTGCACCATTTGCCTCGAAGTTGAAACAGGTTCGTAAACACTTTGGTGACTCGAGTCGCGTTGTCGTCGTGTATGCCCACATCGAACGTGGTGACGGTGTTGAGGTTGATGATGAGATCGCACTGCACGTATTGCTCGTCGCGCTTGACGACAGTGCACACCTTGACCATGGAGAATTTACCGTTGTTGTAGTCGCGCAGCTCGTAGGCGCACACTACGTACGCGTACAAATTAACGTTACGCTCATAGTTAAAATCGTCTTGTGTCAGAAATAACTTGATGTCCGAACCGTCGCCGCTGCACGCTTCGATCTCTTCAAAGCTCACAATGTAGAACACCCTGTTGTGTTTTTGGTACGTGAATTTATAAGTGGACCCCTCCGTTAGTTTGTCGTAGACCTCCTTGTTTAAAACGCTCCTGTCAAGCGTCTGGTTCTCGTAACGAGCAATTATACGATACATATCCTTGTTGTTGATCCGCCAGCATTTCTTCTCCATCACCGTTTCGGGCTTCTCGTTTTCCACCCGTGCCATCTTGTTGCTGTCACTGCCCATGTCCAAACATTCCGCTGCTCTCTTGGTCATTCTGCAAAAGTACCAATGGAGACTCGCCCAAGACGACGTTGTGATCCCGACACACGAGGATTATATCGAGGTGGTTCCGCGGGACCGCGAGCAGGCGTGGAAGGACTTGATTATATTGGCTCTGCACAGCACCCCGTTCACGTATCGCACCCACTTGCGAAAAGCTAACCTCGAACACTTCGACTACAACCAGCCAATCTATTACAGTCTCAAAGAGCACAAATTGGGTCTGGTCGACGGAGACTTAATAAAATCGTTCCGACCACCTGTCTACTCGACGATTGACAACCAACTAATCAACCCTTTCGCCGTCATGGTCGTATTTATAATGCTCTTATTATCTTGTGTTGCATGGGAGGGATTCGATAAAAAACCTAGAGATTAGTAATCATTACGTTCTAGGCGTGCGGATGCGCTACACTCGCGCGGCGATGGATTATTTACGAAAAAGAATCAACAAGCGGCGGCACATTATCAGTATCTTGGGAGTGTTGATGGGCGCAAAAGAGATCGGCTACAGACCGTCCAAACTGTGCGAACGATTGCGCTACGAGTACAAACGGAACAATCGAGGCGATGGAGAAAACAAAAGCCTCGACACGATCGTCGATCTCTTCCAGTACTTTGTGTCGCACGACAACATCGATTGGACGCAACACGTGTTCACGAACGATTTTTACTACAACATGACCATCGTGGTGTGCGGTCGACCCAACAAGAACTTCTCGAAACGTCTACGCGTGCAGTTTAAATTCTACGCAGACTCAACATTAACGTACAGAGTGTGTTATCGGTGTTTCGACAACATCATATCGCCCGATAATAACACCACTTTTTTCGCGGCATATCAATACAAACAAACCGTGTCTAGTGACGATCTCTATTGGTTCGTGTGTAATAATATTTGCGACTGTTGTTTTACCAATAAACTTTTTACGCAATCTGAAATGTGAAATTTTGAATATATTGCGTTACATCCTATATTTGTGTGTTTTCATTCATGAAATCCTACCAACAACGTCTCGCCACTTACGCGGGCGTGTGGCAGCCGACCGACACCCGGCTACAACCCGATCGTCTAGCCTTGCTCGGCTTTTACTATACGGGCATGGAGGATAAGATAAAATGCGCATATTGCGGTCTGACGCTGAGCAATTTCAGGTGCGGTAGCAACTTCTACGACCCACTGCTCGACCACAAACGCTACTCCGCCGACTGTCAGTTTATCTACGAGAATCTGCAGACGCCGGCGGTGTACGTGAACACAGGCCACGGCGGACAGCTGGTCACGATGGAGAGCCGGATGCGCACGTTCGAACGGTGGCCGGTGGCGCTACGCCATATGGCTTTTGAAATGTGTCTCGCGGGTCTGTACTACACCGGGGTCGGGGACGAGGTGGTGTGTTTTGTGTGCGGCGAACGGTTCGACGAGTGGTGGCCAAACGACGTGCCCTGTCGTAGGCACCACGAACGCTCGCCGCACTGTCCCTACGTCGTTACGAACAGCTTCCGATCGGACGCACCGCCGCCTCCTACGACTGCAGCGCAACCGCCTCGCCCTGCAGCGCAACCAACTCGGACGACCGCCACGGCTCCCGATCTACAGACCATACAGCACGAAGACCACTGGCGTTTGCCGCAGTGTGTAGCGTGCCGCGCGGGTTACGTGGGATGCGTACTCACGCCCTGCTTCCATTTGTGTGTGTGCGACAAGTGCTCAGCGTCCACCGTGGAGTGTCCCGTTTGCGCGTCGTACGTGAGCGGCGCCTTTAAAATCAACATCCCCGTCAGACACTTGTCCACTTTTTGACGTGCAGCGTGAAGATTTGGCCGCGGTAAATTTCACCAAAAACTCGCTCCGCGCAATTTCGGCCATGTCTGTCGCGGTGGAGTTTGAAAACAAACCGCCGACGCGCATCCAGTACCTGACCGACTACAACAAGATCGATAAGTGCGTGCACATGTCGTGCGAGAGGTTCGGCAAGTTCGTGCGCGACCTATTGTTCGATCTAAAGCAGAGCAAGTGCGGTTTCTACAACTCGATAGTGGGACAACTGATCACCGTCTACCAGGACAATTTAGAGCGAAACGACCACACCAGAATGTTCGCCCGAGTCATTGTCGCCAACAACATAGTGGTGACCGACATCAAGGACAACGTGTTTTTGCGGAAACTCAAAGTGAACCGATTCACGGACGACATCACCTATCTCATCCTGCCCAACTTTACGCTGTGGGATCACAACTTTTTGGTGTTCCTCAACAAAAAGTTTAATAGTAAAAAAGAAGGCGGGCTAGTTAACATATGGGGCTGTATGCAGAAAATTACCCTGGCGCAGGGCGTGCTCAAAGACCTGATCCAGAACAAAAACGGCTACGCGGGCCAGTACCTGTACTCGACGTTCCTCAACACGGCCAGTTTTTACGCGAACGTGCAGTGCTTCAACGGGATCAACGAAATCGTGCCGCCGCGCTCGTCCATACAAAGGTACTTTGGTCGTCGTCTCACCAACCTCAAGGTGTGGAACACGCGACATCCCAACATCTCGCAGCTCTCCACCCAGGTTTCGAGAGTTCGGTGCGACAACGACGACGGCGACGATGACAACTACAACTGGAACATCAAAGTGGGTCTAGGCACGTTCGTCGGCGCCAACCGAGACTGCGACGGCGACAAAGAGGTGATCACGTACCTCCCGTATCCCAACTCGCTGATAGACCTCGAGTCGCTGCTGTACTGCGACCCGGTGTTGAGTTTTATATGCTTCGACAAGAACAAACTGTCGTTCGTGTCGCAGCAGATATACTATTTGTACAAGAACTTGGCGAAGGTCGAGACTCTGTTAAAACGGTACCCGCTCATCTACAGACTATGGCTGAAGACGCAACAGCACAGTTTCAGCGCTCGTTTGGATAGTTTACTGCGAGACGTGGCGCTGATGCTAAGCTCGAACTGCGCCACGCTACTATTCACTGAGCTCAAGGGTCTGATCGACAACGAAGAGCTGGTGTGCGACGCGCACGAGATCGACAACTACCAGGGCTGTTTCCGGAACATCGTCGAGTCGGGCGCGAAGGGTAGCAAGAATCTGGTCGACAGCACCGAGCGCTACCGCAAGACCGACTTTAGCGACGTGGAAGCGGTGTCCGAGCGCGCCCTCGACGGACTCAACTCGCACATCACCAGCCACGGCCGGGTCAAGTTCTGCGGAGGCGACATTTATCACAACACGGTCGTCTTTCTCAATCTCTACCTTCACGACCACAACGTTTGCTACAAACAGAACCATCTCGCCATCGGCGAGATCAGCCACATACCCTCCTCGTTCCTATTCCCCGAGCATCTGCTCGACGAGTTTTTGTACTAAATAAAAAGACAAGCAATAATTATTATAAGGTATATTTTATTAGCGGAAACGTCACCATGCAATATGATCTGGACATTTGCGTGGAAATTTTTGGCATCAAGGACGTGTCCTCCGACTATAGCGCCAACGTCGCCACTTTAGCCAGGAAGATGAACCTCAACGAAGAGGACGTGGTAGACGTGGCGGTCAAGGGTAACGGGCTCGTAGTCAAGCTGCGGTACCCGCGTTTAGTCAACGAGTGGGAGCGAAAGTCCCGCGAAGCACGCCTAAAGGTGTACGATGTGTTCCCCGAAACGAACAACGATGCCAAAATTAAGATTTTCGCCGCGGCACCCACTAAATACAAATTGCTCTTGCACAAGGTACGAAATCAATTGCCGGACTACAAGTACATTTGGATAGGTAAACGCGGCGTGATGGCTCGACGTGAGGCTCGATCCAACATTGTGCTGCTCAAGTCCGAAAACGACTTGGATGCGATGAAAGACACAACAAATCAGTAGATCAAGACGACACCTCACGTTGTTTCAGGTTGTCCCTCAGAAAGTAGTTGACCAGAATTTCGTCTTCGAGCAGTTGCGGTTTGACGGTTATGTTGGCCAGTAGTTTGAGCTCGAACATCCGGGTGGCGCTGCGGAAATTCTTGTCGTCCCTGATCCTGATGAAACGCGGCAGGCGAATCGAGATCTTGTTCTTGTCCGACCGGATAAAGTCGCCTTGCAACTCCCACACGGGCATCTTTGACGGGTCCGCAGCCACCATGTTCGGCACCCGCTTCAGATCGTCCGCCACTAGCCACTCGGGCGTACCATGTGCCGGCACCATCAAATGCTCCAGGTTGTGTTTCGCTATTTTTACCTTGGAAACGGGCACGAATCGCCACAGTCGAGACTCGTAGTCGTAATACGGTGAGGCCACCAAATAGATGACTATGCGTTTATCGCCGTCTTGTTTGTAGCCACCGACGACGACCAAATCGGCACTACACACGTTCTCGAAGTAGCTCTTTTTCACCTTTAGCCATTTCTTCTTTTTACTCTCGTAGGGCGCGTCCAAATCCTTTACCACCACACCCTCCACGTCGATCTTGAGGTAGCGCTCGATCAGACTCTTCGTGGTGGTGCGATCGTTGCACTCGTGGTGATCGATAACGACGACCCTGTCGTTCGACTTGACCGCATCGTACAGTATACGTTTTCTGTTCTTCAAGTCCATATTCAACAGGACACGGTTGTTGTGCAGCAGGATATCGAACACGATGACTCCCTCGTCGACGCCAATCAACTCGCAGTCGAGGACGGCGTTATCCACGCCACGCAGCGCGTCTTCCAGCGAGGGCGACAACGAAGGAAGACACTTCGTGTACACGTTCAGGTTGCGCTTGAAACAGATGATCTTGCCGTTGTTCAGCTTATGCACCTGCATCCGTTCGCCGTCGTACTTGATCTCGATGCACGCGTTAGAGAAAGCAATGTCGTCAAAGTGTTTGCAGGGCAGCGCCAGCATCGGTTCGATAGGCTTGCCTGCCGTGAAAACTAGGCTAGCGTTATTGGTGATAACGCTCATGTTCTTCTTGCCGAGGACCTGTCTGAAGAGCTGCACGTTGCGCTTCTTGCACAGCACCCGACGGTTGCGGCCGCTGTCCCTAATTATCGTCACCAAATCCCTCACCGCTTTCTTGTCGCACTTAGGCACGACCGTCTTGAAGTGGGCCAGCAGCACGGACGACTTGGTCGCGATGGTCTTAAGTTTCTCAAAGAAAAAGTACGCGTCCGCCACGGTCAGGGTGGACGGACCCTTGTTCTTCACAACGCTGGCGCACGTCTCCGCCACTCCGTTCAGCTTGAACGACTCGGCCAAATTGGCGCGGTCGATGTGGGGCGTCTCGATCTTGCAGAACACCGTCAATAGGTGCTTGTCGGATATGCGACGCTTCTGACACAGAGCCACCAGCAGACACAACCACATGCGCATGTCTTCCACCGTAACGTTGTGGTCGCGTCTCATCGACGCCAGGAGCGACGTGATCTCGGCGTTGCTCGACAGCTTCAACAGCTTCTCGTAGACGTCCACAAAGCACGCGAACGACATGATGTATGCGCTACGTTGCGCTCGCTCACGCAAGACACGGCAGGGGTTATCGCGCGCCTAACCTATATAACCTTTTGGCTTTTTGGTCCATATAAAATGGTCAAGTTAATGTCAACCAGCATCACTAACAATCCAGCTATTCTCAAGCTAAAAACCCTCTGATTTAATCATGTCCAGCAAATACAGTAACGACTACCCAAACAACAAACAACAGTCGGGCGGGTCTTACGTTAAGAACGCCCATTTCACGATGGGCAATCTGGTGGAAAAGGTGGTCAACCACGAGTACGCGAAACAGATGAAGCAGAAGGACTACGCGGGGTGGCTCAAGTCGGACGCCGGCTCCAACTGGCAGACGAGGCAGAACACGAAGCAATGGTGACACACGCACGTGTAAAAGTGAAACATTACAGACTTTTAAACAAAGTGCGCGGCCGGAACGCCCGTTCAATGGGCTTCTGTTGTGACAATTGTCTCGACAACATCGAGACCACGGAAAACTTTGGCGATCCAGAGTCGGGCTTGTGCGGCTGTAGTTGTTGCGCGAAAATGTGCCACAGCTTGTGTACTTTGTTGTTCGTCGGCTTGTTGATGTTCGTCGGCTACTATTGCTATCTGTACAGACATGTTATTACGAAATCGTTTATAAAATAAAAGAAACAAAATGCGAACGAATTTTTTATTATTCATTTCAGACCCCTTTCAAGACAAAATACACGAACAGAGTAGACAGCATGGACCTACCGATTCTGTTGGCCACATTAATGCAGGCGTCGTCGCTTTCGGCGTCGGCGTCGGGTCTGATCACGCTGCACTTTTCGTCGTAGGCACGCTGGTCGTCTATCTCCGTCATGTCGAGCTCGACCTGGTTCAGGTACGTGATCGACGTGGAATTGGTGAGGTTTCCATCCGAATCGACCGCCAAGTACGTGTCGTGCCGCAAAAACTTCAGATACACGTTGCCGGACGCTGTCGTATCAACTATACGAATGTTGCAGTCGGAGTTGTGCTTTAACGACATGTACACGACACCGCACTTGTTCAGACAGAGATAGTTGCAGGTGTCGGTGTTGCGAAACACGAATACGTTTACGTTGATCATTTCCTTCTGGAAACGAGAATAGTCGCCGATCAAAGGATGAATGTTTGCCGAACTAGTCACGTAGCCACCGTGCATCTTTAAGTGGTAGTAGTAGCGAATGTTGCTCACCACCTGGATCTCCTTCGTGATCTCGCCACCCTTGACGAGTTCCGTGGTCCTGGGCAGGCTGCATCGGGTCGTGGAGTGGGCGTCCAGGTTGATGGCGGACATTTTACCGATACGCGTACAACCCGTCTGGTTAGTCCGCGTCGGCTCGATGGAAAACTTGAACGGGATCTCGGTGTGGTTGGTCATGCCGATGACGCCTTTGACCGCGTTGAATTTCGAATCGAAAACCAAGTACCGGTAACTTCTTCTGGACGAACCCACACTGCTGGGGATGTAGAGCTTGTAGTGTTCGTCATTAGAGTCGATTTTGAACTTGCAATAGTGTTTCACCAGCACATTCGACATGAATGCGGTACCGCACGGATTCATACACATGAACCGACAAGTATCGTCTCGCGCATAGTACTTGTCGGTTTTTACGTCTCGGTAGAAATACCACGTGTGGTTGTCGTATTTAGTAGTGGACACGATGGGCGCGTTCTGGTTGGGCGTGCGGGGATACACGTACGTTTCTAGGTCGTACACGAGCGAGTGGCCCGACCCAAACGTCAGCGACGCCTTCGGCGCAAACTCTGCAGCTCCACACACCGCCACCGATAACCACAACAGCCACAAAGACATGTTTTGGAACGACCCCGTTGTCGGGACCGTCTTTTAACTCGACGCTTTCGCTATTTTTCCACGTACATTATAAAACAGCTATTTGCGATTACAGGTTTATTTCCGATTCGGACAGCGTGCGCAATGGCCGCCTTGTCTACGCACCAACAGCAGTTGAGCGATAAATACATCTACAGCAATTATGTAACGCGCCTCACGCCCGAGCATCGCAACACCAAAGAGGAGATCTTCGAGTTGGAGCGCGCCACCAGAGGCCAGACGCAGAACCCCCTGTGGCAGGTGCTTCGTCTGAACCGGACGACGGCGTCCAACTCGAGCTCGTTCTGTGCCGAGAACGATGCCATGAGGTACGGTGTCGAAAACGAGAAGACGGTCAAAAAGAACCAGCTGTTGATGCGCGCCCTGGAGGAGCAGATCGCCGCCAAGCTCAACTGCACCGTGACCGAGACCGTGCTCGACTGCGGCATGTTCATCACGCCGATAGGACTGTTCAGCGCCTCGCCCGACGCCTACTTCCTCGCCGACGACGGACGTATTGTGGTTCTGGAGATCAAGTGCCCGTACACGTATCGCAACACGGACCTCGAGTCGATACGTCGAGGGTTCAACAACAAGCCGCGCTACAGGATACCGAACACCGCCTTCTCCGTCAACCGCCGGGGCCCTCTCGACGTGCGCGTCGAGAAGAAGAACGACCACTACCGCCAGGTGCAGGCGCAGATGTACGTCACCGACGCCGCGTTGGCCATCTACCTGGTAAAGATTGGGCGTCTAGAAGAAATACATTTCGTGGAGAGGGACGAGGAGATTATAGCCGAGTTGAGGGCGCGAGAGGAGCACGAGCACCAACGGTGTCTGAGAGAAAACGCCAAACAGCGCGAGTTCGTCATGGAGAGGAATCGTCTTTGGACGTTCAGCGGCGTGCTGGGCAGAGACGAAGCCAAACGCTTGGCGCGAGCCGGCTTCTACAGCTGGAACGGCTGCGTCAGGTGTCACTTTTGCCACAAAACCGTCGAACTCGCGGAAACGACAGTGGAGCGGGTGTTGGCCGAGCACCAGTGCAACGCTCAACACGGCAACGTGCGCTACGCCAACATCAAATATCGAAACTACTTACCGCTGCAGACGAGAATGGATTCGCTGGCACCGTTGGCGTTAAGTCCCGACGACGTCAAACTATTGGCCAGCAACAATATATTTCTAAAGAACAACACATTGAAACTTTACTGCTGCGGAGTTGAGCTGCTGACCAACGCTGATAAGGCGGACGATATAAAAAGCATAGTCACTGAATATAATCATTCAGTCGACTGCGACCGTTACTAAAGTTACAACATGAAACGCCAACACTCGCCCACCACCTCTGCCGCCGACAGCGACAGCAGCGTCGACGCCAAGCGCATCTGCGTGCTGGAGGCGCCCACGACTCTAAACGAGCAGCAACAGCGGTTGTTCGACTACGTCACCGGGAGGGACGAGTTCGAGCCAGTGTTTGTGTCGGGAAGCGCGGGAACGGGCAAAAGCGCGCTGCTCAAGTCTTTGCGAAAACACTGGACGGCCGAGAACAAAGTGGTGTGGGTCGTGAGCTACACAAACTTGTCGGCGCGAAACGTCGACGGGCTGACGATACACAAACAGTTCAATTTCGACTTCAATTACAACGTTCGCAACGACAGGTGCGTGGGCGCCCCCAACTATTTCATATTGGACGAGGTGTCGATGGTGCCCGCAAAAATGCTACAGGGCATCCACACGCAACTGCAGGCGAGCACCAGGATGGATCTTCCCTTCGGAGGTGTCAACACGATCATCTTCGGCGATCTCTACCAGTTGCCTCCGATTTCGAACATACAATCTCAGCAGCTGCCGCCCTTCTGCGCGGACGTGTGGAAGTCGTTGTCACTGTACCATCTGACAATAAACATGCGACAGTCGGAGACGGATTTTATCGAGACGCTCAACCTGCTGCGCGTGGGAGACACCCGCTGCCTTGAGTTTTTCGACCAAAACGTCATCGAGCACAATATCACCATCGAGGACCAGGTCGAGTGCACGTCCTTGGTGCCGACCCATCGAGAGGCCGACTCCATCAACAACAAGTGTTACGTGTACGTGAAAAAGAATAAACACAACGAAGCGCCAGAGTACGTGATGAAGGTGAAGGTGCGACGCGAGCCAAGGCGGAAACACACGATCATCTACGCGACCGGGCAAGAAGAGCTGGTGTTCAAGGACGGCCTTAAGTACTGCGAAGGGACCCGCGTCATGATCACGCACAACCTTAAGACTGCAGCCTTTTGTAACGGAGACATCGGCACTGTCGTGAGCATAAACGAAAAGGGGGTGGTGGTGAGGCGGGAGTGTGATGGTGTCGAGGACAGCGTGCCCATGGTCGAAATGGCGTTCGAGAGCGGTGTCTTCAACAACGTCAAGGTAGTGACCGGCCTGCCCATGTGTTACGCGTGGGCGGTAACCATCCACAAATCGCAAGGGATGACGGTCAAAAATCTAATCGTGCATCCTCGCAACATTTTCACCGAGGGACAGGCGTACGTGGCGTTCAGTCGCGTGACGCATTGTCGGGGACTACGGCTGGCACACAAGATGCCTGCAACCTGTGTGATGAAAATGCCTGAGGTGGAAGCGGCGTACGCCGCCATGATCCGTTTGGACACCACCAAAATCGATTTTACCAACGAACCAATCGTCGAAAACTAGCAGTCTTTTTTTTTGTCAGTTATTACTATTTTATTACTACTATCTTATCATCATGTGTTTTTGCTAATAAAAGAGCTTGTATCGAGAAAATAACAGTAGTATTATTTTATTTATCATGGAGTTCGCACTCTTGTCTGTGTGGTATCACAAGAACCAGTTTATTTTTAACTCTACGTCGCATCCCTTTTGGCACAATATACTGTATCACTCGCAACACCACAAGTACTACGTGTTGTATTACGTGGAAGACGATTCGAACGTGAGGATTCCGTACGCGGGACCTGTGAAGTTCCTCAACTTCAAGGAGCATCCGGCGAGCAGCAACTTAAAAAAATTGACACACGTCACCAACAAAATCGACTACATGAAGTTGCAGTTTATATTCGACAGCGGCATGGTATCCGAAAAACATGTGCTTCTCATGGACATGGACTGTCAGCTGGCGTCGTCCTCGGTCGACGTCGACCGCATACACCGATCGAAATACTATCTCACCCCTTATACGGATATGAAGACGAAGCGTCTGTACGAAGAGGCGAGTTCGTTCGACGATTACAACAACAGCTTCAACAGCTACGTGGAAAACTACGCGACGCTCATCAATAAGAACAACGAGTTCTTTCGACCGTGCCACGGGGTTAGTGTGCGTGTAGACGACGAAACCAACCATTTCTACATGTACGCGCAGTACTTGCAAATCGTACAGCTGTACATGTGCATCTTCCACCAATACGCTTTGCCACCGCTGTCGCGAGACTACAACATAAAAACTCCTATTCCCATGAGTTTTAACCGGGGGGCGAGCTACTACGAACACCGAAACGAGTACAAGTACGAGTTCGACTACAGACAGCCGGCGCGGTTCAATAGACAACCTCTAACACATGTCCTGTACATGGCTATTCTGCAGGAAAAGCCGATCAAGCTTGTGAAGCGGATTCTGCTCGAGCTGCATCGCTTGGGATACGATTTTGGCTCGAGATACAGGTGGTCCAACACCTTGCAGAGCGACGTTAACGTTTGTGGGTGTATCCAAGACAGATATAGAAAAAAGTTTGACTATCACGGTGTGGAGTTTGTACTACCCTTGAAAGTTTTTAACAAATAATAAATGATTGTTTCAAGTAAAATTTTTTTTATTTCAATCAATAATACTAATGTTGTTGCAATACAGTAGACTTTTGAATATGTTGTACTGTCCCGAATCGTGCAGAGTGTTGTTGCCGTTGCGCACGCAGTGCAGCCCTTCTGGTAGACGGTTGCCCATAAACGATTGGTTGATGCTCCACTGATCGAGGCGTGTGCCTTCCAATTTTTCGTATCCCGTGACGCTTCGTCCTATGAACTCTTTGTATATGTTGTCGGGGGTGTTGTTGAAGAACATGTACGGTATCAGGTACATCGGATACTCTCGCCCGTCCACCCGACACATCTTCTTGGGTATATGATCGAAATTGGACTGGCGCGACAGGAACGATATGGGCGATAAGCAGATTTGCGCGTGCACACCGTCACTGGAGCGCCACTTGGACAGGTCTTCCGCTTCGTTGAGCACACCTTTCTGACCGTGGATCCCGCAAATTTTCAAACCCTCCAGATCGCTGACGCTGGTTATGAGTACAATTTTCAAATTGAACTCGTCGTTTTTTCCCTGGTTCAGCTCGCTGTCTAGTAGCTCGATCTCTAGTCCGGTCACTCGACGAAAGTACATGTATATCTTGTAGATGTGGTTCGTCTTGCCGGCAAAGTATTCAATTTTGAACTTTTTGTTGTCGTGCGACCAGTTGATTTTGCACTGGCACACCAGCGTGCCGAATATGCACACTCTGTGGCCGCCTTCCGTGTCCATGACGTTGTGCGGCCCGCACGATTTACGATACACGAACGACGCGTCGGGCACTTCGAGTTTGCCACGAAGCTTGTGCACTTTGTTGTTGTAGACGCGTATCGGCAACGAGACGTGTGGGATGTACGGGTCTTCGGCGGTCTTCAGTCTGTTGTCACGCACTATCGTCCACAGTTGAAACATTCTGTCGTTGCAGCGTATCGACTCGTCCACGGCCGCGCTGTGGCCCAACGGCAGCCACTCAACCTCCTTCAGCTTCATCGGGCTGTTCACCATCATACCGTTCTTGAGATTGGTGAGACTGACGATCAGTTTCGCGCCCGGCACCGAGGGGAATATGTACAGGTGGTCCTGATAGTAGTGATGGATCATGGTCGACATGAGACACGAGACGTCATCGTCATCGTCTTCGAACGACAGCTGATCAAAAGTGTTGACGATACTGTTTCGGTTGTGGTACTCGTACGGAGTCTGAAAGGTGTTCAAGTATATATCACCGTTCAGTTTCACTCGACGCTTGAGCATGATCATCCCTTCGTGGTGGTTGACGAACAGTATGTCTTTGGCAAACTTGAGTTCGACCGGCGAGTAGGCGCGTTTCAGCTCGTAATAGATCAGGATGAAGTCCTTCCTCTGGCAGCTGAGGACGGTGGGCCGGTTGTTGAACGCCACCATTATTGCGGCCTCGTTCGTGTTCTCCACAAACAGCTTTTTCTGTATCAGCGCGCGAAACTTGTCGCCCACCGCTTTGTAGCGCAGATTGGGAAGGACGACATCTTTGCAGAGGAAGAACTTCTTGCCCGCCACCGTCATCTCGCCGTGAAAAAAACTATCCACATATTTCACGTAGTCCTTGGTGTGTTTCAGCATGTCCTGCTGCAGGTTCTCGTTGACAACGCGCAGCACCTCGCAGCCGATACGAAACTTGAGCGGGTACACCTCCAGATTATTGTTGTTTGAGTTGTAGTCGTGATCGTACTTCTTCTGCTTGCTCAGCGTTTTGGACACGCTCTGAATCAGCTTACCCGACACGATGATGTCGTGTATTTTCTTGCACTCGTTTACAAACATGACGGCAAAGTTTGGCTTCTTTTTCTTGAGACTTACATCGCTAGCCGCAGCCGCCGCCATCAAGGTCTTGTAGCGCACCAGGACATAGTCGTATGTGAGCTTCAATAGGTAGGCGTGCTTGTAGATTATTTTGTTGGACAGCGAATCGATGGTGTAATCGATGTCGACGCTCATTATGCTCTTTAGGGCGGCGAACAGGTGGTCGTCGGACGTGTTGAAGTTGAACACAAAATCCATGTCGGCCCATTTGCCGCTCGACTTTAGGTAGTCTATCAGCACTTGATTTATGCCGCTATCGACGATGTAGTCTTTGGCGTACACGTCGCGCACGTACATCACGTCGTCGTGGCGGTCGTACACCAGCTGGATGGCCCGGTTCACGCTCTTCTCCTCGTCGTAGTTGCCGTACAGAAACATGCGCCGCATATTCTTGTCGCGCGGGTACTGTTTGTCGAAAAAGTTGTGCAACAGAATATTGTTGTTCATCATGATGTTGGGGAACGAAAAGTGGCGACCGTCTATTATGTACGTACCCTCGAAGCCGCGGCAGGGTTCGTCGTTGCGAAAACGCGCGTCCAGTCTCGTGCCGATTATCACCACCACGCAGTTGTGCAGCACGCATTTCGTCAGATTCACATTGACGGCACAACACAGATACGTTCGCCTGTCCTGCAGCTTCTTCAAAGTGACACTCGTCCAATCCGGGTTCGTGCACGACAGACAGAGGGCGAGACCTTCGTCGGTTATGTATTGGTAGAGAGCGTCAAAATCTTCCGTCACGCATTTATTACAATCCATTGGCAACTCGATTCGGATAACGCGCCGTAATTATTTAATATAATATTTATCATCGCTCCGCTCCACGTTATCAGCGGCGCGCGCTACTCTTATCGCATCACCTCATTGCAGCCTTGACTGCGCAAACACAAAATTGAATTGATTCGCCTGCGTATTGTCATAAATAAATCTGTCGTGGGTTCTTTTCACACTCTCCGAGTACAAATCATCAACGTTTAGTCGTACAAAGGACAGTAGCACGTTGAGCGTGCTGAACAGAAGCTCGTGGGTGTTGCGCGTGTTACTGTTGGCGTCGTTTATAGTCACGCGGTTTGACACGTTGTCCTTGAGCACGACCAGGGGAAATAAGACGGCCAGCTCTATGTGACCGGTGGTGACGACGAACGCGTCAGTGTGCGGCACACGCATCGCCTGCGTGTCGTCGTCCACACCGCTCACGGTCAGACTGAAACACGACATACCTCTGCCGGCATTGATTGAATCGGACCCAATCAACTGCTCGAGTGTTTGCATGCGCGCGCTGTCGAACGTGCGAATCGCGAAATTGGAGAAGCTGGCGTTGTTGGCAATGTTGATGTGGCGAGCGGTGACCAGATTCGACCATGCCACGTTCGACGCCACCGACCACGGCTCAGAGTCTACGCTTAGATCTTTTGTCAACACTATGCACCGCGCGTTGTGAGCTATGGGAGCAATGGCCAAGATCTTGTCGTACAGCTGGAACATACCCTTCGAATGGTACAACGTGTAGCTGTCGAACGCGAGATTCAACTCCTCCAACCGTACGCGAGACACCATCACGCCTGCGTCCGCAGTCGTACAGATTGCGGTCTGCGCAAAAGTCGGATGGAAACTGCTCGTGCTAGGTCCCGTCGTAGGCACGCTCCATACACCGCTTAAATTAGACGTCAGTATAATCCCAGACTCCAAACCGAGCATGCCCGTTCTGTACCTAACGACCCGACCGTTGTTGGCCCATATTTTTCGCGTCATCGCCCACAGCGGAGCGTGCAGGCTGTTGTTCTCGTCCGCTTCGTAGTACGCCACGCCTGGCGTCTGACCCACGACCGATCCGAAGTAGAGCGGCGTGCGCACTGTCAAAATCTTGCTAAAGTCCGCGCTCACAACTCCGCTGTTGTACGCAATAAACGAGCCGATCACGTTCGAATAATTGCTGCCTTGCCTCGACAGAACCGCCGGGTTCACGTAGCCAGTTTCGCTGCCTATCAAATTTATAGACGCGTTCAGATTCTCCATATGCACCACTTCGTCGCCGAACAAAAAGTTGTAGTAGCTAAAGGTGAAGAAACTGTTCAACAGGTATCCGTAGGCTCTGACGTCGGTGTGATCGAAGTAGGCGTAGTCGTAATGGATCCCGTTACCGATGGGCACCAGAGGGAACCTGATCAAATTCAACACGTACACCATTTCCGGCTCGTCGCGGATGTATGTGTAAGAGTAGCCGCGCAACAGCTGACCGTAGGCGTACGGCAGGCCCATTCTCATCGCGTTGCCAGCTGTTCGACGCCAGCCCATCGATACGGTAGGCTCGGGCAGGTAATAGTACAGAATGTGTTCCACCATATCCGAAATGTCGTAGTAACCGCGTAGCACTATGCAAGTGTTCTGCAAACACTCTGGCATCGTGATGCTGAAATGGTACCAGTCTGTGCGCGGGCCCCAAGGCGCCGAATGCACCGGGGCGGGATACGGCAGAGCCAAGTAAATCATGACCACAGCTCCGTACAGATTGGCCGCCAGCACAGGGTTGTCGTAGAGCGGATCGCCTGCGGTGCGCAACCGGACGCCGTAGCCTATGAGCGTGTGCATAGCCACGCCAAAATCGGCGGGCGACGACCAAGGCGACAACCCTTCGAATATGTTGCCGTCGTTGCTGAACGCCCGCGTGGGGTTGGCAATCTTTTCCGCCTTCTGAGCGTACTTGATAGCCAACGTGTTTAAATAGTAATTTTCAAAATCTTCCAAGTCGTCCGTGTAGACAACGTAGCCCAACACCACTCCGTTACGGTCACCGTTCAAATCTATGGCCAGCGTAAATATTATGGCCACAATTATCAACACTAAAATTATCAGCATGTCAGTCGGCATTTTTTAAAACTTATAGACAATCGTGTCGTAAATTTAGTGCCACAAAATTTTGGGCGAAATCGTTTGCCAAAAATTTTAATGTCGATTTCTGGCCAAAAAACTTTTTAAAACTTCTGGAAAAGGATCGATATTAAAATTTTAGGCAAACGATTTTGCGAAAACTGGTCAACCAACAAACCCGAACCGCATGTTCCGTAAAGTTTTGTGACACAAATTTTTGGTGAAAATATTTTGCCGAAAATTTTAATGTCGACCCACGAACAAAAAATCTTTTCAAAACTTCTGGAAAAGGATCGATATTAAAATTTTAGGCAAACGATTTTGCGAAAACTGGTAAGCCAATAAATTCGAACCACTTGTAAAATTTTGTGCCACAAATTTTTGGTGAAAATATTTTGCCGAAAATTTTAATGTCGACCCACGAACAAAAAATCTTTTCAAAACTTCTGGAAAAGGATCGATATTAAAATTTTGTGGCAAACGATTTTGCGAAAACTGTCAACCAACAAATTCGACAAACTTGAACCGCTTCAATACGAGCTCCGTTTCGCTGGTGGAGAATGTCACGTCTTGCAGTTCGTTATGTTTGTACAGTTTAAGGTGCATAGGTTCTGCGTGAAGCATTCTCAAGAGCGAACCTTCGGCGATCGGGATGTCGTGCACGGTTATGCCGCTAGCCAGCGACTGGTTGCCCACGAAGAATCTACTAAACTGCAGCTCGTCGTCGGTGTACAGCTCGACGCCCATGTAGATGTCGCTACCGAAAGCCTCGTTGATCGTTCCTTTGAAGGCGTAGTACTGCGCCACGTTAAAGAGTGTATCGCAGAGCAGTATCATCAACGGTCGGCCGGCGCTGTTGTTAAAGACGAACATGTAGTCGTAGTACGGTCTAAAGTGGATTGGAAAATAATGCTGGAATATCGTCACCAATTCGTCGTATAGGTCGGTTCCTTTAAAATGGTCGACCGCCAGATAGATATCGTCTCTAACTTCGTTCTCCACGAACAGCATATTTGGATGAGCGTCCAGCCAGAGCGACGCCTGGTTGACGCTCTCCAGTATTTGATCCGTGTTGGGATATTCGTAGATATGATCGTCGAGCAGTGTATACGAGTCGTATACAAGACTGTTGTTGAAAATGACGCAGGATGAATGTTCAAAAGATGTGGTGGTGATCTTAAGCACGGAGCCGGTGGCGAAGTCGATCGAGTGTCTGCCTAGCGGCGTGCCCGAACCGAGCAGTTGGAAGCGGTCGTCGGGTTGGGTAACGGTGACGGTGACGAATTGCGCGTCCGGAGTGGCTGGTAGAATATTGTTGTAGTACACGTCTATGATTATCGTTTTGGACTCGAAATCTAAATAGAACGAAGCGCAATATTGGTTTATAGGCGAAATTATATGACCCCTGTACACAGTAAGATCGCTATGCACGTAACGTTCGTATTCTAGCACATACGCGTCGGTGATGCCGTCGATAATTAAATAGGTGCAATTTTCTAGCGGCAAATTGTCAAATCTGATTTTGTAGCGTTTGTCTTTGCCTCGAGGCGGTCGCAAAAGGTAGACTCCGCGGCTCAAGCGCGGTACGACAATCCGGAGGTCGGCGGACACCCGTCCGCTATGAACGAGCTGGTCGCCGTCGAAGACTTCATAAGGTTCGCCCACTATCTGCGTGGCGTCGTCGATATTGCAATCGATGCGCGTGTCCAACGCTACCAGTTTCGTTTGCGACAACTGGTCCCTGGTCACCAAGCTCAGGTTCGAGTCGAGAAACTGTTTCAAATCGTAGTCGTTATTTGACACATCAAAATCGTTGATCAGAAGTTTGACGGGATACAATATTGGTTTGTGCAACGCCACGGTGGTGGAAAAAGGATACGCGTTGGCGTAGATCAAGTCTTCGACGTGCCTGAACCGCGGTACCGACACACCGATCAGCGAAAGGTAAGCCATCAAATCTGCACGACACTCTAGAATCATGGCCAGAAACACGTTGATGTCGTTCGGCGGCGGCGGTAGTTTGTAGAGACGGAGCCAGGTGGCTGGTCCAAACTGTGATTTGAGCACGAACGATAGCAGCACGACGCGCTGTTGCACGTCCAGGTCGTCGTCGAACGACACGTTCGATTTCATCAGCTCGCTCAGAATGGACGCTTCGATGGTTTCGCGCTCCTCGCCTTCGAAAATGCTCGCCAGCGTGCGCCTTTCGCTCGCGTCCATCCAAACGTATTGCAGATGGTCGGCGAACAGACTGCTCCACACTTCGACGAGGTTCGACTGTTGCACCGTAAAGTGCAAGTCGTAGGCATGGCCGAGCTGATGTAACACGGGCCAGTTGGTGGTGGACACGACCAGGAACGGACCGAGCGTGTCGGCGCAGTTGGCTATGTACGAGTCGCCAAAGTACTGGTCGCCGGGACCGCCGGCGTCAGCCTTGATGAAGAACTGCACGTGTCGCGACGAGTCGGCCAGCTGCGGTTTCGCGTCCACTCTCAATCCGGCCAGCTTGTCGTAGTGCTGCCTGATCGCGTTGTAGAACCAGACCAAAGGTTCGAAATCCAGCGCGGTGAGCACCGTTTGTTTGTCGGCGGGCGGAACCAGCATGGCGACTGCTCCCAGATCCAAGTACGCGTACTCGCTTAAGCTGTCGGCGTACCGCTGTTTAAACACGTCCACCGACAACTGCGTGTTGTACATCGGCAACGGCGTGTGCTCGCCTTCGATTTCAAACTCTATGAAACAGTGGGCAGGCTGTTGGGTCCACCGAACGAACGGCACGCTGTCATGTGTGACGACGAAAGAGCGGAACGCGTGCTCGTTGACGATCAAGCTGTGCTCAAAATTTCGATCGTAGTTGACTATGTCTACGGTGAACGAGTCGTTCGGCGTGTTGTCAGTCAAGCGATACCGCAGCGTCGCGTCAGCCCTGAGCAGCACGCCGACGGGGCTGCGTTCGTGGAGGTGGGCTAGCCTGCTGCTGTTGGGCTGGCGATTAACTCGTACGATTAAAGAAGTCACATTGCGCGCCTCGCACAGTCGCAGATTTTGCAACATCTCTTAACTAAATTAACATATGGAAACGTTGGCCGCGGACGACCAGCACAGTGTTCTCTGTGAAAGTAACGTCGGTGATAAGTCTGTCGTTATTGCTCATCTGGATACGTCTGGGCTCGGCGTGGAACAGTTCGACCCTATACCCGTCACCTATCGGTAGATTGCTGAACTGAGCTGGCGCGAAACTCTGCGAGCCCTGGAACAACTGTTTAAGCACGCTAACGTTGGTGTCGTTGATCAGCTCAAAACCGATGTAGTCGGAGGTGCCAAAATGCACGTTGGGTCCAGAAGGGGCGGTGTATCGCGTCAGGTCCGCCCTGCCCAGAAGCAGGTCGCACACGAAAGTGAACCTCGGCAGATCGCTGAACCCGTTCATGTCTATTTGGTAGTGTCTGATTCTGTAATAGTCGGGGAAGTATCTATTGTAGCGCTCCGTCAACACATCGTGCTGCTCGTCGCCCTCGAATGTTTGCACACCCACGAAAATAAAGTCGCGCGCCTCGTTCTCGATCGCCAGCATCACCGGGTGGCTGTCGAGCCAGCGTGCGTGGTGCTCGATCTCTGCGAGCAAACGTTCGGCCCGTGAAGGTATCGCGATATTGGTGTTGACCGGTACGACGCTGTCCGCCAACAAACGGTACTGGACCGTGAGCGCGGTCAAACTTCGGCCCAGGAACCAGACTCTGTGCATGTTGGCCTGGGCGTGATAAACGTTCATTATCGAGCGTTCGGGTGTGAACGCAAGCCGGTACACTCCGCCGTCTTCGACACCGTCACCGCTGCCCGACAGTTCGAACAACCCGCTCGGCTCTTCGATGGTTATGCTAAAGTACAGTCTCGTGCCAAAGTTGCTGTTGATCGCTTTGAAGTAGACTTTTATTTCGACGACCTGCAGATCGTAGCGTACTCGAAACTCTAACGAATACACATCGTTTATGCCTAGCACGTGTCCCACGTCGGGAAGGAGGGAGTTGTGCGTGTACTCGGTGTAGTGCAAACGATAGACGTTATGCTTGCCGTCGATTATGAGGTGGTCGGCCGGGTTGCGGGGCTCGTTGAAACTGACGTGATAGCGTTTGTCTCTGCCTCGAGGCGCACGCATCGTGTACACTCCCGGGCCCAACATCGTTATCAACACGATACCCGATGAGTTCACCTCACCCTTGAAGACCATTGTCAGTCCGTCGTAGACGGCGAAAGGCTCTCCGGCGACTTGCGCCACGTCCCCAATAACGCACTGTATCACCAGAATGTTGATTTGTAAATCGGTCTGTATCAGCTCGTGAGGTGTGACCAGATCGAGGTTGGATTCGAGGTACCGTTTGAAGTTGTAGTCGTTAGCGGTGAGCACGTCAAAGTCGGGCACGAGATATTTGATGGGGTAGAGGGCGTGTTTCGCGTGTGCGACGTTGACCAAGTAGGGAAACGATCTAGCGATGCCACGAGCGGACGTCACGGAATATTGGGGAACGTGAATGCTGAACAGGCCGAACAAGGCTGCGAGGTCAGCGGGACAGGCGTCGAGGAGCCACAATGCAATGTTCGGGTAGACGGGCTGCGCCTCGATTGACCGCAGAAGCCGGAACTGGGCGTTTATGACGCGCCACGTGTCGGGTCCATATTGGGTGTTCATAATGAACGTGAAAATGGTCAACTTTTGAAAGTGAGACCACTCGAAATACGACACCGACGACTCGATCAGACCCATTACGTCGGTCTCGACGCGCGCCCTGTTCCCGTTCTCGTACACGCTCGCCATCGTCTGCCGTTGAGCCTTGTCCATCAGTTGGAACTGCATCCTGTCGCTGTACACGTTGTTCCAGACCTCGTTGAGGCCGGTGCGAACGACGAACATAAAGTCGTAGGCGTGGCCGAATTCGTGGAAGACGAGCCAGTTGCCGGGTCTCGCCTGCAGATAGTTGCCCAGGGTGTCGCGGCTGTTGGCCGTCCAAGTGGCGCTGTAGTATGCTGCTCCGGCGCCTGTGGCGTCCGCCTTGGCGAAGAATCTTTTATCGAAGTTGTCGTCGATGCCGTGATTGGAGCGCGCGTCGCTGCGCAGCCCCGCCAGGTCGTCGTACAGACCAACTATAAGCGAATAGAAGCTCTGCAGAGCTTGCAAATCTAGCTGCAGCACGTTGGCCTTGTCGGCGGGCGGTACGAGAATGTCGACGACGGGGAACCGTATTAGAGCGTACGGGCACTCTGATGCGGAATACTCACTCTTGAACTGGCTCTCGTTTGTCGCCCCGTGCACGTACACGGGCACCTCGCATACCACCCCATCCACCTTAAATTCGACTCTGGTGGCGACCGAATTGAGGGTTCTGTCGACGAAGACGACGCTGTCGTGCAGCACGGTATATTCGGTCCAGCTAAAGGTGCTGATCGCCAGCGAATGCTCGGTGGCGCGATTGTTGTTTAGGAAGCGAACGGTGGTCGGTACGGCGGGCGAGTTTTCGGCGAGTCGACAACTGACCGTGGCGGACGCGTACACCATTATACCGGCGGGGACCCTGCCGTGGCGGAGGGCCATCCATCCGTCGGTCTCGCGCAGATACGGCGGCACTCGCAACGAAGGCACCGGCACCGTCAACAACAACAAGTCTGAATTTCTAGATTCTACACAAGCCATGACAGTTCTTAATTCATAGAAAATCGTAAATTTAAGCACGATGCTTTGCTAAAAAAAACTAAGGCAAAAGAGGATGTTATATGAAAAGGGTATCGTAGCTTCTAACAGGACAGAATGGAAGAAGAAAACGTGTTGCGCCGACCCCGAATAATATGGGATAAGGGCAGGAAGAAGAAGAAGAGCTTCTAAAACATAATTGTTGTAAAATCAAACGCAATAAGGTTTAAATTCAATTTGGCATTTATTTGGTTCTTAGAAGGTTAAATTACAATACATTCATTTGTGTCTATTCTCCTTGTTGTCGTGTCTGAAATGTCTGCCTCCCATCGACTCGTAGCACGCCAACGAAACACGACTCTGCGTTACTCGCTCGTACTGGTGCTGCGGGATGTTGCCGTTGTGTAGCGTCGTAGGCTTCATGGGCGAGCGGGAACTGTTGTAAAAGTCGACCACGTGGCTAGAGCTACTGGTGCGGTTACCGTAGTTCGTGTTGCTGTTGTTGTACATGGTTCGGTCTCTGTAGCTATATGTGCAATTGAGACGCGTTTAGCGCGTTTTATACCCCACCGATGGAGCCGCGATAACAGTATGAAAAGGTTTATCGTCGTAGCCACGCTGACTTTGGTCGCCTGCGATGAAACCTTCATGTCCACCTACGAAGCGTTCCTGCTCGACGGCCGCGGTCTGTGTCTCGGCGACTGCGTAGCCTACAAGTGTGTGTACAAATATAATCTAGCCGTCGCACCTTGCGTCGTGAACACCACCATACCAGCGCGCCACTACCGCACCGCTAACAACCAGCAGTGTCTCAGCAACTGCGGCTACTTCGACGGCACCAGCTACCAATGGTGCGTGCTCAGGTCCAAATCGTGGGACTACTGCACCAGAAATATTGCTCTGACGGCGGTGGAGACGGTGCGCACCGACAACTCATACATGACGTGCGGCTACACCACGTGCGGACACCACAACCGTTTCGCCTACAACTGGTGCGGCACCATCGGCACGTACTGGGAGTACTGCGATCCCGACAACACGATCCTGCTCATCGATTATCCCACGTATCTGCGTACAGAGTGTGCCTCGCCCTGCGAGCTGCGCGGCAACGACAACGTAGCCTATTGCTACGACACCAATTACGATTGGACCAGGTGCTATCTTAATCCCGACTTCCGACAAGAGTTGAATCGAGTGGCCGTGGCGCTCAAGAACGGTTACGCGCGCGGCGGCAACTTTACCAGACACGGCTACAAGAAGCTCGATCTGTACAAGGTGTACGCGCACCGACAAAGTAACCCGTCCGAGTGGGACGTGGAGCGCGTGACCAACTTATACGTCGACAACAACCCCAGCGTGGTGCTAAAACCGAACGTCAGCTTCCACGACCCGAAGGTAACGCACAACTCTACAGACCCGATACACTCGTACACGCTCAATCCCGTACCCAATCACATGTACGCGGATCAAATCAATTTGCCGCTGGTAGTCTTCGCGCTCATCACGAAGCGTACGCTGCGCGACACCCGAGCACCGCGACCCTTCGCCGCCAAGATCAATCGCCACTTCCAGCACATGCACGGCGATCAAAGCGCGGACGAGCTAGGCTTTATCGTAGACTACACGCTCGGCGGTCCGATTGCGCGGTACAACATGTTTCCAGAGTCGTGGAGACAGAGAACCAAGAGACTGATGCTGCGGAACGCCATAGTGGCGTTTCTGAGCAACGACGCCAATGTGCACGTCAAGGTAACGGCGGTCATGGTGTATTTAAGGGCTGAGCAGCGCCGGCCCACCGCCGTCATGATGCGAGTGAGATTCTTCGACGGCGGTCGGCTGGTCAACAAGTTCGGCGAGCGAATCAGACCGGCCGAAAACTCTATGGAAAACATGTACTTTGACAACTCTCTCGACGAGGCTGAAACGGTATGGGTGTGAATAAACAACAAGCGTATGATTTTTGCTCATTTTTTTTATTACAAATAAAATACATCTATTATACTTTTACAAGCGGTTGAGTGTGAAAAAGTCGTTATGTTTCTGGCGTATCGAGGGTAGGGCGTCGATGCGATCGTCTATGGAGCGTATTATGTCGATAACCAGCTGTTGCCGTTTGTCAAAGAGCCCGATGCAGTCGTCGGTGCCGCGAACGTCGGCAAAGTTCTCGAACGCGTCGACCATCGACTTTTTGCGGTGCGATTTCAAGTAGGCTCGCAAAATGCGACCGTTGTCCTCCTTGTCGTTGACCAGTCGCGTTAGCAAGAATTTGAAATTAGTCAGGCTGCACGAATCAAAGTCGAAGCGGCCCTCGTACCACTGCTGCAGCTGAAATTCCGCTTCGGCCCTAACTTTCACCTCGATCGATTGCGCGATGTACGTTTGCAGCACCTTCATGTACAACTCCTGGAGAGTATGCTTCGTGATGCTAGGATGGTCTTGGCCGAACATATAGCACGTCTCCAGCAAACCGATTTTGGCGAATAGCGTCTTCGACAGGTAGACGACCGAGTCTACGCTGAGGTGTTGTCGCACAAGCGACGCTTCTTTCACAACCTCGACCGTTGTTAGGCTCTCCATCACAATCGAAGTTTACCGTACGACGCTAGGCTCGGTAATGAGCTCCGATTACAGCCGCGCTCTCTATATCTACAAGACCATATCGCGCGCCAACGCAGTTTCGACAAAAACGCTTGGCGTGCCGTACTCTTCTCGCAAAACTGCGTTGGCACACCGAAATCGACATTAAAATATATACCATTTCAAAACTTTTGCGATTATGATCGATATTAAAATTTTTGCCAACGCAGTTTTGCGAGAATCGCAAGGCGCACTAATCACGACGACGCGGGCCGACGTGTGTCCGGAGGAGATTTAAGGCAATGGGCGCGACCTCGCGCGCACAATCATGGCTTCGTCCGTCGCGATCGAACGTCTGCAAAACGTGCACGTGAAGGTGGGCGGCGAAAGGAAGGCGCTGCATCAATCCAGACTGCTGGTGACAGACCGTAACGTGATCGAGACAACCTTCTCCACCAACGACGGGTTCGTCAACTACGTCGAGCTGAGTGGTATCAAGGGAGAGTGCTCCGCCACCGCTACGGTCTTCTCCGCCAACTCTTCGTGGTCCGAGTACGACGTGCCGGCGCTGGCGGGCAAGATCACCTTCCGCTTCGAAACCTACGTGCATTCGTGCACCATCGTTGTGAGGGGTGTGCAGCAGTTTACAGTCGTCGTGTGTTTCGAAATAATACAATAACCTACCTCCTAAGAACCAACACAAATAAATGCCAAATTGAATTTGAACCTTATTGTGTTTGATTTTACAAACATAAAGAAAGTTACGATACCATATTAATTTGTGTTAGACCATCTTGGTCTACAGATTTTAAATATTTTATCAAATAATACATTTTATGGTCAATCGTCCAAAAGACTGGGTCCGTCGGTGATGACGAGCCGGCCGCCGCGCACGATCATGAACACATCGCGGTTGTTGTCGTGGAAGTCGGGTACGGGCTCAAAGTTTTTGGTGACAGACAGTCTGTTGGTCGGCTCCAGATGGAATAGCTGAACGGTGTAGTCTTCGCACAGCGGAAAGTCGTGATGTTGCGCTTCGAGAGGCTCGTTACCGAGACACACCACGCGTACGACGACATCGTCTTTGGTGTTTTTGACCTGCACGCCCATGTACACGGAGTCGACGTCGACGCTGGCTCCGACGTCGGACGGTTCCACGACCAGCGTGCCGATGTTTTCGAGCATCCGCGCGAGTAGCTGCAAGTGGATCACACCTCTTGTGCCTGCGAACAAAAATTCGTAGTTGACACCCGTCTTCCGCACACGGTTCGGGTAGTAGCGGTCGTAGCGAGCGGTTTCCTTGTATCGCGTCGCCAGATAGACGTTGTCGCGCACGTCGTTCTCGATGATGAGCGCCATGGGGTTGTTGTCGAGCCATTTGCAGTGCCGGTTGACGCGAGTTGTCAGACGTTGCTGGGGTGTGGGAAACGAGATCGACTGGTCCGTGTCGAGCATCACGCCCGCATCGGTCAACGCGAAGCGAACGGCCTGCGTGGGCAGCATGGTCTCGAGGAAGATGCAGCCGCCGCGCAAGCTGTGGATGATGAGGTGTCTCACGTTGCGGAACTTGTGCCATCCGTGACCGAGAGTGCTGTTGTTGCCCAGCATCACCAGCGAGGACTCGGTGTTGTCTATGTGCACGAACCTCACGTCGTGGTACATCATGTCGCCCTGGTTGGGGCTGCAGTGAATGGTGTTAATGTAAAGATAGACGCGACGCTCGGGCCCGTTGACATACATCACGCCCATGACGATCTGGTCGAACCCGAGCAGGAACGCCTCCTCGTCTTCGTAGTCGGAAATCGAGCGTTTGGTGTAGCGCAAGTCGATGTTGGTCGTGTTTTGGTGCACCACTATGTAATGCTCGTGGTCGGCGAAGCCGTCGTAGCACACCTTGTAGTAGTTTTGGCGGCCGCGCGGGTGGTGCACCGCGTAGACGCCGGGCGTCAAGCCCGACAGGGCGATGCGGCCGGTCTCGGGGACAAACGTGCGCGCCACCACGTCTAAGCCGTCGTAGACGGTCAGCGTGTCGTAGGACACCTCCGCGATGTTGTCGATGTGCACGGTTAGCGTGAAATTGACGTAGATACCGAGCTGTTTTGTGAGAAGCGGGGTGAACAGAGTATAATTCGTTTCGACGTACTGTTTAATGTTATACTCGTTGTTATCCATATCGAAATTTGTCACAACTTGGTTAATTGGGTACAGGCATTTTTTGAAACTAATCAGCTGCAGCACCAGTAGATTGTAGGGCAGTATGGAGTTTGGCGGAATCTGAGTGCCCACGTTTAATTGGTTGATGAGGCGCAAGTAGTGGGCCGGAGTGGCGTTGCACAGGTGTAGCAGCGGTACCAGGTCGTATTCGCTGAGGCTCGCCAACCACACCCAGTGGTGGGGCTGTCGCACGTGGGCGCTGTTACGCAGGCGAAACGATCGGTTCATGGCGAGAAAGACGCTCGAGTCGAAATTCATCAGCCAAACGAAGAAGACGAGTTTCTGGAAGTGGCCCCACAGATCCAGATTCACGCGCGTCTCGATCAATCCGGCCTGTTCCTCCTCGACCTGTGGCCGGCGTCCTTCGTAGATGCGCGCGATGGCCTGCCGCTGCGGCTTGTTCATGCAGTGAAACTGGAACCGGTCGCACAGGATATTGTTCCACACCTCGATCAGCAGCGTGTCGTATTGCGTAAAGCCAAAGTCGTAGGCGTGCCCGATCTCGTGCAGCACCAGCCAGTTGGTGACGGACGGTTCTAGGTACGGTCCCAGGTTAGCGTGGCTGTTGGCCGTCCAGTCGGTTCCGTAGTAGGCCGTGCCCGCGCCCGTTATGTCGGACTTGACGAAGAACTGTTTGTTGGTGTTGGAATTGGTGCTGATCATGGTGGGATCGTCGACGAGTCCGACGAAGCTGTCGTAGAAACTGATTATTTCCCTGTAGAACAGATGCAAGGGAACTAGCGGTACGCTCCGCAGGGCGGCGATGCTGGCCGGCGGCACGAGAATCGATACGACTAACAGGTCTAGCCACGCATAGCTGGCGTTGCCTAGCTGGCTCTTGAAGTCGGCCTCGTCGGTGTCGTTGTAATAGAACACTGGCAGCGGGCTCATGGATCCGCCCAGCTCCACCTCGACCACCGCCTCGCCCTGCTCGATACAGTCGACGAACAGAACGCCCTCGTTGTGGCCCACGCTTATCTGCCAGTCGGCGGTGGGCGCGAACCTCGACTCGGTCCGGCTGTTGTTGTTCAGCAGCCTCAGCACCGTGGGCGTGTTCGGTGTGGTGGTGCGGTAGCGCAGCAGCGTCTGCGGTGTGACGATGTACGGTACCGGTTTTCGTTTGTGTCTGATACCCAGGAAACTGTTTTGGTGTGAACGTACCCAGGGCGGACGTCTTACAACCGGCGCTACAACCGAAATCACTAACGCCATGATATTTCTTAATAATACCACTCCATTTTTTATTGCGTTCTAGTAATTTGTTATCTATAATTGACTTATCTCGCCGGCCTCGAATGGTATCTTATCTTTAACCGACTGGAGACAAAATTTTATCTTATCTCATTCTCCGCTATATAAACCGGAGCCCGGCTGTTGAAAATCATTCGGCAACGAACTCTTCAAACGTTTACCAGTCAGCAGAAGCAGCAGCAGCACGGTAGCGAAAATGATGAAGTGGTAAGAATTTTTATATACAAATTTTCAATACTGTTTCTATTTGTGTGTGTGTGTGATTTTAGGCTAATTGTGGTTTATGTGTTTGTATTAACTTGTTTTTTTTTGACAGGCTCAACTTTAACGAAGACGACCTCCCCACCGACGAGGAGATTCACGAAATTATGGAGGAGCAGCGACAGCAGCGTGAGCGGCAGGCGGCAGCGTCGATGGTGCTGAGACTGCAGCGCCAACCGCAGAAACGTATGAGGGACGAGGACGACGAGGACACGTACAAGCCGCTGCGGAAGCGTCGAGTCCAGGATCGTTCGAAACACCTTACCTTCGAAGAGTTTTGCTCCACGTACGCCAATCGTTTAAAGCGCGGCGGTCAAATGGCCGAGGTGGCCAAACGTCAAATGCTCGAGCGATTCGTAGACCCGCAGGAAGGTGTCGACTTGTCGATCGTGGACGCCAACATTGAGCGTCTGCTTGAACTGTACAACACGCGTAACGACTGGGTCGTGGTTGATAGAATTAATAAAATGCAATAAATGTAAAATTAGTATGTTAAGAATAAAGAGTCTTTATTAAAAATTATATATATTCTTTTTAAATTTCCAATAACACCAAGTACAACCTCATAACTGAAATACGAGTTACATTATTAATGTAGTACTTATGCGACAGCATCAGACACAAAAAAACAACTTCTCTATACACCACAAAACACTTCTGTGTACACCACACTCTTCGCAAAACACGCTTGCCGCACGCATCAATTTGTACCACTCAATTTTCGTAAAACTCGCTTGCCACATATTTTAATATCGATCCTTTTCCGCAAAAGTTTTGAAACGATATATTTTAATGTCGATTTGCGGGTGGCAAGCTAGTTTTGCGAGAATTAACCGGCAAACAGTTTCCAAAACCGAGTGCCACATTAATTTTTGTGTGTCAAAAGATTTTCAAAATTTTGTACCACTCAATTTTCGTAAAACTCGCTTGCCACATATTTTAATATCGATCCTTTTCCGCAAAAGTTTTGAAACGATATATTTTAATGTCGATTTGCGGGTGGCAAGCTAGTTTTGCGAGAAACGATTGTCACGATCACTTGTGTCGGTGTTTTATGTAGGCAACGCCTATAATGACAAGAATCTCTAAGATTTGTAACACGCACGTGACGCTTTGTAGAATTATGTGAATATACAAATACTGCTCGTGGCTGAAACTGTCATCGCTGCACTGAACGGTGTAGACTAAGCACATAAGCGTAAAAAGTATGGTGTTTTTCATCACTACCTCGACCAATAGTCAGCCTAAACAGATGCTGGAGAGGATAATTGAATCGCAAGAAGGTTTAGAATGCGCGATTTGCTGCAGCGAGATCGACAAAAGTCATCCGGGTGTCGTGAACATTACGTGCGGCGGTATGGCGGACCTGGAGCACTTGTTTTGCGAGGCTTGCGACAAGAAGTTTGAGAAGAACGACCCGTACAAGCGTGAAATAGTGTACAGGTTCGTGTACCCGTTTCGCGACGATAAGGCGGCGGTTAGTTTTATTGAAAAGAGCAGCAAGTTTATACTGAGCGAAGATGACGAGGAGAAGCATCGTTCGATGGTGGATTCGATTAAGAGTATCGTGCGACAAGAAGAGTTTCGCGATGTGTGTTTCGACTTCGACTTGGGTCTCACGCATTAGACTCGTCGACTGTTTCGATTCGTACCGTGTCTGACGACGAGGGTTTATAGGCGGGATGGTCGAACAAATCGGTGGGTGTACGTTCAAGCCGGAAAAGTCTGACCATATCTATGTACAGCGTATGCGTAAGAATCTTGGGCACGTAAGGTACGTCTAAATCGGGCGTCTGTTGCGGTAGCAGATAGAAGCGCTGGTAAACGCGATTGAAGATGGCTTCGTTGAACTTGTCGACAAATTTGTTGGTGAGGATGCGCTGCTCGTTGTTGACAGTGTTGCGAAGTGTGTTGTCGTCGCCGAAGATCGCATCGCTCAACTCGCCGTAGGGTAGTAGATAGAAAAACTGATAGACTGGTACGTTGTTGGCTCTCAAGAATATGTAAAGGAGACGGTAGACACTCTGGTTGACGAGAGTCATGATCTCTTTGATAACGTTGGCGCCGTTGGAGTTGAGCACGATGTCGATGATACCGGGGACCTGTTCCGCCCAGCGCGTGTAGAAAGAGAACATGGCCTCGTAGAGTTTGTGCGTGACGGCGCTGTCGATGTTGGGCAGCTCGCGTTTCAGCATCAGAACGTACGCCTTGTAAAGGGGCGCGCTGACGCCGGGTGCGTTGCGCAAAAGCTCGAAGATGGTCGAGTTGAGTCCTAGGACGCGTATTAAGTAGGCGTTGATGATGTGCTGTTTGGCGAACAGATCGGTGGTGTGTGGTATGTGCGGCGGCTGTGCGATGCAAACGTGTTGAATGTCGACCCGGTGTCCGTCGTGCTCGAGGAGGGGTTTAAGTGAGAAATCGACTTGAGCGGTGACATTTTTCAAGTAGTCGGGATCGTCGTAGATGTTGCCCGTGTTCACCTTGACGGTGGGTTGCGTCTCCTCGGCCATGACGGCATCCGTGGCGCTGACGTCGATTTCATCGTAGGCCGTCTCGGGCAAGGGATAGTTGTAGGCGGCGATGTCTTCTTCGGTGGCAGGTTTGAGATAGTCCTCGACGTTGAAGACGGCTGAGGTGGACGGATTCTGTTCCTCGGTCTGCGCGACGGGTGGTTCTGTGAAGGTGGGAAAGGCCGAGGTGGAAGGGAAGGCGGAGGTGGAGGAGGAAGGGAAGGCGGGAACGGTATTTGCATCGTGTTCCTCGCTCCGACTAAAGCGCCTCTTAAGACTTTGCACGGTCTTAGAGAACGAGTTACGCCTGCTGCTGCTGCTGCTGCTGCTCATGTCTAACACCGATCAGTAGTAGATCTGTGCGATTGGTAGGTCTGCTTGCGGTTTTTTAAAGGGTAGCGTAAACAATTCTTTGGTGGTGAGATTTTGATAGATGAAACGTCCGGGACTGTCCTCTCCGACGTACTTGATACCGTCCAAAAATATCTTATCAGAAGAATTGATTAAGAACACGTTGTGTTTGAATATGAGCGACGTTTGCGACGACATCCTAGACGGTAATGTGTATATAGTCGACGATAAATATCTTATTTTCTACGTGCTTAACCACGTCGTGGACGATGAAACGGGCGCTGACCACAAACAAGTACGCACCTCTTGCTTCGGATCGGTCGACGCCGTTTGTGCCGTTGACAGTGGCACGGACTCGGTGTCGCTTTCATCCTGCTCGAGCAAACTGTAGAGTGACCAAACTGTCGGTGGGCGGCGATGCGGTCTACGAGCACTTTACGTTCGTGGGCGTTCAATACGTGGACACGAACGCGACGCCCTACTACGAGCTGCTGCTGAGCGCGAGAAGCGACGGCGTGCGCAAGAACCTGTTCGACACTACAGCCGTGATATGCGGCGTGCACTTTAGAGGCGTCCGCGGCGAGACGTTCTACTCGATCAACGAAGCGGGCGAGCGAGACGCAGAGCTGATTCGGATGGTGTGCCGCCAAGCGTACCACTTCCTGTCGAATCACCACGAGAAGTTTGTAGTGCTGCTCAAAGACCTGTACGTGGATTGTATCTATTCGCAACGCCAATGCATAATACTGCCGCAAGAAATGTACTGTATCTACAAGGACGACGCGGAGCCGCGGCTGAATAGCGTGTTTGAGCACCAAACGCTGCCCGACAGCGAGGAAGCGAACGCGTCCCAGAACGTGTACAAAACGTTTGTGGTGTACAACACGGTGCTGACGATGATGCTGCGCGAAGATAACCCGTTTAACGATAAGCGCGTGATTTCGAAAATAATCGAGAGTGTGGGAACGTGCAACGGCGGGAACGGCGACAAGCGTAGCTACATAAAAATCTGCGAGCTAAACTTTGGCGGAGACACACCGCCCAATCACGTGATGTGTCCGCCCAAGGAAATGGTGAAAAGGATATTTCACTATGCCAAATGGGTGGAGAGTCCGAACAACTGGCGCCGTTACAACGAGCTGCTGGTGCGCGAGAGGAAGAACAACGAGATAACGCTGCGCGAGTGGCATGCGTTTGTGACGAACTTCAAACTGTATTTTTTCCCCGGCAACCCGATGTGATGCGTGCCGCCACACGTGCAAACGCGCGACATTGCAATCTTATTAGCACGTCTGTTGTTGGTGGCGGGCGCATTCCAACAGTTTAAGCGAAATGGAAAACTTGACCCGTCTCAGTTCGCATTCTGGTTTTTTCGCCCGCTTCAACTGGAAAATGTTCGTGATGGTGATGGTGGTGCTGTTTGCGATGCTGGCGGTGGCGTACAATTTCAACGAAGACTTTCTCGTCCAGAGGAACGTGTTGCAGGGCAAGGTGCAACGTGTGACCGAGTGATGCGGACGTGGGTTGGCAAACAAGATAACGTTATAAATGTATATAAACTAGAGGTTCGGAAAGACGTGTAACAATGTCGATTTACAACGAAACCACCGTCCCGATCACACCTGCGGCCACGACGACTAAACAGAAACAGCCCCTGTTGCTGATAAAGGACTACTTTGCATGGAAAAAGTACTGTGTGAAAGATTACGGCGGTAGGTCGACGTTAAGTTCCGAGATACCGTTGTACGTGGACGACGGGAGTGGTGCCGTGCACGGATGCGACTCGACGGCCTGTACGATAATGCAGTATTCGTTGTTGACCGCTTGCAGTTTGGGTTTGTTGGCACTGATAACGTATTATTCTTACGTGGGATACCAGAGTCGTACGCAAATTTAAGGAGTGCGCGCCGTATGCAATGCGTCTAAATGTTGAGTTATTGGTTGTCTGTTGCTGCGTTGGCGGTGGTGGCGTGCGCCGCCGAGCTGCCGTCGAACGAAACATTATCTTTGTCTGCTCCAACGGAGTTGGCTCCATCGAACGAAACAATGGTTCACGGGTCGTCGCCGTCAACGAACGGAACGGTGGCGGTGAATGCAACCACGACAACAACAACAACAACAACCACTACCACAACAACTGCACCGCCGGTTGTGGAGTTGAAAAATGCTACCGTCTCGTTGAAATACACCTCGCAAGTGATCAAGATCTACAAAATAATCGATCATTTCCTGAACTACCTCCAGCCGGGCTACAACAACAAGCTGGGTTTGCAACTGGCACATAGCACCGCTAACGTGGTGCCCACTAGCAACATAATCGAGTACACCCTGTCCGACTACGATCAGAATGGGGCGGAGGAGTACGATCGGTTCGTGGTGCTTCGTTTCGAGGCGTCGGGCGCGTACATCTGCCTGAACCACTGTGCGTCCTTCTACACCTCGCTGGTGTTGAACCACGACTGCGTGTTCGTTTTCAACGATGTTGAGAACGACTCGTCTGAAGACGATGCGTCGATGCTAATGTCAAAGTTTATGGGCGCGGACGAGTCGAAGACGTACGTGAAGTTTGGCAAGGGCTATTACACCGTGACTCGGACCCGCGACGAGAACGACATGGTGTTGTATAAACGGCTCGTGCACACGAACGGTACTGTGCCGGCGCTGACGGAACTGTTGGACGAAGTGGACGACGTAGACTGTGGAAGCGACGTATTCGAGGCGTCGACGGTTTCGAGCGGTGCGACGGAGCCGAAGCGTAGGGAGTCCGACATTGATCAGTCGGTGTTGACCCTGTCTAGTATTATTATCGGTTGTGTCACTATAGTTATTTTGGTGACGGGCGCTGTGTTGATTGTATTTTTTGTAATGTACTTTAAAAATAAAGATTCATCCAAATAGCACACTCGTTATCATTTTTGTTATCATGTTTTCTGAATGCACCGAGCTGCTTGATCAGTCTGAAGAGCGCTAGTGGCCAAGATGGTTGGGCCGAATAAATTGATTAATTTGTCATTTAGAATCTGCCTGACGCACGGCCTGAAGGTGTTCGAATATATGCCGGCTCGTGTGGTCGATCGTTTGTTGTCGGAAGCGGTGTTAGGCGAAGGTGTGTTGACGACAACGGAAATGTTCAAGAGGATCGTCATGGACTATGCGTACAGGAGTGGCGAGTTTTGGAATGTGCTGCGATACGTGCTGGTCACGGACGTGTGTCGATACGTGGAGGAGATGGTGGACGACGAAGAGCGTGTGGACGACGCGATGAATTCTCGTCACCGCTGGACGTTCGAGGACGTGTTTGACGTGGTGGTGTTTGTAAAGATTCGCAACCTGACCAACACCCAGCACGGGTTCTACGAGTATTTGTCGTGTGAGCTGCTGTCGCACTGTAAATTTTGCGTGGGTCGCAAAGAGTTGGTGTACGACGTGCGCCTATGGAACGCGGACGACCAGTTTGTGTTTAGCGAGATGTTGTTCGATCTGAAAAACTACTGTACCGTATGCTGTGCACCGCTGTACAAGCTAACCCGGGTGGAATGGATGTACGTGTGTACCGAGGAGTGGTGCTGACGATGTGAGGGTGTGTAACAAAAGATGTATTAAATGTGAGTGTGTGTGTGTGTGTGACGGACAACGATGGACAAGCGTGCGAAATTCTTGTCGAGGGAGCTGAGCCACGCGCTAATGTTTATGGCGGAGTTTGCGAGAAACGCAGTGCTCGGCCACGCGAACCTGCTGCTGTTCACGCCGTCGTGTCACAAATGTGGCAAAACGTTCAACAAGATTTACGTGGAGAGCGACGTGCCGTACATGTTTATGGTGGTGAAAAGTTGGCTCGAGGCGGATGTGGACCGTGTGAGGTTTTCTTGTCTGTCGTGTAAGCATGATCCGGTCGAGGACGTGATAGAGCTTTACCCTTCGTTTTCGTTGGCCAACCTCAAAAAATTAATGTACAGCGGCACCCTGAAACGGTTTGCCTTTGGGTTTAGGCAGCCCTCGAAGAAGAGGTGCCAGCGTGTGGGTGTGGACGCGGAGCAGGTGTCGCGAGCGCTCGACGAGCTCGTCGCGGCCAAATCGGACCGGACCGAGATTGAGAGCGTGACGCTGCGCGACGCCAACGACGACGACGACAAGGCAGTGGCGCAAGACAGCGTTTATCACTTGCGAGTCGACTGGGGCAGCGATATATCGTTTGGCGTGCCGTCGCAGTTCACACACCAGTTGAGCGCGCGCACCGGTCCGCACTACTTGGAGGTGATAACGCGGGAATACGAAGAGTTTCAGCCGTTCTACGTGTTCTTTCCGCACCGTCTCGACACGCAGTGTGGCGCCTGCGCCAAGAAGGTGTGCGTCGTGAAGAAGCAGAAGAAGGTGTCGCCCGTGTTGTTCTGCGAAAAGTGTGGTTTCACCAGTCCTAATTACTGGGTGGGCGTGTATCCGTTTTGGCTGGACCGCTACGATTTCCGCCGCACGTATTGGAAGCTGCACAAAAAGGTGAATTTAATGCTGTACGACGTGGACGTTAGCCTGTGAGAGCGATGTCGTTGCGCCAAACGATGGCGGACGGCGTGTGTGTGGAGTGCGACGCAAGCAACGTGCCCGAGTACGTAAGCGTGCGTCGGTGCGAGAGTGTGAACTACACGAACAACAGTCTGCTGGGTCGAGCGTTGGCGCTGGCTAGACGCGCGATCCAGGACGACAACGACGGTGACGGCGTGCTCGCTCAAATTCTGCGCCACAACCCTCTACACCTGCTGACGCCGGACAAGCTGTTGATTGTGCGCCGCGTGTTGTCGAGTGTGTGTTCCTCTGACATGAGCGCCACGATCGACAGACTGTTGCGCCTGCTGTTGGACAAATGACGTGTGGGTCCAAAAAATGATTTATAAGGAATTTACATCAAAACA